CTGGTAGTTCGGGATCAGCTGGAACTACTGGTAGCTCTGGTAGTTCAGGTAATTCTGGTTCTTCCGGTACATCTGGTTCGTCAGGCGCAAGTGGTAACTCTCAGGGTTCTGGTAACTCAGGGAGTTCTGGCTCTAACGGTAGTTCAGGGTCATCTGGTGCAAATGGTAATTCGGGTAGCTCAGGAAACTCTGGTAGTTCAGGTAACTCTGGTGGTTCTGGTTCCTCAGGTAATGCTGGTGCTTCTGGTAGTTCTGGCACTACTGGCAGCTCGGGATCAGCTGGAACTACTGGTAGCTCTGGTAGTTCAGGAACATCTGGTTCGTCAGGCGCAAGTGGTAACTCTCAGGGTTCTGGTAACTCAGGGGGTCATGGCTCTAGCGGTAGTTCAGGGTCATCTGGTGTAAGTGGTAATTCGGGTAGTTCAGGAAACTCTGGTAGTTCTGGAAACGATGGCGGTTCTGGTAATAGCGGCGGTAGCGGCAGCTCTGGTAGTTCTGGCACTACTGGCAGCTCGGGATTAGCTGGAACTACTGGCAGTTCTGGTAGCTCAGGAATCTCTGGTAATTCAGGTACGTCTGGTTCTTCTGGCAGTTCTGGTAGTTCAGGTAACTCTGGTGGTTCTGGTACCTCAGGTAATTCTGGTCCTTCTGGCAGTTCTGGTAGTTCAGGTAACTCAGGTAACTCTGGCAACTCAACCTCTAGTTGCTATGCTGGTTATTCTGGCGTTAAAGGTAGAAGTACCGCTACTGATCTTCACCTGAGGAACGTTGACACTTGCGTCCCCGGCGCTTGTTGTTCTGTGTATATTGGTGCTTGTGCTCGCACAAACTATGGAACAGGGGCAGGTAATGATGTGGGGAGTGTCTATGTAGGAAGTCAAATGGGCTGCTTTTCGACATGTTGTATCAGCAATAATGTTATAATAGGAAGTCAAGCGGTCTTGGCTTGCGGCATGAAATTTATACAAAGAAATGTTTTCTTAGGGCACGGAATTTACAATAAAAGCGGGTATAATGGATGTTATGGGGTGTGCTCTTCAGTCATAATAGGAAGCAAAGCTAGAGAGTGCGGGAACGGGTGGTGTGAGAGACAAAATGTTTTTGTTGGGCATTGTGTGGCTGCATGTTCTTGTGCGTATGGAGATGTATCAGACAATGTAATCATAGGTCGTTATGCGGCGCAATGTCTAAAATGCGGTGTGATGCAGAGCGTAATAATAGGTCATTGTGCTCGTAGGGTTAATACGTGCGCGACCGAGGGGAGTTCGAGTTTTGGTGTGTATGTTGGCGGTTGTGTTCTTCACTCCGCACGAGTAAACGTAGCTGCTTCTGTGTATATAGGTACATGTGCTGGTGCGGGTGTTTCCGCGCCTACTGACGGTAGTGGTGGGTCAAGTGCCGATAATGTTGTGGTAGGCTATCAAGCCGGAGAACATAATTTAGGGAATTATAATGTATTTATTGGTTACAAAGCGAACTGTAGAACAGGGTACACGCAATTAGAAGACGGAGAACGTAATGTTATAATAGGGACCTGTGCTAATGCAGTTTGCACCTCAATGTATAAAATATGTTGTAGCGTCATAATAGGAAATAAAACTTATGCAGGCGTTTGTGGAGCGTGCAATGTTATAATATTAGGTCATTGCATTCAGGGTAATGCCGCTCATAATCGAGCTTATTATGGTGGAAAAAGTGGCTTTATATCTAATTTTTATCTATGTGGGTGCATAGTCAAGTCTTCGGGAAGTTTCGCTATACCTCATCCTTCTCCAAAGAAATATGGAAAATGGCTAAAGCATTCTTTTGTAGAAGCTCCTACCGCAGGCGACAATCTGTATAGGTGGGCTATTAATACTGATAATTGTAAACATTCAATAGAGCTGCCTGACTACTATAGATATTTAAATCATAATAGTATAGTTAAGATATCTTCTGTTGGTCATTTCGGAAAAGCATATGGAAAAGTAAGTGAAGACGGAAATTATTTAAATATTTGTTCAAATCAAGATGGTAAATATAATGTATTAGCTATCGCAACAAGATGCGACGAGCTTATTACTAAAGGTATTAACGGAAAAACATTTCAACTTGAAGAGGATATGAAGGATAGGGATATCGAGGAGTTTGGAGTTAAATAATGGCTAATCTAAAATCCACGACCGTATATGGCCCGATGACTGTTAAGGTTATCGACGAAGATACATCTCTAACTAATTACTTAGTCCTTGACGGGACAACAGGAGAAGTCTCTAAGAGAAGCGGTACAGCTGGATCCTCTGGTAGTTCTGGTTCATCCGGTAGCTCTGGTTCATCTGGTAGTTCTGGTAACTCTGGCAACTCTGGCTCCTCTGGTTCGTCAGGCGCAAATGGTAACTCTGGTGGATCTGGAAATACGGGGAGTTCTGGCTCTAACGGTAGTTCAGGGTCATCTGGTGCAAGTGGTAATTCGGGTAGCTCAGGAAACTCTGGTAGCTCAGGAAACTCTGGTAGTTCTGGTTCCTCAGGTAATGCTGGTGCTTCTGGTAGTTCTGGTACTACTGGCAGCTCGGGATCAGCTGGAACTACTGGTAGCTCTGGTAGTTCAGGAAGCTCTGGTAGTTCAGGAACATCTGGTTCGTCAGGCGCAAGTGGTAACTCTCAGGCTTCTGGTAACTCAGGGAGTTCTGGCTCTAGCGGTAGTTCAGGGTCATCTGGTGCAAGTGGTAATTCGGGTAGCTCAGGAAACTCTGGTAGTTCTGGAAACGATGGCGGTAGTGGTACTTCTGGTAGCTCAGGAAGCTCTGGCAGTTCGGGATCAGCTGGAACTACTGGTAGCTCTGGTAGTTCAGGTAATTCTGGTTCTTCCGGTACATCTGGTTCGTCAGGCGCAAGTGGTAACTCTCAGGGTTCTGGTAACTCAGGGAGTTCTGGCTCTAGCGGTAGTTCAGGGTCATCTGGTGCAAGTGGTAATTCGGGTAGTTCAGGAAACTCTGGTAGTTCTGGAAACGATGGCGGTAGTGGTACTTCTGGTAGCTCAGGAAACTCTGGTAGTTCGGGATCAGCTGGAACTACTGGTAGCTCTGGTAGTTCAGGTAATTCTGGTTCTTCCGGTACATCTGGTTCGTCAGGCGCAAGTGGTAACTCTCAGGGTTCTGGTAACTCAGGGAGTTCAGGGTCATCTGGTGTAAGTGGTAATTCGGGTAGTTCAGGAAACTCTGGTAGTTCAGGTAACTCTGGTGGTTCTGGTTCCTCAGGTAATGCTGGTGCTTCTGGTAGTTCTGGCACTAGTGGCAGCTCGGGATCAGCTGGAACTACTGGTAGCTCTGGTAGTTCAGGTAATTCTGGTTCTTCCGGTACATCTGGTTCGTCAGGCGCAAGTGGTAACTCTCAGGGTTCTGGTAACTCAGGGAGTTCTGGCTCTAGCGGTAGTTCAGGGTCATCTGGTGCAAGTGGTAATTCGGGTAGTTCAGGAAACTCTGGTAGTTCTGGAAACGATGGCGGTAGTGGTACTTCTGGTAGCTCAGGAAACTCTGGTAGTTCGGGATCAGCTGGAACTAATGGTAGCTCTGGTAGTTCAGGTAATTCTGGTTCTTCCGGTACATCTGGTTCGTCAGGCGCAAGTGGTAACTCTCAGGGTTCTGGCAACTCAGGGAGTTCTGGCTCTAACGGTAGTTCAGGGTCATCTGGTGTGAGTGGTACTTCTGGTAGCTCAGGAAACTCTGGTAGCTCAGGTAACTCTGGTTATTCTGGTACCAGCGGCAGTAGCGGTAACGCTGGTTCCTCTGGTAACAGCGGCGGTAGCGGTAACTCTGGTGCCTCTGGTAATTCAGGTGACTCAGGGTCATTTGGTTCTAACGGTAGTTCTGGCAGTTCTGGTAGTTCAGGAAGCTCCGGAATTTCCACAAACCATGGTACAGACTATTTTATTACTTACGGTAAAGTAGATGGCTCGAGTAATGTTAGTGCTGTATGCACAGGTTTTCATTTTGGCCAAGCTCATAACGGCTATAATTTATCAATAGCGACTAGTACCTTTAATAGCCATAATGCCCTTTGTGCTTGTGTGAGGGGAAAATTTCAATGTAGCGCTTGTAGTTTTTATCGCAACACTTGGGTAGGTACATTTTGGTCTACTTTTAATGGTCCGACCAAAGGAACTTACGATAATACAGTTATCGGTAGTGTTGCTGGACGGATGATAAAGAACGGCTCCGATTGTATTCAGCGTAATGTTATAATAGGATCGCAGGCGATGGGCGAATGTTGTTGTAAGCCGTGCATCGCTTGCGTCGTTGATCAGGTAGTTATTGGTCAGTTCGCGAACGGCTGTAAGTGCCTACAACCCCAACCCGGCTCAGTGGTGATAGGTGCCTATGCTAATGCAGGCGGGTGTCATACTGGAGAAGGGGAAGTAATAATAGGGGGCTTCGCAGGTCGATGGCGTTATCCTTATCAAAGTACACCAGTGACAACCAAGGGCCAAATTTATATAGGAGCGCTCTCAGGGATGTATGCTTATTCTAATGCAGATTGTAATTCAATAGGCATAGGGTACTCAGCTGGGTGGTACAAGGGAGGAGGAAGTAATAATGTTGCTATTGGGTTCTGTGCAGGGTATAATGCATGTTCTCCTTGTGGAATGAGCGTAGCGATAGGTGGCTATGCATTAGGCAACAGTGGATATCGCTCTGTTGCGATGGGCTACTATGCCTTGGGTAGTTCAGCACAGCAGGAAAGTGCGGTTGCTGTTGGTGCTTACGCACTCGCAGCCATGGGCAAGGGAGCAGCTGCGAGCCACAATATAGCCTTAGGGTATTCGGCTGGTCGGTGTTATAACGGGGGCTGTAATTGTTATGGTGGTAATTATAATATATATATCGGTATACTTAGCAAACCTTCAAGCTATAATCATAATTGCCAAGTTGTTATTGGTGCTTATGCCATCGGAAATGGAAGCGGCACTTTCACAGCGGGAGCATCAACCAATAATTATAGTTATTTTTGTGGGGCTTTTGTTAAGTCTTCTGGTTATTTTAGAATAACACACCCCAACCCAAAAAAGAAAGACAAGTTCCTATATCATTCTTTCGTTGAGTCTCCAACAGCGGGAGATAATATATATAGGTGGTCATTTAATGTTTGTGGCTGCGAACACCGCTTTAAACTACCAAACTATTATAAATATTTAAATGAATGTAATATGGCTTGGGTTTATCCTGCTGACCATTTTGGGGAGGGACACGCAAAGCTAGATGAAGAAAAAGAAAATTTAATAATAAAAACAAATAAAGATGGACATTATAATGTTTTAGTAATAGGTACAAGATGTGATGCTGCTGCTGTCAAAGCTTGGACTGGCATAGAAGTAGACATGGACAAATCAGAAATAGAGGGAAACTATGATAAAAATAGGCAAATTTGCTCTTTAACTACTGCATAAGATATGGCTGATTTAAAGAAAACAACCGTGCATGGAAAGATGACAGTAAAAGTGCTGGATACCAGCACTGACGCTAACTATCTTGTTATAGATGAAACCACAAAAGACAAAGGTTTAATTCATGTTACGACAGATAGCGCCTCTGGGAGTTCCGGGTCTTCTGGCTCTAGCGGTAGTTCAGGGTCTTCTGGTGCCTCTGGGAATACTGGATCTAGCGGTAGCTCTGGTAGTTCTGGCACTAGTGGAAGCTCGGGATCAGCTGGAACTACTGGTAGCTCTGGTAGCTCAGGAAGCTCTGGTAGTTCAGGAACATCTGGTTCGTCAGGCGCAAGTGGTAACTCTCAGGGTTCTGGTAACTCAGGGAGTTCTGGCTCTAGCGGTAGTTCAGGGTCATCTGGTGCAAGTGGTAATTCGGGTAGTTCAGGAAACTCTGGTAGTTCAGGTAACTCTGGTGGTTCTGGTAACAGCGGCGGTAGCGGCAGCTCTGGTAGTTCTGGCACTACTGGCAGCTCGGGATCAGCTGGAACTACTGGTAGCTCTGGTAGTTCAGGTAATTCTGGTTCTTCCGGTACATCTGGTTCGTCAGGCGCAAATGGTAACTCTCAGGGTTCTGGTAACTCAGGGAGTTCAGGGTCATCTGGTGTAAGTGGTAATTCGGGTAGCTCAGGAAACTCTGGTAGTTCAGGTAACTCTGGTGGTTCTGGTTCCTCAGGTAATGCTGGTGCTTCTGGTAGTTCTGGCACTACTGGCAGCTCGGGATCAGCTGGAACTACTGGTAGCTCTGGTAGTTCTGGTAATTCTGGTTCTTCCGGTACATCTGGTTCGTCAGGTGCAAATGGTAACTCTCAGGGTTCTGGTAACTCAGGGAGTTCAGGGTCATCTGGTGTAAGTGGTAATTCGGGTAGCTCAGGAAACTCTGGTAGTTCAGGTAACTCTGGTGGTTCTGGTTCCTCAGGTAATGCTGGTGCTTCTGGTAGTTCTGGCACTACTGGCAGCTCGGGATCAGCTGGAACTTCTGGTACATCTGGTAGTTCAGGAACATCTGGTTCGTCAGGCGCAAGTGGTAACTCTCAGGCTTCTGGTAACTCAGGGAGTTCTGGCTCTAGCGGTAGTTCAGGGTCATCTGGTGCAAGTGGTAATTCGGGTAGTTCAGGAAACTCTGGTAGTTCAGGTAACTCTGGTGGTTCTGGTTCCTCAGGTAATGCTGGTGCTTCTGGTAGTTCTGGCACTAGTGGCAGCTCGGGATCAGCTGGAACTACTGGTAGCTCTGGTAGTTCAGGTAATTCTGGTTCTTCCGGTACATCTGGTTCGTCAGGTGCAAGTGGTAACTCTCAGGGTTCTGGTAACTCAGGGAGTTCAGGGTCAACTGGTGTAAGTGGTAATTCGGGTAGTTCAGGAAACTCTGGTAGTTCTGGAAACGATGGTACTTCTGGTAGTTCTGGAAACGCTGGTACTTCTGGTAGCTCAGGAAACTCTGGTAGTTCGGGATCAGCTGGAACTACTGGTAGCTCTGGTAGTTCAGGAAGCTCTGGTAGCTCAGGGAATTCAGGGTCAACTGGTGTAAGTGGTAACTCTGGTGCTTCTGGTAACTCAGGGAGTTCTGGCTCTAGCGGTAGTTCAGGGTCATCTGGTGCGAGTGGCAACACAGGGAGCTCTGGCTCTAACGGTAGTTCAGGAAGTTCAGGTAGCTCTGGTACTTCTGGTAGTTCAGGTAACTCTGGTGGTTCTGGTACTTCTGGTAATTCTGGTACCTCCGGAACCTCAGGAGCGGCAGGAGCCACTGGGTCAACTATAACTCAAGCTTGCATGAGTACGAGCATCAATAACCTTGGAATAGGATGTGGTTGTGGATCTACTTATGCAGGAGGAGCTTGCTTACAATCTTGGGGGACGTGTAGCGTATATATTGGTGGTTATGCGGGTCAATGCATGGGTCAATCCTCAAACTCCCCTAATAGCAACACTTTTGTAGGTTGGAATATTGCAAATAACCTAAGTAGTTGCGCTTGTCAAAATGTTATGATAGGCGGGAACGTTTTCGCTGGCTCGAGAACTATGTGCTCAATATATAACACTTTTATTGGCTATGGTGTAATGTGCAATACAACATCCTGTAACCAATATTTATGTGCAATGGTTAATATAGGTGCTCATGCAGGAAGGTGCGGGAACAATCAAAACGTGGACACGAATATTGGGGCTTGCGCAGGTTTTTGCCAATGTACTAATTGGGGGAGAGTAACAATAGGCCATAAAGCGAACTTTTGTGGTAGGGGCAATACAGGTAATACTAGTATTGGTGCGTTCGCGGGTTGCTGTGGCTGGTGGACTTACTATGCAACAAACGTAGGTTACATGGCTCAAGGACGGGGCGGTTACGCTTGTTACTCTGTATCTGTGGGTTATCGAGCCATGTGTAGCTCTTATGTAGCTAGATTTTCGACAGCTATAGGAAGGTGCGCTGGGTGGTGTAACTATTACGGTTATTACAATACGTTCATAGGTGCATATGCGGGGATGTGTACCGGGAGTTATGGGTGGAACTCAGGGTGCGGTAATGTAGTGGTAGGTTGGTGCGCTGGAAAGTGCGCAAATGTTAATTACCCGCTTAGGTCTGCATGTAATAATGTATATATAGGGGCTAGTGTTAGAAGTGGAGCGGGCTCTAACTGTTCTCCTAGGTGTGAGTGGGTTATTGGCACCAATGCCGTGGGTAATGGAACTGCGACTATGACGTTTGGAAATAGCAGCATAAACTGCACGTGTATGTGCGGAGGAGCCGTCAACAAAGGTAGTGGGTCTTTTAGAATAGTTCATCCCAACCCTAAAAAGAAAAATAAATGGTTATATCATTCTTTCGTCGAGTCACCTAATGCAGGAGATAACGTTTACCGGTGGTCAGTAAATGTTTCTGACGGCTGTTGTGTTATGAAACTTCCAGACTACTATAATGACCTAAACGAGAACAGTATGGCTTGGGTAAAGCCGGTAGATCATTTTGGCTCTGCCTATGCCGAAGTAGACGAAGGACAGAAAAATTTACATATTTGCTCTAATCAAGATGGATGTTACAATATATTGTTAATTGGTTCTAGATGTGACAAACATGGAAAAGAAAGCTGGAGAGGCACAGAGAGAGAAAAATAAAGAAAATTTTGTTTTTTAGATGTAATTATAGTATAAACTAAAGGAATAATAAAATGGCCCTAAAGAAAACAGTAATTTATAAAGAAGCGGGAGATATTGAGCTTACAGATGCTTACCATAGGATAGAGGAAGTTAACATTGGCTATGCAAACCCCGCTCATCCGTCTGGTGACGTCAACATGAACGCAGAAGATACCATTCGTGAAGAGTGTCGCGTGAGTGTGCAGGTTTTTGCTAACTCCGGAGTAAGGCACGATATGGCCACTCCTATCATGGGGTATCAATTTGAGTTCCCCATAGCTAGCTTAGGCACGGTAGTAGACCAAGAAAGCCTTTTTGCTTCAGCTTATAGCTATATTAAAACTGGACAATTAAGCCAAAACCAAAGCGATACGGTTTTCTATAGTGGGGCAGTAGATGTTTAATGTCTTCCTTTAACTTAAGAAAATATTTAGTTTTTCATATCGAGGGCGGTATAGGTAAAAATATCATGGCTACGGCTGTGGTGAAAGCTATCAAAAAGCAGCATCCTGATAGGGAGATTATTGTAGTAACCCCACACTCTGGGCTATGGATGAACAATCCTAATGTTTATAGAGTTTATCTTATGGGTCAAACCCCATATTTTTATGAGGATTTCGTTAGAGACAAAGATACTCTAGTCCTAAAGTCAGATCCTTATTTACATCAAGGCTTTATTAATAAAAAAATGCACTGCATAGAGGCTTGGTGTGAGCAGTCTAATGTCAAATATAACGGAGAAGAGCCAGAGGTTACCTTGACTCAGCAGGAAATAGCCGAAGCCGTAGGAGGTCACTCTTTTCACGGAAAGCCTGTTTTATTGATCCAAACAAATGGAGGAAATGACCAAGGTTACTCTTGGGTTAGGGATATGCCGTTTAATTTAGCTGATCAATTATGTAAAAATTTAGAAAAAGAATACAAAATTCTTCATATCAGAAGCGAAAACCAACCGGCAATAGAAGGCGTTGACTGGGTCTTTAGCCCAAACATAAGGCAGGTAATGGCTTTAATACAATACTCCCATGCAAGGGTTTTTATAGATAGCTTTGCTCAGCATACCGCGATGGCGTTCAAAAAGAAATCTACGGTTATCTGGCCGGTTGACAAAGTAACTCAGTTGGGTTACGGTTTTCATGATAACATTTATTCTTCTTATAAAGCGGAGAAAACTCACATGGCTGACTACTATTTAAGCGAAGATGATATTGTCGGCCAAGCTCATATGTGTCCGTTTCCGCAAGGGAAGGATATTTTTAATCTTGACGAAATAATTGACTCAATAAAAAAGAACAGTTCGGCATCAGGGTATACTCCTCCCCCCAAACAAGCAGAAAACCAAAACCCAATGGGTCAAGGCGAAACCTGCCCAAACCACTAAGGTTTATAGCCAACTTTCTTGGTTTTTGGTGTAATTCTTTTTACGATGAAGGTTGTAGACATAGCAGACGAGCTTTTTAGGGAAATAACCGAAGATTCCAATTATTCTATAGCTTCTATATCTTATTGGGTTCGTGCTAATATCGGAAGGCTAAATAGTCACATTAACACTTTTTTCGAAATAAAACCCGCTACTTTAGAAATAGTCCAAAGCACAGACACGAAAAATGATAACGTTTTAGTGGAATCTGAAATTACTATAGATGAGGGGGCTATCTTAAAAAAGATGTTTATGATTTATTTTTACGATAGGACTATTAGAACTAATATAGCAAATGCCTCCACTGACACAATCGTGCAAGTTACAGACCAAGGATCTTCTGTAAGAAAAATTAATAAAAACGAAGTTATCAAATCTCTTAGTTTTCTCAAAAAGCAGGAGTATACAGAGATGAAAGAACTAATAAGAGACTACAAAGCAAATCAAGTCAAGCCTAGGCAGGTTGTTGGCGATGATACCGTTAAGGGAGTTTATAAGACAGAAGTTTATAATTATAAGGTTAGCTAATGCCAAGCTTAATATCAGATACCGAAAAGAACAACTTAACTGGTATTTTTGGAGACATTTTTGATACCTTTAAAAGAACTATTACTGTACACAAAGAGCCCAAGCGCGTAGTAGATTCAATAAATACATCATCTTTGTTTGGTTACGGAGATCCAGCTAGCTCTATAAATTATACATATGTTCCGCAATCTGGAGTATATAGCGCAACGATTCGTTATAATCTAGACCAATCCCAAGACACTTTAGGAGATATTCCATCCTATATAGAAGAGGGTGGAGTATATATAAAAGTGCAAAGAGACGCAAGAGACTACATAAATAAAGGCAGGACAGAGAAAGTTACATTTGATAATAAATCCTTTAAAGTAGTATCACAAGATGCAAATAAAAGCTTTTTAAATAGTGAGTTTTTTGTATTTAAATTAGAATCAACTAAGTAATGGCTGTAGTATCGTTAAAAACTTTTTTAAAAAAAGGATTTCTAGAGAAGACCGTTAGAAATTCCCCTCAGGTTGCTGCCGTGGTTGACAAGGTGTTCAGGAAGAGAGTATATGGCTTGAAGGGGGCAGCTTTGGCAGATTTTGACAGGCACCCCGTAACCAAAGAGCTAAACCAAGGCGCTGACGGATCTAATATATCTGGCACTTTAGGTGGAGTAGGCAACCTTTTTTCTTTTATAGGCTTTTATTCTGCTGATAGGCCAACAGACCAAGTAAGAGAAGCATTGAAAAACTATTTGAATATTATGGGCGTGCAGACCAAGGTTCGTGGCAGAAAAGGCGTGACATCTTATAGATACGCTTTGAGTTTTCCTGCATTATCTTCTTTTGATGCGGCAGCTCAAATGCCATGGGAGGACGGAAATAGTTGGGTTAAGGGAGTTGAAACGGGCATATCAGGGTTCAGTAATTACATGTACCTAACAAGAGGGGATGGAAAGATGCAAGAGAGGTCTAGATCTGGAAGAGGTTTGCAGTCTAATAAGTCTATTAATGCGGGGTTCTTTAAACCAACTAAATACATAACAGAAATTCTAAATGAATACAGAAGGAGGCTTGCTCGATGAAGGTACAATACGAAAACAAGGTAATGAGTAGTCTGCTGTTGTTCATAGATCATGAAGTAACACAAAAAGGTGACGCCTACACCAACCACCAAAGTAACTTTTTTAAAATAGATAGCCTTTTTTCTGACTACTATGTTTACGCTTCTCCGTACAAGCAGTTAGTCTCAGACGCAGGAATTACTGGGTCTAGTACTCCTAATCTGCTTACTGGAGTTTATGTCGATGGAGATGGGCCAATCGGACCCGGAACTAGTGGGCTACATTCAATTAACAGTATGCAGGGTCAGGTATATTTTACCGGAGGAGACGCCGGAACTGACCCAATGAGCTCGAAGACTGTTAGTGGTAGGTATGCGATTAAAGACTTTAATGTTCTTCTAACTAGTATGCCTGAGGAGCAGTTGCTTTTTGAGACTAAATTAGTATTAAACCCTAAAACAAGTGATATTGATGTAAATAATGGAGTAGATCCGGCGACCCAAACTTATCCTGCTATATTTGTTAAAGATAACGGAGGGACTAACGAGGAGTTTGCTCTTGGCGGAGTAGACAATACTATTATTAATGCCAGAGCTATAGTTCTAGCTGATTCTTTGTTTAATTTGGATGCTGTATGTGGAATTCTTAAGGACTCAACAAGGAAAAGCCTTAATATTATTGAGCAGACTGATTTAAATTTAAATGCCCTCGGGGGTTATACAGGTGTAACTTATGACTATACAGGGGTGACAACAGGCGACTACTGTCTCATTGATGAGGTAAGAGTCTCAAAAAACGTAGCAAATAGAGGCGACTTTCAAAACCTAAATCCGAACGTTTTTTCGGCCTTTGTAGACTTTGAGATACACAATTATCGTCAGCCTAGAGCCTAAAAATTATTTCTCTTGTGTACATAATAAATGTAATTTAAACTAAAGAAGGAGAATTTAAGATATGTCAGCATTACAAGGCGCAGAAACGCTCAAAACCCTAACGGATTCCGTTCGCAAGAGAATCATATATCAAAGTGAAGCTCTGTTTGCGGGTAGCTCGGCGGCCCCTCAGTATCTACAAAGGGTCCAGAGCGCGAACTATTCATTTACTGTTCCTAGAGTGGACGTAAACCAATATGGCCAATTAGGTCAGCTGGAGAGAATTATCACAGAAGTGCCAACAGTTTCTCTGGATTATAGTTATGCTATAGCGGGAAATTTAAACGAAAAGATTATATTTGGCGACGATTCTGCTGCTGGTACAAGGGGTATCATGAACGGCATTAACACGACACCGGCTACCGAAAAACAATTATATCAGATCGCTTTAACAGGTGAAGGAAACGATTACATAGGAAACGGCGCAAGCGGTGTTGCAGTTAAAATTCCTAATGGATTTATGACTTCTGCTTCTTGGACCGGGTCCGTTGGAGACGTTCCAACTGCTACTATGAACGTTGAGTCTACTGAGATGATAATGGGAACAGCTGAAGGTAGTCCTGCTGCAACAGACGAGTCTGGAACAACTACTCCCAAGGTATGTAGGCCGGGTAATATTTCTTTTAACCTCAATGCCTCTTCGGATAGTACCCCTACTGGCAGCGGTAAGCTTCCTGTTTTGGGCTTTGATGTTTTGCATGTTCAAAGTTTCACTTGTAGTTTGGATATGCCCCGTGAGTCAATTCAAAGGTTAGGTGACAAATTTGAATACGCTCGTTTAATCACTTTTCCCTTAACTGGGACTTTGTCACTTGAGGCTATTGTTTCACAGCAGGCAGCAGACAACCTGAACGAGATCGTAGGAACAAACGACGCCGCATCTACAGATCCCGGATATGATATTGATGTATCTTTGGGTAAAGAAGGCACTGGAGGTACTAACGGACTTCAGATTATCATGAAAGACGCTAAGATCGAAAGTCATTCCATTAGCTCCAGTATTGGAGCTAATAAGTCAATAACTATAGACTACTCTGTCGTTATTGATGGTGGTGGAACGGCCGAGGCTTCCGCAAATTCAGGTATGTTCCTTAAGCCTATTACTTAATATAAATTCAGTAACATTCTTTTTCTTTAAAAACATCCCGGCGTAAAAACCGGGATTTTTTTGTTGTTTTTCGTGTAATTTAATATAACTTCTTGACATTATGAAGTTGGAAAAAGGCTCAACTGTGAAGGATATTATATCTTTTCAAGTTCATAGGAATATTGTAAATCTCTATAAAAAGCACTTCGAGGTTATAGAGGATCTTCAAATAGAACACGAGTCTTTCGTTTCTAAGCTTAAAAATGGCACGCTAGATGAATTGTCTATCGACGACATAAACTATTTTACTTCTGATAAATATGACCATATTAGGAAGAGAATACTGGATTCTGGCAACGACTGTATTAGGGAAATAGAAAAAACATTAGATTTTGTTGATATAACGGTAAAAGAAAATGAGTGAAGATAAGTTAAATACAAAAAAATGGCTTTATAATTTTAAAGTCCCACGTAAGTACACTAAGACCGTCAAGGAAGAGAAGACGGACGAAAACGGTAAGAAAATGACCATCAGCAAGGAGGAAGAGGTCACCGAGGAGGTAGAAATTTTACTTAAAAGGCCAAGTCGTAAATTATTTGATGAGTGCAATCTCTTTTATTCAGTAAAGATCTCAGAAGGCGTAAAGGCCGGGCTTTTGACCCGAGCCATGATTAATAAAAGATATAAGAATGATGGAGGTGGCCTATCCAAGCGAGAGCAAGAAGATTTTAATAAGCTTTATTCAGATCTTATTCTAAAAGAAAAAGAGTTTCAAGCTATACAGTTAAACCTGCAGGATGATAAAGACATTACTGACGAAGATAGGCAAGAAAGGCTTTCTGGCCTTGTTGAGGAGATGGAGCAACTTAAGGCCGATCTAGAAAAATATTCAGTTAGAGCAGAGGATTTGTATGAGCACACAGCCGAGTCTAGGGCAGCTAGGCTAACTAATATGTGGTGGATGTTATTTCTAACTTATATAAAGTTTAAAAATGACGAAAGGGGAGGCATAGATGATTACATGCCTTTATTCGCAGGGAAAACCTTTGAAAAAAAAGTAGAGTCCTATGAACTTGTTGAGGAAAGAATAGCCGAGAGTGAAGATAGATTTATTAATTTCGAAGCAGAAGTCATTGAGAGATCTGGGTATCTTCTGGCAGCTTGGAACGGTGGGAACTGCAAAGTTTATGAAGACTTCGAAAGAGTAGAGGCTTCCCTTAATTTCATAAGAGAAGAAGTTCAAAAAGACGAGACACTTCAAGAAGTTTACGAGGATAAAATAAAGTCATTGGCAGGTATAGATGTGCCTATAGATGCGCCCAAGGACGAACCTGTGGACGAACCTGTGGGCGAGCCTAAGGACAAGCCTGCAGAGGAACCCGTAGAGCAAAGTGAATAATGAAGACCCATTTGCAAAGTATAAAGACTTATACAGGGATATAATATTTGGGTATACTTCTGACAGGCTTGAATGCAACAAAAAAAGAGTTTATGTAAAACACTTTACAGACCTAGAGAGTGGTCGCTCTGAAAGATTTTACAAGGAATGTGTAGACCTCGCAAGAGAAAGGGGTCTAAAAACAGAAGAAGAGTCTGTAGATTTTCTAATAGAGGAAGATCTATGGTCTAAAGATAATGAGAATAGAATAAAAGAACTAAAAGAAAAAATATCTCATTTAAAATCTTCTAAAGAAAAACTAATAATAAAGTCTCAACTTTCGCTAATAGAGAAAGAGATTAAGCCCTACGAAGACGAGCTTTACCTATTAAATCACGAAAGGTCTGAAAACATTGGTATAACTGCAGAAGTATTTGCCAACAAAAAGGTCAGTGAATCCACAATACGAAAGTCTTTCTTCAGAGACCCTGAATTAAAAGAGCCCTTTTATACTGAAGAAGAATACGATTATATAGACCAAACAGAGGTAAACCAAGGCATAGAAATCTATACTAACATGCTAGCAACAAAGTTTGCGGGAGATGAAATAAAAAGAGTTTCCGTTTGTCCTTTTTTTATGAACACTTACTACCTTTGCGAAGATAATGCTTACTATTTTTTTGGCAAACCTGTTCTATATTTAACAAATTTTCAAATAGCTTTAATGTCTTATGCTAAAAATTTTAAATACTTAATGTCGAATAACAAGCCCGCTCCCGAAGATTATCAAAAGCACCCAGATAGAATAATAGAATGGTATGACATGCAGAGTAAAACGGCCAACGCGGACGACTACGGAGACAAAGGAGAAGCTAGCGGAAGGTCTTATTTTGGAGCAAATAAAGACGAATTAAAAGCAATTCAAAAAGAGGGTGAAGGAGAGGTGAATTTAACAGAAGAGGTTAAAAAACAAGGTGGAGAAATGAATTTTGATCAAATACTTAAGATGCATGGGCTATAGCGTATTTTAAAGTGTAATTATTTAAAACTGTGAGGTTTAAGGTATGGCTACAACTGCAGGATCTACTAGAATTAATATCGATCTAGCCCTAAATACTAGAGGATTTAGGCCACTAGGACGAATAAATGGACAGCTTGGGGAATTTGAGAAGTCTTTAGACGCCTCAAACGCTCGTGTTTTGGCTTTCGGCGCATCTGCTGGTGCAATACTAGCGGTGAAGAAGGCCTTTACAGCCACGGTTAAGGCCGCCATAGAGGTGGAGAAATCCCTAAAAGACATAAATGTCATCTTGCAGGTGTCCAGCGGAAACCTACAAAAATTTGGTTCACAGCTTTTCAAAATAGCATCCGATACAGGACAAGCTTTTAGTGTCGCCGCTGAAGCAGCAACGGAGCTAGCTAGGCAGGGCTTAGGCGTAGAAGAGACGCTAAAAAGAACTAAAGACGCACTTATATTAGCTAGGTTGGCTGGTATGAATGCCGCAGACGCCGTTAACGCCCTTACGGCCGCTTTAAACACTTTTGAACAGGTGGGATTGAGTAGCACCGTGATCATTAATAAACTTGCTAATGTTGACGCGGCTTTTGCTGTTAGTTCGGAAGATTTAGCTAAAGCTCTTGGTCGAGTTGGTTCTGCTGCAGTAAGCGCAGGGGTAGATTTAGACCAGCTTCTTGCTATCGTAACTACCGCCCAGCAAAAAACGGCAAGAGGTGGCGCTGTTATTGGTAATAGTTTTAAAACTATATTTACCAGAATTCAAAGGCCTCGAGTTATTAAAGAGTTAGAAAACTTGGGTGTTCAGGTTAGAGGTTTAGAAGGAAGTACTCTTCCGGCTATTAGAGTTTTAGAGAACCTAGCCAAGCAATTCGATAATTTGAGTCAGTCTCAAAGAGCTCAAATCACAGAATTAGTTGGTGGTGTTTTCCAAGTCAACGTGCTTAAAGCAGCCTTAAGCGACTTAAGCAAAGAGCAGGGTATATATAATAGGGCTCTCGCGATTTCAGCTGGGTCTTCAGACCAAGCTTTAAGAAGAAACGAGGAATTAAATGAAACTTTAGCGGCTCAGTTTCAAAAGACTCTAAACACTTTCAAGGAAGCTGCCGCTGAGTTAGGCACTTTAACGTTAGGCCCTGCTATGGAAAATATTTTCGGCGCAGTAAATAAGACTTTTGAGTCAGCAGCAGGAGATACTGACCTTGCCAAAGCTGGCCAGTTTATAGGGAAAACAGTTTTTGAATCTATTGGTAAGTTTATAGGAGGCCCGGGTCTATTAATTATAGGAGGTGTTCTATTTAAGACTTTCGCTAATCTTGCTACATTTGCCGCGGATGCTTTTAGGACCTTAACGGGTTTGAATAAAAACTTCCAAAACCAACTTAATTTACAAAAACAAATTTTTGGAGTGTTGAGCGAGAACCCGGATTTGATGAATAGGATCAGAACTGGGACTTTGTCGGTTGAGGATGCGCATAGGCTTGTATTAGAAAGAATAAATGACGAGACTAGCGCTCTAGATAGGCAGCTTTTAGTTTCTCAACAGATAGCTACTTCTTTGTCTGGGTCAGGAGTTGGCTTTTCTGCTGATTTTGGAGCAACGGCAGGAGGAACCAGAAAGTTTGGCCCAAGGCCAAAGGGCAAAAGTAGAGGGTACGTACCTAACTTCGCAGATGATGAGCTCTTAGGCATGATGATGGGCGGCTATTCCAATAGCCAGCTATCTAATCCTAAAATAAGAAAGAGCCTTATACATGACGGTAGAGGAGGGGCTTTTTCAGCAAATACTAATGGTCATGAGAGTATAGTAGATTTTACTAATGGAAAAGGCAAAAAAGCGACGGCTGTTGTTCCTCCAAAAGGTTCCGGAGCTCACGAAGACTTTATAAAAGCTTTATCGGGTGGATATGTACCTAATTTCTTTAATATAGGCGGCAGGAGTCTGACTGCTGCTGGTGTTGCTGCTGGCATAAGACATAAAACCATTACTAAGCAACAGGCCAGAGATGCCGGATATATAAGCACAGCTGATAAAAAAGCGAAAGATGCTAAATCCAAAGCTAAAAAACAAGAAAGAGAGCAAGCAAAAAGGCTAACAAATACTTTCGATGTAAAGCAAAGATTCGGAGGGTTGGCTTTGTTTGGCGAGAGTGGGACTAAGCGCACTATACCTGTCAAAACAGCTGAGATAACAAAATTAGCAGCTTTATCAAGGAAAGATAAAGGCTTAAAATATCCTAGCACAATATACTTTAAAAACTTTCAAGAAAAATCCTTCCTAGGGGAAGTAAAGAGTAGGGACAATAATAATGCTTTTTCTAGACTAATCAAAAAACACATGGCTAAACCCATGGAGACCATAACTAACGAGTTCGCTCAACAGATGGGGCTTAGGGACGATGCCCCCAAGGTTACTGCTTCAAAAATAAGTACAACGGGCAACGCTCTTTTCCCTGTGGGCGCAGAGGGGTCAATATTTGAAACCGCTATAAGCGCGATGACAAAAAACGCCAAATCTTTTGAGGCTGGATTAGGGGATAGTCAGCAGGCCTTATGGGACTTTGAGGAATCTGGTAATGTTGACGAGAGGTTTAAGAATAAGTTTGGCTACACTGGCCTTCTGCAAAAAGCAGATGCTAAAAGAAGTTTAGACGCAGGAGCTTGGAATAGTATAGGTAATAAAATATTTAGCACTTTAGTAGACAGAGGAGGCAATCCTAAAAGCACTAGCTCACTTGCTAAGCAGTTAGCTGCTTTAGCGAAGGGCGGCAAAGCTGGTGGCTTTATACCTAGTTTCAGCGCGGTTCATAATGCTGTGCAAAGAGAGAGGTCTGCGGGGGTGCCTATGAATAAGATTAGGGTTGGCGTCCATAAGTCTCTTGCTTCTGGCTTAAATCCATCTGGGCTAGGCGTATACAACACTAGAGATGAACCTAGCGGTTTATCTCAAGGCATAAGAAGGAGTTTAGCGAGAGGCCATAACCCAAAAACTGCTGGTATTCCGAATTTTGCTGCAGAGGCTGCCTCAGACACTAAATCTCAGAAAAATATAAGTGCAATGATCAAGCTTCAGGCTGGTTTATTTGCTGCTACGACTGGTATAACTGGACTCAAAAATGCGTTAGGAGATGCCACTGAGGCAAACCGTAACGCTAGGATAGGGTTGAATGTCTTGGATAAGTCGATACAAGCTCTTATTATGGCTTTGACTGTAAAAGAGTTGTTTTCTGGGACTAAGATAGGGGACAAGATAGGGGGTATGTTTAGCAAAGAGGGCGGCAGTAAGGCTATTGGCAGCATGTCCGGAATAGGAAGAGGAATTAAAGATAAGATTTTGGGCAAAAATGTTGCAAGACAGCTTCAAGGACCCGGTCTTGTAGGTCCAAAGTTCGGCCCGGGTGGTGTGGTAACGGGAAGAGTTGGAGGATTATTTGGTGGGGGAGGCGTGGCTAGTAAAGTAAAAGGCTTCGCTAAATCCCCTATGAAAGGGTTAGCCGGAATGGGTAAAGGAGCTATGGGCGGCATGGCAGCAGCAGGTCCGATGGGAGTTGCAGCTGGTGGCATACTTCTTTCAGAAGGCTTAAATGTGCTTATTGATGATGTTCTTGACAATGCCAGTAAGGAGCTAGATTCTGCAAATATTGCATTTAAAAGGGTGACCGCGGCAGCTGAGAAAAATATAAACTCATTAAATGCTTTTCAGAAGGCCACGAGCCAAGCCGCTGCCGTTTTCGGTGACTCAGGGGCTAGCGTGAGAGATGTAATTAAGGCGAACAAAGAGGTGCAAAAGCAAATGTCGAAGCTGCCGGGTCATATGAAAGCCGAAATTCAAGCTGCCGTTGATCCAGCAGAAATGGAGGCAGCAGTCCAGAAGGCTATAGAAACGGAGCAGCAAAAAAAGCAAGACGTTACAATAAGAAAAGATTTAGCCCAAGAAGTTAAGAATATAGGAAAAGAAGGCTTCTATGCTGTCTCTGAGCCCGGAAAAATGTGGGACTCCATGTTTAAAAGTCAGGATAAGGTAGATCGAGAAAGAGGAGATGACGAACGCACTATAAGGGGCATGGCCCAACAGGCTACTCAAGGAATTTCAGATGAAAAGTTCATGGGAACAAGCAACCAGTCAATCCAAGACACAAGCACGCTCTTAAGCAACATTGCCAGCACTACAGATACTGGAGCGCTTTTGGGTATAAACGATCTTGAGGGAGACATAAAAAAAGCTGGAGTAGCCATGAGGGAACTTGGCTATAGCGAAGAAATGATAAGTTCTTTCCAAACAGCTATGGAGGGTGACTCCTACCAAAGGGAATTAGTCGCTGAGCAACTAAGAAACGAGATACAGCAAAGAAAGCGTGATGCAGACGCTAATGCCGCTTTAAACAGAGAGAGAGAAAAGTTATTGCGCATAGAAGCTCAAATGCAAAAGGAGATAGATCGCAGCAGAAAGACCTTAGAGGTTGAGCAAAAGATTAGAAAAGAAGCTATGAAGATAACTCAGCAAGCCGCTGGAGTCTTTCTTACCGCAACAGGCAAAATAGACATGGCCACAGCGAACAAAGTAGCGACCATAAGATCAGATAGAGAAACCGCATTTGGACAAACAGTGGGTTCAACCGCTAAAGCCCTAGGAAAATCTAGGCTTACTACAGGTTTGTCGGGAGACGCGCTAACAAATGCCCAAGGTTTACAGAGCGAGGTTCAGTCAGTTATTGCATTTGCAAGAGACAAGGGCGTGGGTTCTTTAGGAGAGGGAGCCTTGAATAGCCTATTAGATAAGTTGACAGTAGAGAAAGACGCCGCGACTAGTGAGGCTAGGAAGAGTGGTATAGATAAGATGATAACTCAGCTTCAAGCTTTGAACGACTCAAGTGTTAGGCTAGAAAGTGAGATGGCGAATGAAATCAAAGCCACTAGAGAGGTCGCTGAGTTTCAGAAGATGGCAGCTCGACAGGCACAAAGGCTAAAAATGTTTGGGGGTAGCGCTGCAGCTGGTAATCCGGCCGCAATGGACGGTGTTATCTCTAGGTTGCGGGGGTCATCTATAGCAGGTGGTATAGCTCGTAGGACTGGTAGTGCTTCAGGGGCAGACGCGGCAGCGGTAAATAGATTTAAGGCTGTAGCTGAGGTACATGGAGGAGAGCTTCCAGAACACCTAAGGGCAAAAGCACAGGGCGCAGCTTTTAGGGATAGGCTAAGAAGTATGAGAAATGTAAATTCTATGCTGGCCCCCGGAGAAAGAATGGATGAGGGAACTATGAGAAAGGCTGCAGCGGAACAAGCTCAAGAGCTTTTCAAGGGACACCCATTAGACCAAAATACGGAAGCTGTTAGAGAAAACACAAATGCCATGTTGGACCTTATGAAAAAAGGCCGCGAAGGTCAGGTAGACATAGCTAACAAACAAATAGAGAACGCTGGGGTAACTCAGTTTACAAGAGACTGGTTTGACGAGAATAAAAATAAATTTACTAGAGACGCAGATGTGCAGTTTAATAATTTAAATAATCAAAATAGAGATTGGGATCATTTTCAGGACATTATGAACAGCGGAATGTCGGGGGAAGGGGATAGTTGGATACCGGGACCACTGGGTAAACTTAAAAATAGATTGGATGCTGGACTGCAACTCCCGGGGGCTAAACGGAATCTTGCTGAGTCGACCCAAAGAGGCAAAGACATGGCTAAGACAATGGACGCGGGACAATCTAGAGGAGCGCGAGGAGATATAACACTAACTATCCCGGAGGGTAGCGCAGATAATAAAAAGATTCAGGCATTATTCCAAAAATATATGAGTCAGCAAAATTTCAACGGGCAGTCTCATGGCGGTAATCAAACAGCAGCAGCAGGCGCAAGGTAACTATGGCTAGTATCGACCTAACAAATGCAGAGGTTTTAGGCTTTTCTCAAGGAGCTAATTATGTAGACGGAGGATCTTATCAGTTTGGGAGAACTGTCAGTCTGTCTATTACTGCTTTTATAAAACCTCCTAATGGCTCCGAAATTTCAAGGTTTACATACATAACGAATCAAGAAAAGGCAAGGCTGGAAGAAATTAAGGCTTCTGGCTTTGTGGATAGTATATCTATAAATGGAGAAGTTATACAAAATGTAAAAATATTATCTTTTAACTTTCCTGCTACCGAAGCTTCTATTGAAGATCATATTCAATTACTAAGAGTTAATATGAATTTAGAGTTTTATCAGGCATTTGATAATACTGATTCTTTAACTCTTTCTGATCCAGATGTTAACAAAAATATAGGTTTTCTAGAAGAAAGTTATGTTAAATATTTCGACGCGTTTAGTGAAAATTTTCAATTTAATATTAGTGACGCAAATGAATACAGCTTCACTCAGAGCCTTAGCTTTTCTTTAAGGAAAGACAGCCCTACATCCATAGACTTTAAAGACAAGGTAAAAGAAATAGCCTTAAAGGCTTTTGACTTTACTGGTAATGCTGCCGCGAAAGTTGGTTTTATAGATAATAGATACGCGGACTTTATAAGGACTGTCAAGGGCCATGGTGTATTTAATGAGACGCATGACGCTATATCAAATTCATACTCCTTATCTAGGAATGTCAACTTAAAGAATGGGGTATATAGGGACGATCAAAAAGATGAACTTTGGTCTGCTGACTTTTATCATACTATTGCCGTAGACTCTTCCGGTTCGGCAACTATAACCGAGACAGGTTCTGTGCTAGGTAGAACAGACATTTCTTTAGAAGATGAGATAGAAAATAAAAATGAAGACGTTTATGAAAACGCTTTTCAGGGGTATTTGTCTGTAAAAGAAAAAGCATACACAAGATGCCAAAAGACCTTAGAAGAATTATTAAAATCTAATCCAGATTGGGTTTCGGGTGATTCAGAATGGAATGACTGCGCGGACTTGACAAATAAATATGTCTCGCTTGGTCATACTATAAATAGGCAAGCAGGCACTGTAAATTATACAATAGTATTCACTAATAACCCAAGAATGCATAAAGATGCCATTTTTGAGTACAGTATAGAGGGGACGAAAGATAATAATAATATAACCTCGGTAACTGAGTCGGCTAGCATAGTGCCGTATGACCAAAGTTCAAATGCTGAATTTGATCCTAAGACGATGTATAATGACTTTGCAGTTTCTGGTGACATAATTAGTAGGCTGTCTCCATTATTTGATTCTCTGAAGGTGGCGTCATCTACATCTACTCTTAATCATTCTGTTAATTTAATAAGTTCTTCTGTGTCTTTCCCGGCCTATGGGAAGCAGGTGACTTATTCATTTACCTATTCAGATGACCCGTCTTTAAGAAACGAGACTTATATAAGGAAACTAGAAAAGTCGGAAACATACCAAATGCCGGTGAACCTTAGGAGCTCTGTTGTAGCGGCTAATATAAAAGAAACTAATTACGACGCAGACCAAACCTCAGAAGGGCGTAAAGATTTATCTTTTGATTGTGTCTTCAAAAGAAACCCAAGTAGTAACAAGATAAACCAAGATCATACAAATTATATAAAGACAGCGGCTTCTAGCATACTTACTTCACTGAAACAAGAAGCTCAGACTATGGCCTATGTCACCTCTCCTCAGGTTGCTAAGGACGATCTTTCTTGGTATCCATCTTCAATGAGTTATGGCGTAACCTCCGGTTATTCTTTTGATTTTTCGTTAGGTATGTCGTTTATAGATAAGAAGGGCGTTATGCCCGGGGCTTTGGAATACTAATGTCTAATTATGTGCAAAATGTGCTTGTTAAATATGGAGATTTCACGTTTCCTGCCCCTACACCTTTCGTATCAAAGACTTTCGATAATGAGTTCGTTGGCGGCAACTTATGGTCAACAAGAGTAAGCATAACATTAAATGGCAAAATAGCTCTCTTGCCAAAAGATTCAGAGGGTTCAGGAAATAACTACTTAGAGCTTCAGGCTAAAAGAGATAAGGTAGCGGCCGCCTTCGCTGGCGCGCTAGGAAAAAACTTTTTAGATTTTTCTGTGATTGGGGGAGGTGCAGATTTTCTGCTTAAAAATTGTACTGTTGACAGTGTTTCCTTTTCTGAGTCTAAGTATGTTGGGGTTGTCGAGTACAGTATTGCTATATCTGGATTTAAAAACGATAAAGATTTTTATTCTGCTAATTATGGCGTAACTCAGCCAGCTGACTCTTGGCAGTATACGGAGGCGGGGGGAGTGGTTAGCGCTACCCATAACGTATCTGCGACTGGAACAAATACTAGCAGTGGAGGTTTAAATAACGCGTTTAGTAACGCTAAGTCTTTTGTTGATGGTAGAAAAGGAACTTCTAAAAAAGTAAACTCTATTTTAATAAAAAACGTACACCCAAATTCGTCTATGATACTTACTTCAAGTAACGAGACGGTAGATAGACTGGGGGGCAGATATTCAATAACCGAGGTTTACTCTTTTCATAACAATGAGTCTTCTCTAGCCAAGGGGGAGGAAGCAAACTTACCCGCCATCCAAACAGAAGGCTGCACTATCAATTATTCTGCTTCTTTTGATGTAGACCAACAGGCTGGGTTTATAACCGTAAATTTATCGGGACAAATATTAGGAAGTAAGGACAGTTCCGTGACTTGGGAACAAATAAAATCAGATTTAAAATCTAGGGATTTTTATCAACTAGCTAACAAAGCTTACAAAAGGTATATAAAAGGAACTGGTGGTTTAAGGGCTGGAACACCTTATAACTCAGAGTTAATAAAGACTCCTGTTACTTTCGGTATAAGCCCTAACGAAGACGCAAAGACAATATCTTTTCAAGTGTCTTACGATAATAACGAACTTTTTTCTACCGCTAAGATAAGAAATGCTGATTCATACTTTAACTATAATTTAAACTTCTCTCATGACAATGTTAGTGACATAATTACGGTCCAATGCGGTGGTTCAATACTAACAAGAGGAGCCTTGCACAAAAGAAATAGAGACGGCAAAGTTCTCTTAGACTTGATGTTAGCTGATAACCATAAACTAGTGAGAGACGAAGCGCAAAGATACTATTATAAAATGTTTCCAGAAAGAGTTCAGTACGTTTTGTCTCCTAGGGCAAACAGCCTCTCTGTCTCTCAAGACAAGTTCAATGGGACTGTGAGTTATAGCGCAACCTTTAGTGACCAAGACTTTCCTGAGAACAGTAAGCTAAATAACCTAAGTTATAGCATTTCTGTAGATCCGCCTTTACAGTCTTATGTTTCTGTACCGTCTTGTTTAAGAAATGGGCATTCTTTGATTTATAATTTAGAATTAAAAAAGAAAAGAGAGCATACTGACATCAACACCGCTGCAAACGCCGAGGAAAGAGCGCAGAATTCCATAAACGAAGCCAGAGATGAGATAAAGTCAATAAGCGATAGTTTAGTAACTTCTTTTGTTGATGGGGATGTCAAAAGACTTGTTTCAGAAAATAAAGTAGAAAACAAGCAGATTTCAAATATAACATACAACAGGACCTTTAGTCACGAAAAAGTTCCTGATAACGTAGAGCTGAATAGGTTGGATAATTAGTAATGAAAAAGGATATACTATTTGAATACGCAGTTAAAGCAAACATTGCAACTGGTAATATTTCCGCCTACTACGATCTAAGTGGTTCTGTAGATACCGAAGACCCTAACGATAGAGACATAAACTATAAGGCTGTAAGCGGGGCTACTACGAATGTTTTTGATAATTACGTTATTTACAACAAGCTCCATGACACAGGGAGTCAAGTGCTCTATACAGGCGACCAAAACGAGTCGATAGTATCAGAAGATTTTAACCCTGCGGTTATAACAAGTTCCTCTACTAAGATAACTGGGTCTGGGTTTTTCGATAGTAGGTCGACATTAAGGTCTGTTTCGAATCTTACAGGAGACAACTGGACTTGTTTTTTGGATTTTTCTGGAGACTTATCTTTTAGAAAGCCTGAGCTTAACCAGATTATCCTTTCCACAATGCCAGAGGCTAACTCTGAGTCTGGGCTGCATGTGGGAATAAATGGTTCAAACAGATTGTACTATGAGTATGTTTCCGGTAAAGATGACAGCAACAACTGGGAAAGAGAAACTGAGACCTTACCCAACCATTTAAAAAAGCAGAACGTCATGTCTGTCTCTAAGAATTCAGAGCTGTTGGAGGTTTCCCTTCATACGCCTGACCAAGGTTCTTTTTCCATAAAGACGTCTCCTGACAACTTTACTAAATCTCAAGATTTGTATTTTGGAGGGTTTAAAGACGGAGCTAGTTACAATCATTTTTTTACAGGTTTTTCTGGGTCTATAAATACTATAGTGCTGTTTAACGACTACGTAACAGAAACAAATAGGAATACATTTTCTGAGGCTTACTTTTTAGATACTTTTACCCCTCCCGGTTTTACAACTGGAGAGAGGACCACGAAGCAGGTGACTGGCGCTGAAATACAAAGCTTGGCGTCTGGTTATGGCATAATAGGTTATGAATATAAGAAAACCGGAAACTACTCTAACGAAGTAGGGGAGGTTATGCCTTTTTACACAAAGTCTGGGGTCGAGGGTGTTGTTTACCAGAATATATTAGTAGACCTAACGGGAGATGTTAATATAAAATCTATTACTGGTTTTTACGCTGGGGAATCTTCCGAAAGAGATGCGAGTTATGTAGATACGTGCAACTCTGTGCCGGGCAAAATAGTATTTAATAAACTCCTTACTTCAGATGACCACCTTGAAATACATAATCACAAAAGGTTTCTAGAGACTATAAGCCTAGCGTCAGATAGCCTTTATAGCTTAGCCACAATAAATGTAGGCAATACTCCGTTTGAGATAAGGGGCGTTGAGTTAGAAAGCAACAAATTCTCTTATGTAGAAGGTACAAAACAGCCAAACATACAGTTTTTTATAGATGGAGTTTGTAAACAGGAAGTATCTGGATTATATTCTGTTAGTGATATTTATAATAATAAAAACTTTTCTGATTATAAGGGGGATTATTTTATAAACGATAACGAAGCAGGCTCCGCTGGATCAGGGGGCGCAGACGACAGAATAAAAAATAATAAATACCAAATATTCCTAAACTCTCATAACGACTACATAAACATAACAGAAGACGATGTAATTCTTTTTGATGTAGTTTCTGGTAATTCTATTACTGGTTATTATGACGGTACAGATGCGCACTATACGGGAGAGTATTTAAATAAAGATATATATATCAATGGGCAAAAGTTGACGTCTGGAACAGACTATGCCCAAAGCACCTACAACGGGAAGACATCTTATCTATTAGACTCCTCTGCCATTAACGCAGCGATACCTGATGGAGACTTGTTCTTTGTGCCTCAGGCTACTACCGACTTTGATGTTACAACATATAATGACGGGGGTAGGGAGTTTCCAGTACCAAACATATTTTTCGAACAAGTTTGGGTGAATGGGATAAGACAAGCGCCCGGAGTAGACTACTATAAGTCTCCTACTAATACTTTAATAAATTCATCTACTCCAAGCTTAGAGAATAACTCTTTTGATTTTAAGATTGCGAATAATACTATAGATGTATCCATTAACGATGCAATTAAAAGCAGCTCTGATGGCAAGGTTAGGCAAAAAGTTTTTTCTTTTGATTCTGAAGGAAAAGAGAACCTGTTTATAGATGAAAGTTAAGTGTAAAATAATATAGGAAAATGGCAAAAGATAAAGTATCAGTCCCAAGTATACAAGTAGGCTTAAATGATCCCGGATTAGCTTATGGAGGAGTAATATACTCATCAACGGCCACTGTCGGCTACAACGGTTCTGCTACTCAGCTTTCTATAAACGTTGCTCTAGACACGGCTACAAGTTCAACATATGGAAATGCAAACCCAAGAGACTTTAGCATTACAAAAAATGATTTAGATTTAACTTCCCCAACAGAAATAAAATTCGCTAAAGTTCCATTTTTTAAAAATATGTTCTTGTCTTCTTATGAAATTTCTAAAGAAGTTGAAGATAAAATTTTAAGTCTGACTTATTCGGACGGTTCGGTTTTGCTGGATAGGGTGTTCGTTGGTTTAATACATGAGCATTTCGAAGTAAACCCAAACAAGCATGGAGTATTAAATCTTGTTGAGTTAAATATAAAATGCCCTAAGAAGATAGAGCAGAGCACTGAGGTGGGCTCTTATCCTGAGCATGCAGATTTAGCGAACCCCCATAAACAAGATGAAGTATATGAAGTCTGTAGTGCAACGGAAACCGTGACTGGATTAAGAAAAACATACAGAAAACTAGCTAATCCCACGGGAGACCCCAAAGTAAACTATAAAACGTTAAGGCAGGACGAAAGTAATATTTGGGCTGGGGGTTATATAGTCTTAGGGAAAGAGGAATTCTCTGAATCTAAATGCGCTGTGAGAGATGTGTCTTATAGTTTCAGAGATCTAATATCTGCAATAAGGTCTTTTGGCATATCTGTGAATTTATCCCGTTTCCCTAATAGAAAAAACATAGATCAACTTACCAAAAACTATTCGGGTACTGTAAGAGACGTTATGCAAAATTGGGGGAATGACTTAGGTATTACCTTCTATTGGGATTTCTCGAGAACGAAGCCAACGCTGGCAATAGTAAACTTGGCGGATAGATCAATACAAGATAAGTTTGAAAATGCTATAGCTAGCATAGATGGTTTAGATAAGGGGCATGGGTCAGATTTAATAAGTGGCTCTGATATAATCATAAATTCAAAACAGCATACTGTCGACCTGAACGGGACCTACTCTCAGGCTTTTTCTTCTAATTTGACAAGAGGACCATCTGCACAAGAAAAGCAAAAGACTTTTTCTAGTCCGGTTATTTTTGCTTGTCAAACCTTGAATTCCATAGCAGAGGAAAGGAAGAAGGGGCAGGCGGTTGAAAGGTTTATATCGGGTAGGCGGTTAGATGATTATTTCGTTAGTATGAGCCTTAATAAGTACGCTAAGAGCGTAAGGGATCCTTTCTTAGTGAGAAAAGCAATCCAAATCGCTGACAACAATAACGAAATATATCCAGAAGCAGAGGGGTACTTTAGAGCCTTAGGTTTCAGAGAGGTTGTCCCTCTTACTTTTAGTAATTCCGGTTCAACTGATAACGTGGTAAAGCAGGTTTTAAATCATGTTCAAGGGTCTTTAGGCTTGAGTCAAATATTTACACAGACTCTACAGAATATAGATATTCATTATGGAGACGGCTATAAACCGGAATTTCATGTTTTTCTTGCTGTTTATGATGAAAGTTTAAAAAATACTGCTATGGAAATTGAGTCGTCTGTGGCCGATAATTTCCTAGGCAAGCATTATACATTAGCCGCTCCGGCTGCTGAGTATTTTGAATGTAATCCTAATTATAAAATATTAGAAACTCTAAAAACTACACCTAACTCTGAGTTTTACGGGCAAAGCCAGCACTATAAAACACCTATGGCTAAATTTTTAGAAAGCATTAATGAGCTTAAAATAGATGGGCTGGTCCAGATCGGCACTTTATATCAAAATGAAATTTATGATGAGACTAATAAATTAATAGAGGGGTTTGTAAAGAAATGCCAAGAGGGTAACCCGCTTTTCGATGACGATAGAGAGAGGGGCTTTTTTCATTTTGAAAGAAACGCGCCTTGGTTTGCTAATCAAAGAGATATAGATAATTTATTAAACCCTTATAGGATGGCTACAGATAACCCTGACTCATCTGGCATAAAGTATGGTTATGTAAAAGATACGATTCTCAACAGAGTTAGGGCTGACATAATGGCCCCTTATCAGCCGTTCATGTACGACGTGCCTCTTGAGACGGCACCGGCAGTAAGAAGGCTTCTAAAAAATCAAGGCGCTGTGGCAAACATGCTAACGACAGGGCCAAGGGCTCAGCTTTTAAAAATGTTAACTGTCCTAGATCAGAACATGATGCAAGGAAACAAAGTAAAAGTAGTTGTCTGTATGATGGGGGACAGAGGAGATGCGAAAGAAGATAGTCCGTATAGTATAGGGGATATTATCATAACTCCACCTGCCCCAAAAAGAAACACTATAGAAGAAATAAATGCTTTACAATCTCTATGTGATAGAGCTAACAACACGTTAAAAAAAGACACGGAAGAATGCAAAACTACATGTGAAAACGATTTTATTGAAGAGATGTGTTCTAGTGAAATATTAGGGCAGGGTAAGCTTAATTGCGCAGATTTGGAAAACATAAGAGACTCAGCTTTTAGTACCGAGATAAAGCCAGATAACGATGACCAAATAAAGGGTTGGTCTATTTGCTTAACAAGGAGAAACACTGATAAGGTTAACCTTTTAAACGATGCAGGAACTGCGTCCGTTAGCACATGGCTTCCGGGTCGCCAGTTGTTATATAGCGACGTAAAAGAGGGTTCTGTCGATGCCGCTAGGCACTTTATAGTCTCGCCTAGCCAGTATGGACATAAAGGAGTTTTAAGATACGAAAGAAACTTGACGGTCACAGATTTTGGGCAGAGAAAAGTTTTTGATGGACTGCATCAAACTAAACCCGTTATTAAACCTACAGTATCATCCGTAAGGTATCAAACTCAAGATATAACTCAGGACATTGTCTCTGTATATAACCCTGATAATAGACAGGGAATCGTAGAGGGACAGATACCTATCGATGTACTAGCTCAAATAACTGGAGAAATATCGAACGACAAAGATAATGAATATTTAACGCTGCAGTCTATTACCGCCAGCAACTACCATAATCTTCTTAAGACTAATATATCAGCACAGCAGGTGACAACCCCTAGGGAGTCAGTTAATTATAAAATATACTTAGATGAATCTTCTGGGCTGTCCGATTTGATAGGCTATCTAAAGCAAGAAAATGGCTTGGACGGACTGTCCATAATGGCGGATGCAGGGGGGTATTACCTTAATGTGCAGTTTAGTAATAGGCCCCCTATGAACCCAAGTCTTGATGTTTTGTTTAGAATGGTTAAGCCGCAAGCAAAAGCAGCGCAGCCTAAAATGTCCTTTTATAGATCAATGTAATGAAGATAAGCAGTTTCAAAAACAGAAGAGTTTCGACGCAGGACGATGACAGTATATTGTTCTACGATATGGATGTGTCTGTCGATAATCTTACTGGAACTGCAATGTTTGGGGTATCTGGTTTTGTTGGAGAGACGAACAACTCTTCAAACTCCAGAAAGCTTGTGTTTACTTTAAAGAGCGGTAGGGTGTTTGACCCTGAGGATAGGTGCGTTTATTCATACAAAAAAAATAAAGATATAAATTTTAAGGGTACATTTCTTACTGATACTTATGATTACTTTATTGATAATAATTTAATATGCTCCAAGGGCTCTAAAACAAATTTTAAAATTAGAAATTTCTTTTTTGATGTAGACGGAGTTTCAGTAGATTTAAAAGATTTGGATATATATGGCAAGAAAGGCTCCATTACTTTATCTGACCCCTTAGAGGTCGATGTTTACCCTTCTTCTGGTTCGTCTGGGTCATCTGGAGGATCTGGTAGCTCCGGACCCTTTGAGGGAGACATTATAACGTTTTCCGACGCTTTAACGTTTACTTCTGATGACGGTTTCAAGACTAGTATACTATCTGGTCAGGTCACTACTAGCTCTAACATTTTTGAATTCGACAACAGCTCGACCAATATAGATAGCTTGGCTGACGTAAACGGAAACTCCACTACAAAGGATTTAAAACTCAAAGCGAAGCAAAATTTAGCAATACAAGATTATCCTTTGGGAATGGACTTGTATACAAGTTTTGGCAAAGTCTCTGTTGGGTCGCTGCTTTCAGCAAAAAAGGGAGATAATCGTAGCGGCATACAGATGCAAATTGAACCTATTGATGGTCCTGCACGTTTAGAAGGGTCTGTAGAGCAACAAATAGACTTGGAGGGATCTTGGGCTGATGGAACAGTCGTAGATGGTGGAGGTCAGGCAAAAGATATAAGCGGTGTGTTTCCTTTGAACTATGACGCTAGTTTTACTGACGAGCCGGAAACGTCAAACGGGCTACCTTACAAGGTGTATTTAGAGCACATTGATGGAGACCACTCCAAGCAGTACTCTTTTATAACAGGTGTGGCGTTGAGCGGCAGCGGGGTGGGATACGCTAATGGAGAGGGAGAGAGGGACATAAGGTTCAGGACTGGCGATCAGGGGACATATGGCTCAGATGGAGAAGCTGGGATGGCTGGAGCAACTTTTGGTGAGTCTGTGAATGACGAGTTTATTGGGTTGGTTTCTGACAGCTCTGCGCACGTATCAAAACTAGTAGAAACTTATGCTAGTTCATTAAGGACTAATATGTACCATTCCGATTCTAGTAACGGAACGTCTTCAGCGTCTGACTTACAAGGTGGAGTAAAAGGTTCTTTTTATAAAACAAATGACGGATACTTACTGCTTCAAAGACAAAATACTCCTGACATTGTCACTATAATGCCAGCACCTGATGGAAATAGTGTTTCGTTCCCAACTAAAGAGACAGCTTCTGGTGTACCTGTTTTATTCGACTATACTAAGCCAGCTTCTGATTGGAAGTTGTTCGTAGGGCCAGATGAGGACAATATGACAGAAGTACCAACTGGTGAAGATGACGCTACTTACAATTATTACAAAGACTTTACTACTGCTGGTTCTCTACCTCTTATAGCGGTGAAAAGCAAGAACTACGTAGATACAGATGAAATGGTGTATGATTTAGTGGTAAGTGGAGCGGATGGCTTTATAAGAAAAAAGAGACTAACTGTAGGGCCGTCCTTTACGGGTCACATGTATCCAGTCTCAGCAACTTTATAATAAAATGGGATGGCGTAATCAAAAACCGGAAGTAATTCAAAAGGCAGTCGTGGTAGACCCACCGGGTTCAGATGCTGTTGACGAATGGAAGTTTATAGGAGTGGAAGGATCAAAAGAAGGAGGAAAGATTCCAGTATGGCCAAAAGGCTCTAGAAAATCTGGAAAAAAGTTCCCAGAAGACGAAGACCATAAAGTTATGTACGTTAAGTTCGCCGACGATGGCCTTTGGAAGAAAAAGTTTTTAATTACTGTTCCTGCTCACTTCTTTGATACTACTGGAAAGTTTAGGGCTGACCCTCCTTATTCAAATGATGACCTTATTTTAATTAAGTATACTGGAGACGGGAGTACTGGGTGCGCTACCCATTGGATAGATATAAACATTGACGAAAGAGGTGGCGGTGGAGGAGGGGGCTCTACTGAAGAAATTGGATGCGCTAAATGGAGTTAAAAAATGTTTTTTTATTCTAATGTTCCCCTTGTCGATAAAAAGAAATGTCCTAGTGCTTCAAATCATAATAGGCTAGCAAAAGAGTTTAACAAAAGGCTCACTGGCCCGGGTCCGGCTTCCGCTTGGAATATATTCTTTTATGCAGATAGCATTTTTCTAGGACCAAGAAATACAGCTACACCCGGAGTTCCCTTAGGTGTTAATCCCCCAGAGGATGAGTGGTGGAAGACTTACTATAATATAGAGCAGCCAGCTGTAGAATCAGGGTGGGAAGGGGCGAACTGGCCACAAGCCTTAGCTGGGACTCCTCAGGGAGCCAACGTAATGAACCCTTTGAATGCTTATATATTTGGTAGGGTTACTTATGAAAACAAAAGAATTCCGCAAATGGGTCCTTGGGCTGAGGGTAATTTGTTCGATAAATTAGTCGAGTCTTCTAGGGCCGTACATGCAAACAGCGTCTTTTGGGCAAATTCTTTCAGGCAAAGAGGGGCTTTTAAGCCATCAAGCAACTATAACTCAAAAAAGCACAAAGAATGGAGGGGCGGACTGGGAAGATACTTGCCCTCGACGAGAGATCCTGTTATATTTAGCAAAGGTCTCTTTTGGGTAGGAAGATCTTCTGATCATTTTTTTAATGAGTACGCCAGTCAACACGTTTATATGCGTTATCCTCCAGCTGTTTACGCTGGGTCATATGTTGATAGAAGTACAAGCAGAGTAAAAACTCCCTCGCTTGGGATATTAAAAAGAAAGAATGCGACCAAAGATATACTACAATGGATTCTTTGGGTTTATACTTTTTATTTTAGGGGGAACGAACAGCAAAGGAGTTTATTTTGTGAGACAAAAACTTGGGACGCTCCTGTTATAAATTTTATAAGAGATGCTGATAGGCCATATAGAGGAGAGCAGGTCTATGGGGAGAGAAGCGTCAGAACCTCTGGGCCTTTGAACATATGTAAGGTAGGATTTGATTTTTTTAAGTATCAAACAAGGCAAAATATCTTTGCTCCAGTATTGGGAACAAAATTACATAGAAAAAATTCAGATTCTGACGATACGGATGTGGCCACGGACAGCATGGGTTATGCTAAGATGGATCAATATAGGCCTGTTTTAAAATTTGAAATAAGCTCTGGAAATGAGAGTAATAATTGGGGTGCGCATGAAGGTTCAGCAAGGACAGCAGGCAGTAGAGTACTTGAAAACTATGATGATCCAGAGGTTACTACTGGGGATTTTCCATATGAGTCTGGCGGAGGTAAATGCTTAAGGTTTAAGGGTAACCATGGGTACGATGAGAGCGAAGAACCAACGGAGCCACCTACAAGTATGTTGTTTAAGTTCTCTAGTGACTATTTTTCTGGAATAAACTCTAAAGAAACTTTAAAACTTGGCAGGCTAATGTCAGGCAAGCAAAAAAAAATGAGAGCGCGTCCTTGTCTAGCTGGCTATTACTTACAGACTAACGGGTTAACTAATAGCAACTTTAGATTTGTCTTTCGTATTTGGAAGGGGAAAAAAGTTATACATGAGACATTGATATATAATAAGTATTCATACAAGGTCAATGGAAATGCGGGAAAGGTAGCAGAGCCTGCTTACGTCTATAATAAAATGTTTTATTTTAAGAATCCAGTTACTTCTGGTGACATAAGATTTGAAATAGTACCTTTCACTCGTGACCAATCCCCGACAATGGGCTCTTATCCGACAGACAAAGGGGGTTTTTCTAGAGGATTGAGTACACAAGCTATATTTGACAGTTATAACACAAGATACCAAGAGCACGAAAAAGATAAAATAATAGCTTTCGGGGATCCTTACTCTAGTGTTGTAGACTCCGCAAAAGAATTGGTCTTTAAGGCTAAAGACAGCCCTACCATAATTCCAGCTAATGGTTCGCCGGATGTTGGACAGTTTGTGTCAGTGACAAGAGAGGATGATGGCGGTCAACCCGTACCTTCTTATCTAAGGATAAACTCATCAGAAACTGGTCTAAGCACAGGAGACATGGTTAAGGTGCTAAGAGAAAATGCTGACGGAAAATATACTGATGCGTATGCTAGTTCTGGTAGAATACTTTTTTTAAACATCTCCGAGCCTGATGATGAGGATGATCCAGAATACGGGTTTAAAAAGGTATACTTCGGCAACCGCAGGGACAGTAGGCTTAAGAATAAAAATCCGGGAGCGAGGGATATTAACAGATACTTCGATATCTATTCATTTGCTAGTAATCACATAAAAATACAGAAAATGTCAGACAGCGAGACTTTTAAAGCTACCTTGGAACCTGCTATATTACTAAAACAAAGACCCACTTTTCAAGACGCGTACTCGCTATTAAGGGTTGCCACGGCTAAAAAAGCTGGAGACAGCAATAGCCTTTTGACAATGGCTGGCTTTGATCCTAAAGGTATGGATCAGGTTGGACATGGATTCTATGAATCAAATAAGGTTTTTGAAAATTATATAAAGTATGGATCAGGGGCTAATATAAACGGAGGAGAAGTTGTAAAAGCTTTAAGGCAAAAAGTAAACTATAACCCTTTGTACGAATCAGCTAGAAAATTTATCAGTTCATATTTAAGAATGGCAGACAGGACGCACCTGATAAACTATAGAGTAGAAAAGGGCAGGGGAGTCTTATATTTCAGGAGATTTAACCCTCATATATCTAAAAAATCAAAGTCAACTATTTTAGATAATATGGAGCCATCCATAGATCCTAGCGGAAGATTTCATGATGCTCTTTCTAGAAATATAGATAACTTGCCATCCACTAGGTACAAGCCTATAATAGCCGGGGTTAGGTATTATATGCACATACCAGTAAAAGGAGGTAAGATAAAATACAATGGCAATGAGTACGGTCACGGATCAAGGTTTACTGGCAACGTTAGATCTTCTTTCTTAGAGAGTACAAGCACTATAAATATAGACACCGTGAAGCCAGAAGTTGGTGCTTACGAGATAGACGGCATAAGAGAATCCGTCCCTTATGGTTATGAGACCAATGAGTGGGTTATGTTTATGAATAGTGTGCATTATAAAAATGGAGGAATATATAAGCCATCAATATATGGCGATATAATGGGATTCCTTAATAATAGATGTCACCATAGATCGCATGAATACGAAAGGACCATGGGTGAAAAATATGACATGATAAGAGAAGAGTTGATGAGAACTCCAACATTAACAAGTGGGCATAGGTATATACCGGGTCCTCGGCTTCAGGTTTTCTTATCTAAAAGCTCTAATAATTATAACTATATTTTCAATACTAACGACCCTAAGACTGGTAATTTGGATACATATGGTGTTATAGACTACATAAAAAAATATAGAGCGTCCTGTCCTCCAGTAAATAGAAGGCCATACAAGGTTAAAAAGTGCACTTTAGTTCACCCTTTAACAAGGAAAAGCTTAGAAAATTCGAAAATTAACCCTTCTTATAAGAGGGCTTCGGGGGGTTTTGGAGCTAGGGCTCCTTCGGATATAATTAGAGTTGAGCTAGACAGACCTTTATCTAAAACAGGAAGACTTAATGTAGGCTCTAGGGGATATCGTGCTGTGAGTAGAAGCTCGCTTTTAGAAGAGCCTTATAGGACAGATGAAAATGCTGTAATTGAATATCTGCATCATAGAAATCTTGGTTACGAATGCAAAAGGATGATGTTGGGAGATTACGGAACCTCTACTGAAGTACATGAAGGGTCGGGATGGAGGCCTCAGGGGGCTTGTTATCCTAGGTTTTATTTTTTGAAATTAATACCAAAAGTAGGTAAAGACTCTTTGTTGGACGTAGCGCCTTATGCCCAAATGGATTTTTACATGAGGGCTATGGCTGGGGAGTTCGTCGTGCCTTTCAGGTATGATAATTCTCCTTATCAGGTTGGTTCTACAAATTGGAAGTTTAATGAGCTAGCTTCAAGATCAGCAGAAGAGGACCCCACGGCATATTATTACGTTGATCCTAGGGAGATCTCTGGGCGTTAAGGTGTAATATTACTTAGGAATAAGGCATGGCAAAGGTAAATCAAAGTAATCTGAACTTTATAAAAGATGTTTTTGGCTATGGGGACGACGATATCCATCAAAATTACCCAGAGTACAACTACAGGCTCAGGCTAGCTGGCTTCACTGAGTACAACCCTTATATTTCTGAATACCCTCAGCTAGAAGACGAGAGCGACGAACATTATAATGCTAGGAAGCTGACTTCTGGAAAGTATTTTGGCGAACAAGAAATACTAATAGACAATGTTTTGTGGTCTAATGAAACTGTAAATGGTTTAAAGGTAAATAGCCAGTTTTTCGACGGCAAAATACCAAAAACATTATTATTTTTAGAAGAGTGCAAGCTAGTTAGCGAAGAACAAGAAGATGGGACTTTCGTGGACATGTACGAGGTAAAGTCTAAGTCTTTGAACGAGCAAAATAAAGTAAAGAGCCATGAGCCTCTTGTGACCTTTCAGGTCGATTTGCCAGAGTCAACTAAAGACGATGACAAAAACGGGTATTTAGTATTTAGAAAAAAAGACGTAGTCACGAAGATAGATCCAAGTGTGCCTTTAGGGGATGACTCTAACTCTCTTTTGCCAATAAGTTCTGGTTGGGAGCAGATAACAGGTTTTTCTAGTGTGGATATAAAAGGCTTAGTTGACGATGCAGGTGAAGATATAACTGACAGAATAAAGGCAGCCGCGTTCATTGATAATAATACTTTTTACGACGAAGAAACAGACACATCTTCCTACTCTGGCTATGAACCTTTTACTAACGAAACCGAAACGAGATACAAGGTAATAGATAGTGGCCTATATCATAGCCCAACTAAAGATAATGAACTTACTCAAAACAGAGTAATAGACTTAAATTTAACATCCCAAGGAGCTTCTTATTTTGCGAATGGGGAAGAGGCCTCTGGGCAAGCCGACAAAACATATACTTTAGAGCGAAAAGTTTCACGAGAAAGTAACACAGAAGATTTTCCGGCTAAATGGGAAGTTATAGAACATAACGCTACTTTTCCTTATACAGACAGAGATGATCTGAGTGACTATAAAACAACTAACGTAAACTTTAGGGTAAGCGGAATCTATAGTACAGTTGAGACTACTGGAGACAATGCTTCCGAGGGGGAGAACTACTTTGAAGTTGATTTATTTCCTGACTGGGGTAAAAGTAACAGCCAAACTTCAGTAACTAATAGACAAGAGACCGCAGACTTGGTTTTCAGAAGTGGAGAGTTCTTGAAGGTTATCCAAAGGTCAACCAAAAAAATAACTAGCACTAACCCACATGTCTATGATCAATATAACTCTATTGATGTACACTTTAGCCCCTATTCTACTGGGCAAAGTGGCTGCCTTACAGGAGTAGGAAACGAAACCGGCTTTTATGAGTTAGAGTACCAACTGGTCCCCCAAAAAAACACAGCCGAAAAGCTTTATTATGAAACCGGCGAGGGCCTTGACGTTGGGGATAGGGTATATTTAAATACGGGCAGCTCTACAGAGGGCATAGAGTCGGATGTTTTTGGGGGCTTGCCTGCTGTGTTGAGCGATCAGGCTAATCTGACCGAAAGCACTGATCCCAACACGTTTTCTGAAGACGGGCTAGCTTCTTACTTTATAGACCTTGGTAATCATATAAGGCCTGAAAGTGTGCCGGAGAATGCTTATAGTGGCTTTGGTTATTCCTACTTTAACTCTGGAGAAGAATATCTTGTTGTTCCCAAAGGGGGGTATAATACAGTAGGCTCAGAAGTATATACTACTCATTATTCAGCGGGAGAAACTACTAAAACTTTTTTTCAGGGAGAGCAAACTGACGACATTAATGCTAATTACGCCCTAACAGAATATAGAACTTTTGATGATAACCCACTTACTGAAGAAGAATTTTTACATAAAAACGAAAGAGGCGTAAGAATTTCTGAAAAATCAATATGTCTAGGTGATTCTTCAACAGACCTAAAAGACTATTTTTCACCTCATCCTAGTTTTATTTTAGATCAAGATAGACGACAATACGAAACATATAACACTTTTACAAATGCGAGCATATTAAATATTGATAGCGAGAATGGAGAAGTAGATATAGCAAATTTAAAAACAAATAAAAAAGAGTTTTTAAATGGAGTAAATTTATTTTTTGAGAAGAACTATGTTGCTTCCCTTACTGTTTTAGCAACGGGCCAAAAGCAGGACATAAACTCTTTAGCCAGCTTTATGGAGAAGGAGAAGAAGTATTATATAGAAAGAGACATATATATAGATTCTGATGTATATAGTCAAGCTAACTCTATTTCGCCTACATTCACATCTTCTGAGTCGTCTGATAATAGAAACCCTTTCAGTGTTAGCGCGGCAACCCCTAATCCATTTTCTATGGGAGAAGAGAAGCATTATCTTACGCAAGTTTACCATGAGGACCATAGCGCCTTTCCTTATAATGATTACGATTATTATAATTCACAGCCAGAGATACTCGAGGAGTATACTTACCTGAATAGGAAGGACTCTATAATTTCTGATTTCTCTGTTAACAACATAACAGAAGCTAGGTCGTATTATCCCAATAAGTATGAATCTGCTATATTTTCGACAAGCCATAAAGCTCTTCCAGAAGAAGGCTACTCTATTTTAATGAATACTGGAGCGCATTCAGTTTGGCCCAATGGTATAGATGTAGGTAACTACGCATCAAATAAAGCAGATATATCTTTTACTGGTTTGAATCCGGGTGCATACTACGAAGTACAAAATAGAGCTAGCGCTGCCTCAGATTGGAAAACGGTCTCTCCTGCTGTATTGGCAACGACAGAAGGAGAAAAGATAACAGAAAAAGATGTTGTTGACCTAGAGAGCGATAGTCAAGCAAATTATAGAATCTTAGAGTGGTTCCCTAGTGCTGTTATGCTGAATTATGAGGGTATTTCGGTACCTAGCGAGACCCCAGACTCTCTAATATTACAAAGTACCGCGTCGTCGAATAGGGTTTATGATATATCGAAGCAAGAGCACTCCATAACAAATTCAAGCGTAACTTCTTCTGTTAATCATGAATTGGTGTTTGGTGGCGGCTCTTCATTGACCATATTGCCTCATCGTTCTTTAGATATCCAGAAAGGTGAGTTCTCCTTGGAGTTCTTTCTAAAGAGCTTAAATGGAGACGGTACTATATTTGAAAGACAGGGAGCTATAAAGGTATATATAGATACAAACTTAAAAGTAGACTTTAATGGTGAGACTGTTATAAATTATGAAATTGGTTCTATTGGAGCTACGGCTAAACATATAGCTATTTGTAAACATGTTGTTAATCGAAATCGTGATTATGGTACGGTTTCTACTATTAGTTTATTTGTTGATGGAGAAAGGGTATTTAAAGATAAAGAAATAAGCTACAGTGATTATTCTTTTATTTCCACAAAAGATTTAGTTATTGGTTCTGGCTTAAATGCCACAATTTCTCATTTAAGGTTCTACTCTGGTAAATCTATTTATAAGGATGTTGATAAGTTTGATATTCCTACGCCTCCGTTTACGTCAGAGAGTAGCCCAAGGAAATACAAAATATTAAAACTTAATTATAACAGAATCAAGGGTAATTCAAAATGGATAATAAATAAAAACACTTTTGATAATACAAATCCACCTTGGGACTATCAATCAACAGATGTAGTTGAATCAGACGAGACTACAAAACACTCATATGAGTGGTTTTCTGAGGCCTCCAATAACCAAGATAATACAAAAAGCAGAGCCATGGTAAATTATTTACAGCGCTATGCCTATAGAGCGCCGAATAACCCCCATATAAACAAAAATTATGATGGCACCCCAATAGAGATAGAAGAAAATAAAGCTATAGACCTTAATAGTAAAGTATTTCCAGAAACATATCACTACAGAGTGAGGCGGGGCGGTTCCGACGGGGCCAGATTTACCGCACCCGCTCCATATTATTATGAATACAAGGGTGATAATGAAATTTTCAAAATAAGGAATAGTAGAAAAGGTGGCGAAGATAACGCTACCATACCTAGTTACTCCCAAAAACATGGTTCTTTTAAGAACGGCTCAAGATTAAGGGTTACTAAATATGTCTATAGGCTATATACAAAACACGCTGTTGTCGTTGGGGACAGTGGGTATAAAAACTCAAGGTCATCTCAGCAGGGATGGAATTACCAACTGCAATATAAGGTAACAGGCGAGGACTGGAAAGATGTTGACTCCACGGAATCTTACCAAGATTATATAGTCTTTATGAATGAGGATGGGACTTATGATCCTAATTCTTTTGAGAACACTGATCATTCTTTTGTTTTGCCTACTCTAATAAACAAGACTAGCATAACAGAAAAATACACCCCAGATCAAATAAAATTTAGAATAGAGAAGAGGCAAAATTTAACTATATCAAATGCAGGGACGGAAGTCGATGTATTTAAAAAATTAAATCCTTTACCTATTGAAGTAAATATACCTGTTGGCGGTGCCCTGTTGGATTTAACCCAAAAGGCTGCGTCGGATACTGACTCTAAGCAAGAAGGCTATTCAACTTTCGACAACGCTACCGACTTGCTAACTGTAAACTTAGACTCTACTCAAAATTATATATTACAAAAAGATGTAGATGAAAAAATACTATTAAGTTCTGATATAAGTGATGAATTAAAAGTAAGATCAATAGAAAGAAACGACTTTATATTAGACAAGAGATACTCAGAAACCGAAGCCGACTTGCAGGATAAGTTTTCCGATGGTGATAGCGCTTATTCAGTCCTTGAGGATGGTAGATCTTATACAATAAATGGTCTAGACAAGTTGTTTATTTATAAAGATGGAGCATCTTCAAAAGAAAGTTATAAGAGTATTGTTGGGGTAGAGCCTAGCGGAATTGAACTGTATAGAAAGGAGAAGTCATATAAGACAAGCAATTCGGTAGGCACCGCGGAGACTATCTCTGGATTAGATCCGAGCCAGACAAAGTATTTCTTCACTCCTGATATAACTAGCAGCCACTTTGACGAGCTTCAAGGGATGACTGACGACGCTTTGGTTGATTTTACAGCTAAGTCTTTTGTTACTGGCAATAATGAAGAAACTGTTTCTACAGGTATAAGCAATATAGCTTTTGAGCCTATACATAAATTCAGAACAGATATAATGACCGGCAAGTTTACGGTTGATGCAAACGACAATGGGAAAACCTTCTTATGTTCTGGGGCGAATGCTAGTGGCATAATATCGCATGGAGGTGATTATAGCTTTGATGTTTTTAATATAAGCGATAACGCTATTGAGTTATTTAAAACAGAAGCGGATAGCTTTAACAGCCCTGTGCATACCCTAAGTCCGACTGGTGGAATGGAGTTTTCTTATAAAGACTCTTCTTTGACTAGCGGCCCCTCCACTGGAGTTATAACCCCTTTACCTTCTATTGTCAGCTTTGATGATAACTACTATGAAGGAGAAGATGGAGAGCCAGAAGTGTTCTTAATAGATGGCATTTCTGGGTTGGATTTGAGCGCCGGGAACTTAAGCTCGAAGTCTTTGTTGGTTAATATTTCTGACAGAGACTGTGCTGTGGCTGGGGCTTCTCTCGGCTCTATGTCTGGCATGCTCTTTGATAGTGATGCAAGTAGATCCAATCTTGTTGATTCGGGGGTCATAGTGGTGGACCACGATCAAATAGTTTTAACTAGCGACGATTCAGGGCTGACGGGAGTAATAAATACAGATTCTACCTTAGTTCTGCCTTCTGGTTTTAGTGATGCTGAGCATGTTACTTTCCTAAACTCGAAGAACGAAGAGGCTAGGGTTATATCTGCTTCTGGATATGGAATAAATGAAGGGGCGGGTACGGAAGCCAAGTCGGTATACTATATACCTAAAAACGAGGCAGTCAAATTTACGCTAGATGGCGACAACCTAAACTCTAATATCAAGTGGTCTGCGTCTAGCGTTGATGTTGTTAAATACAATCAATTAGAAGTTTTAAGTAGCATTAGTGATAATAAGGTTTTCGTTCATGATGAGGATGTAGACGTACTAGTTGCTTCTAATTTTTCTGGTAAGACGTTTAGTGTTGTTAGGTCTCAGATAGATGACATAGACTTTTCAGACCTTAGAAGCCAAAAGACACCTATACTTAGAGTGTTTGTTGGAGACAGGCTTATGTATTCAGCTAAGCCCGGAGTTCTTGGGGTAAAGGTTACGGAAAGCGGTGGAGTGTTTGATTTTGAAGATATTGATGTAATATCAAAAAACATAATCTCCATAGCGCCAAGTAGCCATGGTAGGGTCTTCTGTCTTTCTGGGTCCGGTGAGGAAGTGAATTTCTTGTTCTCTAATGATATTTACGCTGGTAACTTTGAATTTTTCTTAATTACAAACAAAGCGAGGTTTGATTTGGGTATGAATTTTGAGTCTCAAGGTAATGTATATAAGTTTAATGATCAGGAGGAAGGCGGGGAATTTTCAGAAACAGTTACGGGAATGGACGCTACCGTTATGGTTAGGGTTTCTAAGACAAAGAAAGAGGATGGAAAAGAAGTAGCTGGTGAGAAAAGATTTTTTATCGAGGTAGTTGGCCAGAAGGGCAAAGGCAGAAGAAGCTCTAATGTATATAAAAGTTCTCAAGAAGAAAACTTCAAAGAAGAAATTTTAATTAATAGGAGCAGGGGTCTAGATATTGAACTTCCTACCTTAGATTCTAGTTACGCTCAGAATGAGCCCTACAATGTGCTTTATATTAACGCATCTGAAACATCTTCCAATATAAACTACCCGGTAGAAGCGGTGTCTTCCGACGAAGGAACCTATAAAGACGAACAGTATTCTTTTTCTACTAAATTACATTACTATAAAAATCAAGAGGATTCTGTTAGCCCTTATGACAATTTTACATCGACAGATATATATAAAAGCCCTGACTCTAATAGGATAAAAAATGGAGACGTTGCTATTATAGACGGCTCGCTTGCTAGCATAAATCTAAAATCATTTTTAAATCCTGCGTTCAAGATTGTGAATAGATTTACAGAGGACACGGTTGCCGAAAACCTAGTTAGGCAAATATCTTGTGGTGCAGACAATACATTGACTTTACCTAACCATGGTTTAGTTACTAATCAAAGAATAAACTTTTCATGCGATAGGCTAACTAACGCAGATTACTTCTGGAAGGGCACAAAAGAAGAGCTAGAAACTGCTAGTAACACTATAGATGGCACTGCTTTAGTAGATGGAGATACGGTCATAACCGTAGAGGGCGGAAACTACTTTATTTATTCGTACAGCCAGACGGTTCTAAATACTCAGCAAGAGAGCTTTGTTTCCCCTGAGTCGGATGAGATGGACATCACAGATGAGGGAGCTCAAATAACCGATGTGAATAAATTCTTTTTCAGGGTTAATAAAGGTTCTAACGTAACTGACGTTGAAGCGGGCCAAATATTTGATTTCGCTGATGATGACATAACCTACGCTGATAGACTAAACGATGATGCTGACGGTTCTATAGCCAGCATACTTAGCTTGAGTTTAAACGTGGATTCTGACGATGGGTTTAATAAAACTCAGACTTACTTTGTTGAAGTCGTAGACGAAAATAGCTTTAAATTATACTCCAACAGAAACTCTGTCGAACCTTCGCTTTCTATAGCTTCTGCTGATTTTGATGCTAATAAATACTTCTTGTCTGATACATTTTATGTTACAGATGAAGAGTGTTCTAGGGCAGATATTATAAATTTAGGAGATCAAGATGAGCCGTTAAAGAATTTTGAAGAGAATCAGAACATTTTTGGAGATAGCCCTAAGGTGGATCTCGAGAAGGTTGTCGATCTGTTTGGTCATAGCAACGGAACATATACTAGCGGAGACTTGGCCCAGTCCGGGGTTCATTTTGCTACTGGGTATAATGGAGCTGCAGACGGGCTAAATATATCAAGCCTTTCCTCTTCTAGACATATAGTATCATATGATAAATTTCATACAAGATCTTCTGACTTAAGCGATCACAACAATGACTACTTTATAAATTCTGACCTAGAAGCTGTAGAAATAAACGGAACTACTGAGCTTAATAAAAACAGAGCATATAAATACTCTAGCTCTACTTTTAATGTTCAAGACCCATCTCTATCTACATCGGACATTATATATTATCCAAAAAATGAGATACATATACCAAATAGAAAGAGCCTGACTAGAGATCAAGCTGATAAAAAGTTTGGTTATAATTTTGTGTTCATAAAGCCGGATGTTCATAATGAAGATTTGTTGATAGTATTACCTTCCGAGAGCTGGGCGGGTAAGCTCGAAAGCGTAGCTGTGGTCAATATGCATAATAGGCCGATAACTGTAGTAGACTTTGATAGAACGGTGACTCAGGTTGTAAATGCAAACTCGGCAGCTTTTATAAATAATGAAAATTTTGATACTGTCGCTCAACATGCAATAGTAAGCAATAGTGCCAATGGTTATAGTTTTTCTGATAGTAGCGTACTTGAAGATGGCGTCTTTACTGTTGCTCATGGCGGGAAAAAAACAGAAAAGTATTATGCTTTTCATGAGGGGATCTTTGTGTTGGACTACTCTACCCAACATGATAAAACAATTTTTGTAGAATCTAACATAACATTTAGTTTTCCATATTTATATTCGCCGGATGGGGCAACTAATTATGTGTCCAGCGAGACGTATCAACCTGCTGGAGATGATAATAACTTTAAGTTCGAGTTAATTAATATATCAACAAAAAGAAAAAATGAGTTATATTTTGAAAAAGAAATATACCCCAAGGCTGTATACGATGTCTCTGTAGAAAACTTTGATACAGGGTCTGGTTTTGATGCAGATGCCTTAAAAACTTTTCTTGTTAACGGCGCTAATCAAAGCAAAGCCGATAAGACTAATCATGCTCAAACTAATTTAGATAGCGATTTCGACTATCATGTATTTGGAAAAGAGATTAAGCTTGACTTAAGCGTTTATTATAGGGCTATAACCTTGGATGAAGCTAAGCGAGCGAACTTCTTGTTAAATCCGCAAACGCCGATAGACCTCGATGAGTCAACTTATTATAGAATAGTGGGCGTAGGGGGAGAAAATAATTCAACTCTAACAATAGCCAATAATATATACGAAAACATAAAAATAAATTCTGTTACTCTGGTTGGTGACGGGCTAAGTGAAGAAGAGGTTTCCACTGAGCTAACCTACAAACAAAATTTGCAAAACAAAATATTAAACTATTTTGCTGATGAAAATCTAGGACAGTTTGTTGAGGCGCAAGAGCTAGAAGACGGGCAAACTACAACCATAATTACAACTGCCATAACGTCTAATTACTTAAATAAAGATAAAGTTTTAAGGTTGAGCGTGGGAGACATAACACTAATGGATCAGATTAAAGACTTCCATGTGTCTAGAATATTTGATAATCAGGGAAATATCTTTAACAGTGATTCAGAAATTAGATACATTGACATAGATAGAGAGTCAGATATAATACATCTCAAAAGAGAAAATGTATACTTTGATCTAGGGGTGTCTGGCGACAAATACTTTAGGTATGTGTTAACCAACCCTGCTAATGTATATTTACCTTCCAGAAAAGAGCTGCAAAGTTACCCTGAAGACGTTCATTTCCTTATTGCTAACGCATCTTGGGAAAGCTGTAATGTGATTTGTCCAGAGGGCACTGGGGTGATTGCTACTCAGGCCGTAGCTTCTAGCGGTGCTATAAAAATAAAATGGGAGAAGGCTAGCAACTCTTTTAGCGTGGTAGCTGATGCTGTCACAGTTACGGTTCTTGATAAGACTATCTTCTCTTGTGATTACGGCGCTTTTCTTGCTTACCAACCCAATACGTCTAGCTATCCTGTTAAAATACATAAAGATGCTGGAGAAATCAAGATTATAAATAATACCGCATCTACCTTCTATGTTAAAAACTTTAATGCGTCCAAGAGTATAAATGGATCCACTAATTCTTTTCCTGTATCTAAGTTTAGTCATACAGACTTCGAAGAGTATAAAGAAGATTTTAATATAAGTCGGAAAGTTAGAGATACTGAATTTGTTAGAATAAAAGATAGCGGCTCTTTAAACAAGAGTATATACGAGAATGGAGTAGTGCTTTTCGACGCTGCCACGATAAAGTCTTTTTCTATGACTGAGCAAGGCTTTTTTGCTACTAACTTTGTGCCCTTAATAAGGACAAAAGAATTCGAAGACTTTATGGAGGGAGGGACTATGTCTTACGAATTTGATCTCTCGAGGGGTAGTCTTTTTACTCTAGAGTATTTTGTTGTAAACGAAGCGGGAACCATAAAGAATATAAACACTTATAGGCCCTGCTCTTTTACCTCAGATGGAAAGAACGCTAACATTGAGAAAGAATGCTTTTTGTCTGAGTTTATTTTGGACTCATCTATAAATGATAAAATCATAATGACTAATAGGGAGTATGATTATGTCATGAAAAAGACTAATAATGTTGCATTTTCTTTATTTAGTCGCTTTGATGAGGGCCTCGGTGAAGGGGTTAAGATGTTTAGGCTTGACGACTCGGGGCACAAGTTTGAGATTGATACAGATTCAGATGACAATTATCGTGATTTATTAAAAGCTTCTGATTTCGAGGTGACAAAAAGGAATATATTCTCTGTGAATCAAGCAGGGGAAACAATTAGCTTTCTTAATCAACAAACATATACTGATTATATAGATGAAGTCGATGGTACCTATGAAGAGGAAGAAGGTGAGGCATATTTGATAAAAACTTTTTATGCAAATAAAGACGAGTACAAAGGAAAAATAATAGTATTTAATAAGCCTTATTTAATTTCTAATAAAGATCCGGGATCCGATACCGTCTTTATAAACAATAGTAAGTTAAGATGTTATATAGACGAGAAATACTATAACAGGCACGGGTTCGAGGCTATCAGTGATTACCTTGAGAAGTCTGAGGCTTCCTATGAGGGTTTTTATAATATCGTTAATAAGCCTAAGTATCTATTAACAGATAATACTAAAATAAATGTTCTAAATCATAATGCAGATGCTGAATTTTCTGGAGAAATAAATGGGCTTAAAGTTGTAAATGCCTCCAACGCAACGTTAAAGTGTGACGGAAAAATAATTTATTCCTTAGAGGCGGCAACATACAATTCTAGCACAGACATATCTTACTCAATGTGCCCGACTGCACAAAGAAAAGATTGGTTCTTGAAGCTGGAGGGCATAGATATACCTCATCAAGAAAGAGATTTAGAGTATTACAACGAAAGGGAAGCCGAAGCCGAAAGACTGACTCAAAAAAGAGGAGCTAATACAGAATACAAAGGTACGAGATACAGATTTTCCAACATATTTAATACTAATCGATATGAACCTGAAAAAGAAAGATCTGGTTACGAGAGTATAGCCGAGCTTGATAGTAGATATATATATGGAGTAACTCTTTATGGCAACAAAAGGGGAGAAGAGAAAAAGATAGAATATGATGCTGACTTTACTGATTACGCTTTAAGTGGTTTGAAACTATCTTGGGATATGCCTCAGGATACCATAGCTTATTCCATGAACACCGGCCACGAGAGGCTAAGCTATTGCAAAGAGTTCGACGAAAGAAATGGTTTAGTCACGTTATCTGGCGTTGATAAAGATAGGATCTATGTAGTAGAAGACTTTGAAGAGACCTACTATAACTTCGTATACTCAGCAGTTAGGGGCGCTGGGACGGATGCTTACCCTTTTTATAAATACCTAAGTAAGCCGTTCGATACAGAAAATTTTGGGGAGTTGAGGTCTGTTAAGTTCCAGCCAAGAATAAAATATAATGGAGAATGGAAAAAGCCGGGAGAAAAATTTATTGGCGTTGCTGGGGTCACAGACTATCAAGTTGAATACATATATTTCACACAGCTAAAAGCTAGCCAGTTTATATCTGCTCAAGAAGACCTTAAACTTCTAGAGGAAGCAGAAAAAGAAGACTTAAAAGAGTATAATGAAGAATTGCTCAGCAAGGTAGATAAGAACACGGCTATTGGGCAGTCTAGTGGGGTGGTCTACCCTAGGTGGAGCAAGGTGCCCGATGAAGGGGTGAGTGAGTCAGAGTTTATGCTGGCTAAAGTTGAAAAGAAAACCACAAATGGAACCAATAAAGAATTAATACAAGGGAGAAAGCTAAAAGATATTCAAGGTTCTTACGCAGAGAAAGTTATCGAATCTGACGATGGAGAAGAAGTGATTGAGGGTCAGGGCTACTTTGAGTTCAAGATACCTTACGATAGTAGGTTCACTCATGTCTTTCAAGCTGCAGGTTCTCCGGGAATAGAAGAAGTGGAATTTGCGAATGAAGGGTCAGACGCATATAAAACCGATGGTTATTATCGTTTTAAGGTCATACTGGAGAACGTAGAGGTAGTCGTAGGGGAAGAAACAAAATCGGCGGTGAGGAACTTTCCCGGGTATGAATACGAAATAAAATCTAGCTTTAAGGTCACCAACAATACGGGTAAAGACTTATTAACGGTGTCCTTGAAGTCGGAAGACTCGGCCCCTTTTGTTGCTAATGATACCATCAGAAGCCTTAACTTGGATTTTAATACCGATGCAGGCCAAGAGGCCATAATGACAGACTCGGGTACTTATCACCAAGGATTTGCTAAGAGGGTGGCTATAGCTCAAGGGCACGCGAAGAAAACTTTAAAAAATTCTATAGGTCATTCTTTTATTCCTTTTAATAGGTATGGCCATAACTTTTATGGACTTTCTTTCGTTTCAACTTTAAATAAAAAAACCTATAGCTCCATAAGATTTAGGCTTAAAAAATTAATAGATAAGAAGCTATTTTTTGAAGATCTGAAAGAAGGACAGTCTGACGACTCTGCCCAAACGACAACTTACAATAATGAAAAAAGCCCGATAGCTACTTACTTAGACAGGGGGACTTCTGGGCTTAAATATAATTTAGATACAGAGGTAAATTCCATATCTTACCATGACGTAGCAAGGCCCGGGGGCGTTTTAAAAATGAAGTACCCTGATTGGGAAGATGTTGTAATTAGTAATGATAATTTAAAAATAAACAAAGAGCTTTCCAATGGAGACGCTATAGTGTTTAAAAATGACAGCGGAAGCATAAAGTCTGGGCAGCCATATTTTATAAGATTTGCTACTGCTTGGCAGGAGGTCTCTGAAGAGGTGAGCGCAGAAGTAGAAGTTTTAAGGATATTTACTACAGACACCAGTATAGATGGTTCTAATAAAATAGCATATGATGGCGGCATAGAAAACAATAGGTACAAGATAGTTAATTATTTTGATTTAAGTTATGTTGATGAAAATTCTCATAGATCTAAAACAAACCTAAATAGAAATGTATTAAAAAATATGTATTTTTATGGCTGGAATATTAAGAACTATGAAGACCCTGATCCGATCACTACCTTAAATTATCCTCTTGTGGTTGGCGGCCTGAGGCTGTTTTTAGAAGCTCCGTTAACAGAGGTTGGTGATGCCTATATCGATACTTGGGGTGGCAGAGGCTTAAGTGGGGACAGCCTTAGATTCAACCTTGAACTTTCTGCTATATCCAAAAGTTGGCATGGGGAAGATATTAATGCAGGAAGTTTCGCGGCGCTAGTTGGGCTTGACGTAGAGTATATAGGAGATACTGAATCTTATCCTAGTTCTCATTGGGTAAATGAAGATATATTCTCTTCTTATAAAAATGTTTTATATAGGACGAATACTCAAATAGAGTTAGTAGAAATTAACGAGGCGGGGGTTTCCAAAATATTAATAAAATTAGGTAAAAATAAAAACTATAGATATATTTACAAGAGTGAGCCTGATAAAATTACTAAAGTAACTCTAAATGGTAGCGATATTTCAGCCGGTCTTGCTGCAGAAGCAACCACAGGGGGAGAGGTATTTAATACTAATGAAGACTTGGTTATAGAGATGAATGTTAGCCTCGCAGAGTGGGAAGATGAAAAGGGAGATCCAGCGCAGCCTATGTATAGCCTTGGATCGTCGAATCTAAGTCATGCAAGCGAGGTCAAAAAAGCTATTTATGAAAATTTATGTATAGTAGAATTGGCGGAGTACGTAGACCCTAACCCGTCTGACGACAAATCCGAAGATGATGTTTATAAGGTGGAGTATTTCGACTACCAAATACCTTCTTTAAACTCAGATGAAGTCTTCGGGGCAGAGCATAGCACCCTTAAGGATGTTTTTCCGTCTTACGATACAGAGGGTTTCAGCCCGCTTTTATCTTATGGGGAAAAAGCGAACAATCTGGTTGATTATAATAATAATGGCTTTACGGCAAGCCTTATGTATGACATGGGCATGCCAGCTATTTGTGAGTATGTTTACTTAGACTTTGTCAATAAAAAACTATTATCATTTTCTATAACTAATTTTTGGGATGGGTTTGAGCATAAATTTGAGGGTCCGGGTCAAATATATAGAGTGCAGCCAATTGACTTTAAATATATGCTGCAAAAATCTACAGACGGCAACACGTGGACAGATATTAAAGAAAAAATACAAAAGAGGTCAAATTTTGCTATCTCAGTAGATGAAGAATTAGATAGTACTAATAAGTTTAGGATGAAAATAATATCTGTAACTATACAGTACAAGAGAGAAGACACAAGTATTGCTGTCTATGATACTGTTAGTTTAGATAAGCTTAGGGTGCCATTTAAATGGACATCTGCCATAAAGGGCTCAGACTTGGAGGATGGCGTCTACGATGCCTCTAGTGGCTTGTATATGCATACTATAAGCATGCCGGAGAACTATAAGATAGGTAAGTCTGTTTCATTTCCTAAGGATGGGTTTACTAGGTTTGGTGAGTTTAACTATGTGAAAGGGGGTATTCCTTATACTCGGCTTTACATGATTGACTTCACTCATTCATTAAGGGCTAATTATAAAGACCCAATAAAAAGAGGCGGTATATCAAAAGTTGTCTTAACTAATAGAGGAGAAAACTATAGAACAGAGCCAACTATAACGATACCTGCGCCCACTGAAGATGGGGGGACTCAGGCTGCGGCATCTGCCGTCATAGAGTCGGGTAAGGTAAAGCATATCGAGGTTGCAAATTCTGGGTCTGGGTATTCTGAACTAAGCTCTAAGACTAAGCAGTTAAGAAAAAGAATAGAAACCTCTCGAGCTTCTTCTATCCCTGTTCTACATCATACCTTAGAAATAATAAGCAATACAGAAAGAAGCTTGTCTTTCTCTAGCCCACTAGAGGCTTTTAAGGCTCAGTCTGGCTTAGAGATAATAGACGTTATAGTTACTAATAATGAGTCCTCGCTGCCTAAAGAAGTACAAGAAGAGTTTGGCTTGACTCTTAAGCAAACAGAAAAAATACAAGACTATATTAAAGACGAAAACAATGGACTCAGAAAGAGTAGGGATTATCCTAAAGTCGACTTAATTAAAGGGACGCCAGATAGTGATGATTGGGGTTTCATACAGGACATTGCAGACAATATACAGAAAAGAGCTAACTTTGCCTCGGAGATGCTTTCTCAAGTAAAAGAAGCCCAATCTTATGGTAGCGATTTTTTTGAGGAGGACTCCCTAGGTACGGAAAACGAGTTCGTACAAGGCTTGCATCAGGAACATTCCAGCGATGCAAATCTTACTGAAAACGTAAGTAGTAAAATTCAATTTGACGGCTCTGGCAACGCAGTTATATACGAGACTTTTCCAAGTGTTTCCTCTGCTTCTGCGCTTGCAATTGCAAACAATTCTTCTGTTGCTGACTACAGAGTAATAAATAATAAGGAGGCAGCTAAAGCTACCCCTTGGCTTAGTTCTTTTTCTAGATCCGATAATCCTGCTTTACCTAAGTCCTTTGGCATAGGGCCGGGGTCCGAAGTCTCTTCTGAAGTGTTTAATAGTTACGCAAGGGCCGTGAATTACCTAACTAAAATAAGAGTAGAGGCTCCTATATACGCAAAGGTAAGAAGATACAGACAAGTGCAATGGAGGTATATATCTAATCCAAATATGGCTGGGCTGACTTTTTCTGGCCTATCCGACTCAGGTGCGAGTGACTTTCGATATGGAGACTTAGAAAACACCTTTGACTACTATACTCATGAGGACGCTATATCCAAAGTTAACTTTATTACTTATATAGACCCAACTGATTCTAAGCTTAAGGTAGCTCATTTTTCTGGGTTTACCGGTGACGGGGTCGAGAATAGAAAGTACCCTAATAAAGATAGCGAAAATCCTGCAAATATTAATAGCTTCGATGGTGCTCCGGTCAACGCTAGCACAATATGGGACATATTTGAGGAATCAATGACCAAAGAAGGCGAGCTGAGGGGTTATGAAGAGTCTGGCAATAAACATCCCAAAAATATAGGCTTGCCCAATATAGTAAATATACCTGAAGAAATGGGTGTGCACTGTAATCCCCACGTAAAGGTAGGCGGGAGAATGCTTAAAGAGGAAGGGGTGCCACTACCTACACCTGTTAATAAAATAGCTTTTGCCTATGGTGGAGATTTAGTCTACTCTTCTCCTGTGTATGATGTATCAGATGACACGTGGCCGGTGCGCGAGAGGCACACAAAATCATCGGGAGAGATAAGCTACGAACGGTTTGGCGAGGTAGAGGGAAGTTCTCTTGTCGATATAAGAGGTTCGGAAGAATATATAAAAGCTGCTTACGAAAATCAGATAGTATTTGGCTGTCAGACTAATGGAAAACCTTTTTGGTCGGCATTTCTTAGGACTGTTAAGGTTTGGACAGAGTATGAGATTGTATCTTCGCCAGAATTTATGGAGAGTTTGCCGGAGGGTATAAGAGATAGATACAGGCCAGAGGAATCTAAGCTTAGATGCGAACTGTTCTTAAAAAGAGTTACCTGTTCTAATGGCGTAATAGGTAAAGTTGATAAAGCTTCTGGCTATCATAATATATGCAGCGATGGGGCGAAGAGTTTTAACAGAACTCACAGCTACGAAGAAACTTTTAATTTATCTGATGGAGATAATGTCATTGGGCCGAAGGTTTCAATAGATGAGACGTCTTCTTTAGTTCAGGCTAAAGCTAAGGATACTTTTGTTATTGAGCCTGAGTTTGATCTGAGTCTTGCTATATACTCTGCTAATGAAAGCATAAAGGCTATCAGGGCTGGTTTTCATCATCCTAATGACTACATTGGGCCTTGTATCCATTATTGTATGCCGGGGCAAGTTAAGTACCTAAAGGTCTCTAATGACCCTTTAATATTCGATATGAGCAAATGAACAAGTACGAAATAAACAAGTCTAAATATTATGAGCCTGTAAATGTTGATAGAAGCGGGTTCACTAATAGAAGTAGGTCTATTAAAAATTTAAAAAAAGAAGAGCCGAAAAAGAAGTTGCCGAGTAAAGCGAAAATGGTAGCTAATCTAGCAAAGAGCCTTGCTAAAAATACTAAAGCTGCGTTATCTGGTGACGACTTAGTAGCAGATACAGAGGTAAAAAACAGGAGAATGGACCTATGCAGGGCTTGCGCGTGGTTTATAAAAGACGGCCAGAGGTGCGGTAAGTGTGGCTGTGTAGTGCCCCTGAAGGCCTATCTAGCTCAGGAGAGCTGTCCTATAGGGAAATGGTAAACTGTCGCCTTGGATGAATAAAATACGTCTAGCGTACTATAAATCTAAAAGACATACAGTCTCCACTTTTAAATCTTTTTTAGTCTAGCTATAAGCTCAAAGGTTTTGGTTTTTGGTATATCCTTGGCCGATTGGAACGAGTCTGCTTTAGGAAAATCCTCGTCTAACAAGCGGGTCTTGACCATGTCAAAAGATACTCCTTTGGTGTCCATCACTTTTTGTAAGAGAGATGTCGGGTCCGAGTCTGTTTTAGGGGAGGAGGGCTTTGTTGAGCTCTGAGAGAAGGCTTGTTTGCCTCCCCCCATTTCTTCTTGCCCTACGATATTAACCTTAAGGAAGTTCCTAACACACCTTACAAAGGCTCTGTTTTCAGCTGTGGCCGCAAGAAAATTAGAAGCGAAGCTATAAGTATTATCTTGGTGAGCGTCAGCTAAGGCGGAAAAGATTACTGATTTATTGTCTGTCTCGTAGTTAGGAGACCAGCTTATAATGCAGCTCGTAGCAAAATACTCTTGGCTGGCTGCTACTACTTCGTAAGAAACAGAATTAAAGCCTCTGATTTGAGCAAGCTCTTTGATTCCCCCAAGTAGAATCAATAAATCTCTATCTTCTAGGAGAGATACGTCTGTTTCGTTTGTTTTTTGCTTATTGGGGACCAAATATTCTTTTCTGACCATTTTTCTCCAGTCTACTGAGCCGTCTTCATTAAAGACATAGTCTATAGGTGGGTTCTCTAGGAGGCCACTTGTATTTCTGGAGAGCTTTTCGGCGTTAATCTCAACTTCTTTAGCTTTGTCGGTCATATTATGATGATAACACTAACTTAAGGTTATGTCAAACAAAAAAGCCGCCCCAAATAAGAGGGGCGACTCGTTGTTGCCTGCTGTCGATTTAAAACAGGCGAAGACTTAGTGGTGCTCTAAAATGCGCCGAGCGCATTAACAAGTTAAACTAAGCTAGAGTAGCTCGGGGTTGTCTCCGGCTGCTATTTGTCGAAAAATATTAAAGGCTTCTCTTAGAGCGTTTCTGTATTGCTTCCTGTATTTAGAGAAGGCTTCTTGGTGTTCTTTATACTTTTCGTCAGCAAACATTTCGCCTACTCGTATCTTTCTGGCCTCTGCCCCTTTTTCAACAATACCGTCCTCGGCCATTTTTCTTGATATAAAAAAACGTTCTCCGTGGTACATTAGATTACTTCGGGCGACTCCGCCTTTCAGGTGATTGGGGCTGAGGTTGAGGATGTACTTCTTGCAAAAGTTCCATGAGGGGAGTTTCTTCGTGCCTTCTCTGATATTTAAATTTTCTGACAGAACAAACTTGCCAGAGTCGTCTTTTACTATTTTTCCTTTTAAGATAGCAAGAAGAGGGTGAAGTAGGACTAGTTTTACTTTGCTTACGTTAAACTGGTCTTTCCTGTCTCCTACTTTGTACTTTGAATCCTCTGTTAGGCGAAATACGTCTTTAGCTTCCTCTGAGAAGGCGCTGGATAAATAGTCAAGGTTTTTGATTATAAACTTAGATAGCGCGTCTTGGTACCCATACCTTCTAGCGTGGTTCTCTACGTTTGTAACGTTACCTTTGAATGTGTATCCCTCTGTTCGTGCTTTGGTTGTTTCAAAGGACGAGTTTGGTAATCTCAGAGATACGTTTCTCAGTCTATCTTTTATAAATTTATAGATAGATACTGGGTCGTTTTCATCAGATTTTTCTAAGCCTGCGTACGTGGCCGCTTTTGGTGTGCTTTGCTGAGGAAAAAACCTGAGAATAATATCGTTATTCTCGCAGTCTTCATAAAACTTTCGTAGCTGTTCCTCAGTAAAGGGTTGCGACAAGGAGCTTGCATTAGTAGCAACGCCTAGATGAGCATTTTCCCCTACCAAAAAATGCCCTTTATACTTAGGGTTTTTAGGTAGCGCAAGTAGCTCATTAAGGGTTATCCTAGAGGCTTTTTCTTTACCTGTTCCGTCGTAGACAGTAGCGTAATTTTTGCCGCAGTCTACTACGGTCATCTTGTTCTGCTCAATCCTGAATTGGCTTTCGTCAATCCAGTTCCTTTCTGCGTTTTTTGTCGAGTCGCTCATCTCGGATTTATTCTGACTATATGTAGTCTTCATTTCCGAATGATATCATAGACTTGTTAGCTTGTCAACACTTTTTTAAAAAAGCTTGTATTGAGTTGTTAAAATATATCCAGTATATTGAACGCCTAAAATACACAACTCTCTTAAATCTTTTCTGTGATCCAGAAGAAGTCCATTTCCTCCCAAAATTCCGGTACATCGATAATGGGGATAGGTGAAGCGACGAAGTTATCAACAGCTACTTTATTAAAATAAGCTGCTTTTCCGGGGTAAACTTTGTCTTTTTCTATTACAAATTTAGTAGTCCTAAACATTAAATTATCAACGTCTAGTTTGTTGTGATCGCGTACTGCTTTAATAGACTTATCTTGCAGCATTGCTATATCTTTATTTAAATTTAAAGATCTATATTTAAGATTTTTTAAAAATTGACCTTTTAAGTTGGTATATATGCTATTAGGGATAGAGCTTCTATCCATCTCTCTAGAGAAGTCGGCTGAGTAGCTGTCGTCTGTAACTAAATATATTACTTGTTGTATTCTCTCTTTGTTCTTGCAAAGTAAATCGATAGATATTGGCTTGCTGGTGACAACGACGCCGGGGTTGGAGAGTAGTTGCTGCTCCATGACCTCTTCATTAAAATGGTAGTCCATTCTTATGACGTGTCTGTCTTTAGGGGCTGGCTTACTAAACTTTGCGACCGCTGATGGAACAACTTCTAGAAACTCGCTATTCCATTTGGGTCCTATGAAAACTGTTCTGTTTTTGATTTTAACATCTATACCTAAAAGTCTAAATATAGACATTGCTACTTTTTCAGGCTCAATCGTATTTATTGTTTTGGGGTCCTCCTCTAGCATAAAGGAGTATTGCTTGCCGTCTTTGTGAGACTCTATGCCTACGAACTCTGAGTTTTTGTTCCAATAGCCTTTCTGGTTTTGCATAGGGCTATGAGAGTATAGAGCGACTATCCTTTTGTCGTAAGCTGAGGCTATGTGTACCGAGAAAGTATCTGCCCCAAAGTGAAGCAGGGACCTTTTAATAAGGAAGGCGCACTGAGCTATGGTCGTCTTACCTCTTAGGTCTATGCATCCGTCGAACAGGTTGTCTTTATGTTCTCCTAGTTGGACTATGTTAATACCGAGTTTTCTTAGCGGCTCTTGTATTATAGACAAAACTTCTCTCCATAGATCATAATTTTTGGAAGGCTTGGAGAAGGGGGAAAAAGTTAAATAATTATCTGCCGGAGCAGGGTAATATTTTTCTCTTATTTGAGGCTTGCCTATTTTAGAGCCAGAGGCTAGAGCATATTGTTCTACTAAGTGCATAAGTCTAATTCTATTTTATCTTTACCATTATGCTGGAAATTGTAAAGCCTTTGCGTTCCTAGGTGTAAAAGATACGCGACTTCGAAAAACCCTTCATGCTTACCTTGTCCTTCTAGCCAAAGCAGGCTGTCCATCTTTTTATCAAAAGGTATAACTTTATGGATAAATTCATTGCCTTCTAAGATTTCAAAATACTGAGGCGCGGTAGCAAAATATATATTATGTTTTGGATATCTCGACTTAATAGATTTTAATACAGATGTGGATAGAAAAACATCTCCTATGCTGCCGGGCATAGTAACTAAGATTCTGTTATCTTTTCCTTCTTCATCTAGGAAGTCTTCTATTTTAAATGGAATGTTTTCTTCGTTTTCTTGTCTGGCGGTTTTTCTAAAAAAGTCTTCTATGTTTTCTCTTGAAATCTTGTTTTCAATCTGCTTCATCCAGTATACGTGGCCTTCATTGTTTTCGTCAACGTCCATATTTAGGATGTTTTTATACATGTGAATTAACCATTCTGCGTTATCGTTGATTTGAGGCACTTGGTAATCTACATTTCTTGGTTTCCAAGTCAGAGAATCGAAGTCGTACTCCGCAAAGGGAGCGTTATCTATAAAGTCCTCTAAGAATTTGCCAGTCACTTCTGTGGAAAACTTACTTATAGCCCACTTCCTTGCTTTTTTCTCGAGTTCCCTTCTTTCTTCTGGGAGCATTCTAAAAACTTTGTCTAGATTTCTGGCGATTGAGTCAGGGCAAGTTGAAGCTTTTTTAAACTGCGTTCCGTGCTCTCTGTACTCAGACCAGCTCAGGGGCAAGGACCCCGACCCTTTTTCGCAGCTCTCTTCTCCGCAGCTATAGTTCGTGAGAAGGGTTATTAATTCGGTGAATTTAGCCTCTTGAACTGGTATTTCTTGCCCTCCGCTTGTAAAAGGGTGACAGTAAACGCTCATTAGGTTGTATATTTCGTTAAGCTGCGCTTCTTCTACCCCTAGACTAACGTTGCATGTATTTTGAGACTTCTCTTTAGAGCATATTTCGCATGTTTTGCCTTCGCCTTCGTATGGCTTTACATAAAAGTTTTTGCAGTTTTTGCAAATATGCGTAGTAATTACTTCATCTTTAGGTATGTCGTATTCTTCGCAGAGCCTGTGTATATTCCAGCCTTCTTTCCAAGAAGTATGTAGCAATAAATAGGTTTTTTTATTAGGCTTGCATGTTTCTTTCCATTTGGCATAACCTTCTATAAGATTAGGAACAGACTTCCTTAATTGATTTCTAAATACAAAACCAATAACAAAAGCATCTTCTTCTATTTTGAATTTATTTCTTAATTCTTTTCTTTTGCTGTCGTCTAGCCTATAAAACTCTTTATGGTTTATTACTCCGTGGACTGTTTTTATATGGTCATGGCCAAGTCTTTTAAACTCTTTTTCTGCGAAGTTGCTCCAAACCCAGTAGTTCTTGACGTCTTTGGCAATTTTTACTGCGTTTGGGTATAAAGGCAAAGAGTCTAGTGTCGTCCATAGGGCAGATGTGATTTTATTAAACCAAGGCTTTTTAACCATTGATTCGACTCCCCATATATCTTGAACAGCCATGAAGACGTCTGGTTTATATTTTTTTACCGTGGCATTAACAAAGTGCCCTCCGTAGTTTACGTCTCTTCCTTGTTGTGGGTCTTGATTTAGTTTTATTAATGTTTCTTGGTCTCCGGGCATCGTGCCTATCGATTCCCAAGGGGTCCTGTTTAGGGTTTTTTCGCTTTCGTTAGTGCCGCAACAATAATGGAAAATCTCGTACTTGTCCGTATTGTACAGGTACGAGAGTATTTCTTTAGAGTTTCTACCGAAGCCTGTTTTAGCTACTGCTGCATCACTCTGGAAGAGGATTCTTTTTTTTCTCATTACCAGACTACATCTTCGTCTGCCTCTTCTTTTTTAGCTTGAGGGGCTGGTGTCGGGTTCTTGGGATAATTACCCTTCTTGCTATTACCTACGGCAGCTTGAGCTTCCTCTAGGGAGTTTTGAAATATCGCATGCATCGAAAAGATAAAGTATTGCCTAAGAGCCTCAGCTTCCCCATATCTAAAGCCCATGGAAAATGTAGCTTTCTTCTCCGAGTCTTCTTTCGAGTCTGCTGTGACCCTAAAGTTGTAACCATGGTTGTCTCCTTGGGAGTACGGAGAGAAGTTCATCTTAGTGGCTCTGGTCTGGGTGCCGTGATACGCGGACCAGTCCGACTTTGTCTCGATGGCATTAATGATAGCCCCTAGCTCCATTACGTTAAGCTTGGTGATACATTTATTTTCTGTATCGAACCTGCCTGTCTTAGAATTTGCGTCCCAGCTTTTTTGCTTGATTAGACTCGCGTAAACAGATTTATCTTTCGGGTTTACGGAAAATGAACAAGCTGTTCCAGAGACCTTCGCGTTTGCTTTGTAAAACTGAATCATACTTTTATTAGTATACCTTGTTCTTTATTGTTTGTCAACAAAAAAAATAAGGGATGCTGTTGCGTTGCCAACGTAAAAAGGATCTTTCCCTTTGGTGTTTTAAAACGCACTCCAGCATCCCTCAGAAGCTATCGGTAGCTATTTGTCTACTTAACCGTAATGGTTCTATTTTTTTCCTTTTCCCTTTTACTGATTGTGATACTCAGCATACCGTTTTCCATTTTAGCTTCCAAAGTTTCTGGCTCGGCTTTTGTCGGTACTGAGAAAGCTTTATCGTATTTAACTTCCCTTCCTGCCGACTTGCCGCTGGCCACAATTTTGACCTTATTGTCAAGAACGGAGACTTCTACTTCGTCTTTGCTTAGGCCTGATAAGGCTACGTAAAATTCATAGCCATCGTCTGTCTCATTAAAATGAGTGTTGCTGTCTGTCGTCCAACCTTTCCAAGAAGTGGCCCAATCGTCATAGTCTTTCTCAAGACTGTTGTTAACGTAATCAAAAAGATTCTCTACGTTTCTTAATCCCATATTTGCTAATGTTAATGTACTCATAATTCTTTTAATGCATTTTCCGTGCCAAGTCAAAAAGCCTTTATTCTGTAGGTTTTAGGTGATACTCCGAATATTCTTCCGGGGCAAGTGTGTCGATGTGTCTCTCTAGTGTCGCTAGATTGTCCTCTGCTGTCGCTAGTTTAGAGACATATTTATCCAGTTCGGTGATCAGGCCGGAGTGCTCTCCGTTGCCTACGCTTTTATAGTATAGAGGGTTTTGATGCGCTTTTAAATAGATCCGTAGAGTAGCTAGGCTCTCCTCGATCTCCGCTTCGTATTTTTTTCTTAATGCTTTATAGAACATAATTAACCTCTCCCGTTATACCATTCAATAAACTCTTTTGCAAATGGGCGTAAAGTCTCTTCTATTTGCTTGCTGGTTTGGTTTTCTATGTGTGGCCATTCTATAAAGTAATCAGCTTTAGACCTGAGCTTTGGGTCGTTCCTTTTTTCGTCTTCGTTAGGCGGCTCAAAGTAATGCCTTTCCATTTCATACAAGCCCTCTGTCTCCCAATACTTTCTGATATGTATTAAAATTCCTTTATTTTTCTTTTTTACCCAACTTACCTCGTCATTTTGATAGTCGTCGTATCTTACGTCGGTGATAATTGGAACGCATTTGCAACTGTCCGCTTTTTCTTGGGCTATATCTGTCCAGTAACAGCCGTTGCTCTGAAACCTTTTCAAGCTTCCATAAAAAACTAAAAGGTCTCGGACTTTATTTTTGGCCTCTAGGGAACATCTGTAAATATCTATTTTGTATTTGTTGATTATAAATTCGTGTAGCTCTTGTTTAAGTTGGTCTGCTAAGGCTATCCTTTGGCCTTTAATGTCTTTGAGGATCATCCTGCAAAACAGGTCTTTTCCCGCTCCAGCTATTCCACTTATCCCAATCATAATTTCGAGTGAATCTGAGACAGGTTTCTTCCCAGCCAGTGCAGGGCGATTAAGCAAAGGCCGATAATCAGCTTAAAGGGTTTAAACAAAAAATATGTCTTGCGTTTTTGTTCTTCTATTCGGTTCTCTACGAATTCTTTAGCGCGGGCCTGAGCCTCTTCTCTTTCTTCTTTGTTTATTTCATTAATTTCTTTTACGTCAACTAAAAGAAGTGTCCCTTTGTGAAATAAAGCATCAAAGGAAATCCAATAATCTTTCTCCTCGGTTTCGAATACCCTGTAAAAACAAACAGACTTCGTTTCTTCTATTTTTTTAATGCCCTGAGGTTTTTCTTCTATAAAGAAGCCTTCCGCTGACTCTGCGCTTTTAACGAAATTTTTCTCCACTTCATGTAAAAAAAGTTCTCCCGCAGTCGATACGGACCAAGTATCCATTTGTCTGTTGAGGTCAGAGGTTTGAAACTCTAGTTCCGACATATCTTGGTCTCTTATTTCTTTTGGAAGCTTGTCTTTGGGAAGATCTGCCTCGAAGAATAAACGGTCAAACATAAAAAGTTCTCCTGAGTGTATGTTCTGGTGGGGGTTAGTAGGAAACATTACAGAGACCTGATGTTAAACATATTTATTTCTTTAGGTTCGGAGTCTTTATTTCTCCTTACTAAGAAGTTATCTTTATCAACTATGTCGACAACTTTGCCAATCCAGCTGTATGAACCGTCAAGAACTCTTACTGTTTTATCAACCATCTTGCGATGGATTTCCAGTACCTTATCTGTGTTTGTATCGGATGTCATATTGTAATGTTTTTGCTTATTTTATTAAATTTGATATTAATATTAGAGTTTTCTTTCTTGTTTATTAACGATGTTTTTAACTTTGCTATCTTATTGCTCCCAAGGGATGATATTATATCATGAGCCTCTTTTTCCATTAAAGAGCCGAGTTTGTCTTTTGAAGAGGCGCAACACGACCTAGATCTTGAAACACACAACTCAAGGACCTTCTTCAGCTCCGGTATGTCTAATAATACCAAAGGCTTGGATAAAAGTAAAGAACAAAATTCAGTACAAACATCTAAGTGTATTATTTTACTCATCTTTTAAAAAAGTTTTAATAAAAGCAAGATACAATACTAGCGACAAAGGGTAGCAAACAAAGCCAAGTAATAGGTTATTAGTTGTTATAAAGCAACAAAATAATGAAAGCCAAAAAGAAAAACAATACGGGCAACTAAATAATTTGTTGAGAAATGTTGGTTCTTTTATGTATGAGAGCTCAAAAAGCGTTACCTTACTATCGGGGCATTCAAATAAATGCTCTTCATATTCTTTTAAATAGGTAAATCTTGTTAAGCGAAAAAGTTTTATATATGACGCTAGCATGTCTGTGTTAAACCATGCTATTAAAATACCGCAAGTAGCTATTGAAGCCGCTAACGTTTTAAGTGCCTGTGCTACCAAAACCTCCATCTGACCTTTGTGAGTCTTCTAGTTCGTCTAGTTCAACCCAGCCTATAGTATTACACTGTTCGAGTATTAACTGCGCTATTCTGTCTCCTTTTTTATAGAGAAAGTCTTCGTCAGAAAGGTTTTGTAAGACAACTCCAACTTCACCTCTATAACCTGCGTCAATAACTCCTGCTAACACATCAATGCCTTTTTTTACTGCGAGGCCTGATCTTGGGGCGACTCTTCCATAGTAAGACGGAGCAAAGACATTCTTACTCTCTGGGATGGCTATAGCTATTCCTGTTCCAACTACCTTTCTTCCTGCTGCTGGTACTACTCCGTCGTTGATTGAATAAAGATCGTAACCAGCGTCTGTGTCTGTTCCTCTAGTCGGTATGACTGCCGACTCCTCTAATTTTTTGATACATACGGATATCATTGTTATGTTGTGTTAAATTAATCCCAAATTCTAAAGCTAGATTGATTGCTCTGTCATCAAGGTTGTAAGCCTTAATGTAGTATATATCTTTTATTCCGTACGAGGCTACGTTTTTTATGCAATCTCCGCAGGGCATTAGGGTCACGAACATTCTGTCCGCTTCGTGGGGTTTTATGTTTTTTAGGGCGTTCGTCTCCGCGTGAATAACCCTGTCTCTTCTTTCGTCTCTATCTGACCAGTCTATGTCTATCCCGGGAGGCGCTCCGTTATATCCCAAGGAGGCTATGCTGTTATCCGGCCTGAAGATGCAGCAACCTACCTGTATGAAAGGGTCTTCGCTTCTTAGGGCCGCTGTTTTAGCGAGTTCTATTCCGTAATCAATCCAGCTAAGTCTGTCCATTTGTAAATCTTAAAAAGAACTTGACAAAAAGTCAAGACTATTTTATAATTAAAAAAGTATGATTAAAAGGTTTAAGCGAAAGCAAGTCTGGTAACCTTAAGAGACCAACAACCCCGAAGGGACTTCTCGAACCTTGGAAGGTGCGCTACACGCGGGTGCAGGCGGCGTTTGAGAGAAGTGAGACCATCTTAAAAAAGTTCTACCTTTTAAATTCATACTCTTTGTAAATAGATTACAGAAGTCATTAGCTAGACTCTTGAGATAAAGGGCCGAAAAGGGCATTGACCCCTGCGAATAGAACTAATATGGAAGCGAAAGCGTTCTTTTGTAATTGTTTGTTAATTTTCTTAGTTGGGTGGACTGCGTCCAGAGCAAAAAAACTTCCTCTTTACAGTTCAAGAACCAAAAATCACGCCCACTGCGCTGGCGCAGTGCTTGTTTAGTATTTTTTTTAAATTTATGAAAAACTTTTATATGGAAATAAAAAAAGTTCAGGACAAAGACTGCAATGAGTCTCTTAAGAAAGTCATCGCAAGATATTCTCCGGTGTTTATCTCAATGTATTCGAAGTATATGCATCCCATATCTAATTGTGGGGCTGACCCTTATGATATATTATCAGATAAAGATTTAATTATTTACGAGTCAGCGAAGAGTTTTGATTTAGGTCAGAAATCTAGCTTTTGTACATGGCTGAGCAATAATGTTAAATATAAATGCCTACACATGATAAGTAGAAGCACCAAGAAACAAATGCTAGCCGACAAAGTTAAAAGGAATACAGTTCAATCATTAAATGAGCAGCCCTATAAAAACAAAGAACTGAATAGATTTATTCTTAATGAATTAAATAAAATTAGAGACAAGAGAATCAAGAGCGTTTACTCTTTAAGGTACTTTGCTGGAGAAAAAATGACATGGTCGAGAATAGGAAAAAGACTTGGGTTCAGTTCTCAGACCGCAATTAACCTTCATAAAAGGGGAGCGGAAATCCTAAAAAGGAAAATAAATAAATAGCTTGACATTTGATTAAGTAGAGTGTAGACTAATGGAAGTTATGGCAGATAATACAAATAACGAATGGGAAAAGAGAGAAATCGGAGCTCTCTGGACGAAGACATCTCAAAGCAGCGGCAAGAAGTATTTCTCTGGTCACTTCAAGATCCAAACCGAGTTTGGGGAAGACAAGAAGATCCCTGTTGTTGCTTTCTTCAACAAAGACAAAAAGTCAGAGAACGCCCCTGACTTCAGGATCTATGTGTCTAGGCCAGCGGAGGGTCAACCAAATCCTCAAAAAACAGAACAGGAGGAAGTCACCACAACTGATACAGATGACGGTGATACACTTTTGTAATGGACTTTGCGTTACAGCTACCTGTTAACAAGCTAAGCTTCGGCCAAGTCTCCGTTTGTATCTTACAAGAGATTTACAAAAAGGGGCTTGAGCCAAGCTTGTTTCCTATAAATCATGATATAGAGGCTTACTCCCTCCCTCCTGATTTTATAAAATGGTTACAAAGTTCGATCCGCAAAGGCCCTAGGTTTCATAAAAGAGACCACCCAGTCTTTATGTTGTGGCATTTGAACGCCTCAACTTTAAACTGCGTATCCAACAACAGACACCTTCTCTCTTTTTACGAGCTAGACGCTCCAACGAAAGCCGAGGTTAATATAGCTTCCAGCGTAGACAAGCTTTATTTTAGCAGCAACCACTCTATTGATACTTTTTCTAATTATGGCGTCAACTCAAGCTTTATGCCTCTGGGTTTTGACCATACCCATTTTAAAAAACTTGATAAGAAATATTTTGATGACGGACGCATTGTCTTTAATTTGTGCGGAAAGCTAGAAAAAAGAAAAAGACATAGCAAGGTGATCAAGTCTTGGGCTAAGAGGTTTGGCAACGACAAGAAGTATGAGCTTCAGTGTGCTATACACAACAGCTTTATAGCAAAAGATATGCCAGCCTTAATAGGAAGAATACTAGAAGGAAAAAGGTATTTCAATATTCAATTCCTCAACTATATGGATAAAAATATTCAGTATAATGATTTTCTGAATTCTGGCAATATTATAATAGGTATGTCAGGCGGGGAAGGATGGGGATTGCCAGAGTTTCACTCTGTTGCCATAGGCAAGCATGCTGTTATAATGGAAGAGACAGGCTATAAAGAATGGGCCAACCGAGAGAACTCAGTTATGGTATCCTCTAGCGGCAAGATACCTTCTGCTGACGGAGTATTTTTTAATGAAGGAGCCGACTTCAACCAAGGTAGAATATATGATTTCGATGAAGACGAGTTTATAGCCGCCTGCGAGAAGGCGATAGAGAGAGTAGAATCCAATGAAGAAAACCTTAACGGCTTAAAACTTCAAGAAGAGTTCACTTACGAAAAGGTTACTAACCAAATATTAGAATCACTACATGCCTGAGTATTTATTCGAGAACCCAGATACTGGAGAAGTCATTTCTGTTACCCAAGGAATAGATGAAGAGCACGCCTTCTCACAAGACGGAAAAAAATTTAACAGAGTTTTCACCGTGCCTAACGCCGCAATAGATAGCGAGGTCGACCCGTTTTCCTCTAATCAATTTAACGAAAAGACGAAGAACATGAAAGGCACCATGGGTGACATGTGGGACTACTCCAAAGAGTTAAGCGAGAAAAGAAAACAGTCTCACGGAGGAGAAGACCCTATAAGGAAGAAAGCCGAAAAGAAATATTCCGAAAAAAGGCGAGGCATGAAGTATAAAGAGAACTCCTCCCCAGACCAAATAAAGATTAATTAGTGCCTAGAACTAGGACAAAAGATAACATAATTGATGATGTCGCTGTTTCTTATTTATCACATTTATTAAAAGTAGATGAAAAAACGATAGATAAGATTACAGAAGATAAAGATGATATTATATTAGTAATAGAGCAAGCGTCCAAGAAACGCTTAAACAAAAAAAAGCTCTTAGATCTACATCCAAAACTTAGCGCAATGCTTATGGTCTTCAAGGTCGGGGCGGGATCTGGACTAAGTAGAGAGGAGAACGTTTTCCTATCTGAAGCTTTTTATAAATATTTTTTCTGTTTAAAGAATATCAAGAATATAGCTTTTGACACAGATAAACCAAACCTAGAAGGAGCGTGCCTTTGTTTGATATTATTAGTATTTTTTGAGTCAGCTATTAAGCAGTATTGCAAAGGTCAGTCAGAGATGGGGTCCTACGAAGAATCTCGCGATCAGTATGTTGCATATATAAAAGATGGACTTAAAAAAGGACCTCTAGATATAGATTTGAATAAATCAATTAAAATATTTAAAACCATAAAAGAGAGGTATATACAATGAAAGATAACTATTTTAAGGATGCTTTTTACGTTTCAGCCCTGTTTTTGGTTGTTCTTGCGGGCTGTGCCACCCCATTAGGCAAGTTCAATAAGAAAGAGGCGGTTGTCGAAAGCATCGAGAGAAAGCAGACAGAAAACACAAACCAACAAGTCGAGAGCGGTAGGACCTTTGTATACGCCGCAGACCAAGCTCTTCAAAAAGACCCAGAACCCTCTAGACACTCTAGCGTTGCTAAGTCAATGACCACTCGCAGTATAACAGCCCTAGGACCACCTCAAGCATCAAACGCGCTGAAATCTGACACCATGATTGAGGACCTTCTTTCAGATGACCCAAGGACGGTAGAGAAAGGACAAGCTGAGTTAGCGGTAATGGACAAGGAATTAATAGCCATACAGAATAGGAACAGGGTTTTAAGCAGCCAGCTTAATACCGCGCAAGTACAGCTCAAAGCCGTCAACCAAAAAAACGCCCTTGCTGCCACTAAATATTCTAGCCTAATGGGTAAAGTCTACTGGATAGTAGGAATTGTTATATTTTTAGTAGTTTTATCAATTGGGTTGAAGATTGTTTCGGCCGTGGCTCCCTTTGCTATACCATCCAGAGGAGCTAGCTCCACCCTACTGAAGGTCGTACAAGGTATACAAAAAGTCAGAGACCAGCATATGGGAGAAAAACCAGAGATGCTTAGGCAAATAGATGACCAGCTTAGATCTCACCTAGACAAGAAAGACAGATGGATGATAGCCCATGCCAAACAAAAGCTACATATGATGTAGTTTACATCAACATTAAACGCTCGAACTAATAAAAAACCAATTTAAAAACGAGCTTGAAGCTTTTGACATAGATAATGTTAAACTTTTTCATTCTAGTTACTCCTTCCAGCTCTCAAAGCTGAAGATAGGACACATAGGATCATACGATATAAACCTAGGGGATAACGTGGCGCTGTTAAACGCTAGAGCAGGCTTTGAAAAACACATAGACAACATAGAGTGGGTCTCTATACCTATCCAAAAGTTTTGGAGCTTTAGAAATAACCAAGAAGAGACAATCAAACTCCTCAACAAAGACTATGACTGCATCCTAGTAGGGGGAGGAGGCTTAATCGAGTACAGCTTCGGATATAAGAAACAGGAAACAAACTATAAGCTACCTTTTAATAAAGAGATTTTATCCTCACTTAACTGCCCTGTTTTTTTTATCGGCTTAGGTATTAATACTTTTAGAGGGGGCTCAGAACCTTCTGAGCAAGCCAAACTAGCCATTAAAGAGACTATAGATTTTTCCGCGCTATTTTCCTTAAGGAATGACGGCTCCGCAGGCATTTTAAAAAGCATTGGGTTAAGCTCCCCCAAAGTAGAAGTCATACCAGACCCCGGCCTTATTTTTGACTATAGCAAAAACAGAAAAAGCCAAATAAAAAAGAGCTGCATACAACCAGCTTTTAATTCAAACCCAAAATTGAACGATGACAGATACAAAGAGCCGGAGAATCTTAAGAGGTTAAAAGCTTTTGCCGATAACAACAAACTTAAAGCGATGCCTCACAGCATAAAAGATTTTAAAATTTTTAAGAGTTTTTTGTTTTCTGCTGATAGCTTTAAGGAAGAGGTGCTCTTCAAACACACCAACCAATTAGTTAAAACCTATCTAAATATTGATTCAATTGTAGCAATGAGAGGGCATGGACAGTTAATTTCTATAGGTCTTAACATACCGGGGCTCTACCTAAGCACGCAAGATAAAGTTAGAGATTTTTCCTTATTGAATGGCTTCAAAGATTTTAATGTGGACATAGAAGAGGAAGGCTGGTGCGACCTCTTGCAATATAAACACGACAAGCTCATTTCAGATAATAACTTTTTGGACAGTTGGTACCAAATAAAACAAAACAAAGAAAAAGAGTGGAAGAATATTTTTGATTCCTTTGTAGAAAAGTGCGTAAAAATGATTCAATAAACAATAAGTCTTGACATGAAAATTTCTTGACTTTGATTCACGTTTCTGTTATAATAAGAGAGATGAATCAGCACAAGCAAATAAAGGTCAGCGACGATTTCAATTTTAAAATGCCCCCTCCCAATTGCATGAAAAGAGGAGAGGAGGATTATAAGCTTATATGCAAAGCTCTCCGAAGCAGAGCCTTCAAGCACCCAGTCACTAAAGATTGGTCTGAGCTAACAGAACATGGTGTCAACACTATTTATGACAGAGGTTGGTTTAAGTTCGGAGGCCTACTAAATGATCACATAGATTTAATTGATTCTATCCAGAGCAGAATGGAAGAGTATCTCGACAAAGGAGGAGAGCATTGTATCTACCATTCCTCTAACAGCAACTTGCCTCAGGGAGATATTAATGATCAAGAGCTATACATGAGTGTAAAGCAGCCTTTAGTAAGAGTTCCGGAGATAGCGAAAGTAATTTTCAACAAACACATTCTAGAAATAGTAAAATGCTTCTTTAAATGCGTCCCAGCAGTAGGGACTCTTAATCTTAGAAGAAGTTTTGCTAATGACCTTAAACCAGACCAAACCAACCTATATCATTGCGACAGTAATTCACCTCTTCTGTTAAAGCTCTTTTTTTATTTAAACGATGTTGATAAAGTGGAAGATGGCCCCTTTAACTATGTAGAAGGATCCGCCTTCGATCTACCTTCCCGCTGGAGAGAGAGTGTCAGAGTGCCCGACGAAGGTATATTAGCAGCCTACAGCGAAGACAGAATAAAGGACCTAACAGCTAAAAAAGGTGACGTTTTAGCTGCCATGACGACAGGCTACCATAAAGGCCAAAAAGTCAGATCAAAAGATAGATCAATGCTGACTCTCAATTTTGTCGTAGCTCCGGAAGATTGGGACACTCGTCTGCAATTCGATATATCAGAAAACGCAGTAACAATGGCGAAAGATCAAATCAACGCCGGTAATATTTGTTTGTTGGATTTTCTAAATGTAGTACAATGAACTTAAAAGAGCTAGAGAACTGCAAGTCAGGAAAAGATTGCTATATATTAGCATGCGGGCCTTCCCTTAATAAATATAAGAGCGAAGAATTCAAAAAAAAACTAAAAAATAATTTAGTCTTTTCTGTAAAGCAGGCATACGAAGAGTTTAAGCAAGAAACAGACTTTCACTTTTGGAACTGTTCTAACTTACCTTTAGATTATATGAATATACCATATAGGTATGCCGACCACAGACCAGAGGTAGTTGTAGCTAGCAGCAATTATCCCATAGGTCGCAGATGGAACCCAGAGCAAGAACATGATATATTTTTTCAAGTCCCTCTAATAGAAGAGATCGGGGGAAAAGAAAAAACCTTAGCTTATAAAAAAAATTATAATGACTTCTTGATAAACAAAACTTGCAAGGAGAGATGCGTAGGTCCCGGCATAATGCTAGAGACTGTATTTTATACAGCTGTACACGCTGGAGTCAAGTCAATCACGACTATAGGGTGGGACCTAAATAACCATGGAAGTCATTTTTACAAAGAAGAAGATAAAAAGTCTATGGAAAACAAAGGCTGCGAAATACCTTGGGACATAACATTAAATGCAGAGGCTGTACCAAGCATAAGACAATGGCTATCCGATAAAGGAATAGAGCTAAATATCCTTTCATGAAAAAAGTTTATATAATCGCCGAAATAGGCATCAATCATAACGGCTGCCTAAAAACAGCCAAGCGCCTCATCGACATTGCCGCTGCATCAGGCTGTGACGCAGTAAAGTTTCAAAAGCGGAACCCAGACGCTTGTGTTCCTAAGCACCAGAAGAATGTTGTGAGGGATACCCCTTGGGGGGAAATGACATACCTAGAGTATAAACACAAAGTAGAATTTGGACAAGAAGAATATGATGTTATAGATAGTTATTGCAAGCAACAAAACATAGCATGGAGCGCATCTCCTTGGGACCTTGACAGCCTTAAGTTTCTGGAGCAGTATGATATTCCGTTCATCAAGATTCCCTCGGCGATGATAACCAACAAAAAACTTATAAAAGCAGCAGGAGCCACGGGTAAAAAAATCATAATCTCAACAGGAATGAGCACCCCCAAAGAAATAGATTGGGCAGTAAGAGAGCTAGAAGTTTATTGTAACTATAAAGACATAGCTATATTACATTGCAACTCCACCTATCCAGCACCCATTGACGAACTCAATCTCTCCTGCATACAAACACTGAAGGAAAAGTACGATGAGATGGAGATTGGCTATAGTGGCCATGAGTTTAGGCTAGGCACTTCTGTAGCTGCGGTTTACCTTGGCGCGACCATAATAGAAAGGCATGTAACTTTAGACAGAACCATGTGGGGGTCTGACCACATGAGCTCCGTAGAGCCTCAAGGCCTATTCAAGCTAGTTAGCGGGATTAGAGAACTAGAGCAAGCTTATGGAGACGGCAAGATCAAAGTAACTAACTCCGAGAAGCCAGTAAGAAAAAAGCTAAGAGGATAATGTCTTTTTACGAACTAACATGGGAAAACAGCAACATGTCTTGTTTTATAACAAAGCCTAAGGCCTTTGCGGACAACCAAGAAAGAGGGGCTAACTACTTAAATAAATATGATTTTCTAAAAGGAGAGCTAGCCAAAACCTCGGAAATAATATATAGAGATAATCCAGAATTTAAAAAATTTAAAAATAAAAAAATTCTAATTCTAGGAGCCGGACCAACTACAAATTGGTACGACTGGAACGCAGATGAATACGACCATATATTTTCTTGCAACCACTTCTTTTTAAACGAGAAGATTTCCAAATGTAAAGTTGACTTAATTTTGTTATGTGACGAAGTAAACCTAGACGGACAAGATTTTCTAGATTATGTCATAAAAAACGACACCATAATAGGCTTCGAGGACTATAACCAAAGCCCAGACAACATAAGAAAGCTAAAAGAAAAAGTACCCAATAATATTTTTGATTGCGTTTTAAGGTTCCAAGGCAAGATAGGCGTAGCCCCAAAACTTATAATCCTAGCCATACTTTTAGGGGCCACAGAAGTGCATTTTGCTGGAGTAGATGGTCACAGCCGGAATTACAAGCAAGGAGATAGCGAAGATCATTCTTTCCAAAAAGGCAAGAAGATTACCACAGGCTACGCCTACGAATTAATAGAAAAACACTATGAATGCCTAAAGAGATATATACAAACTGAAATAGGTAAAAATGTAATTGTTAAAAACCTAGGAGAAGGACATGAACAGAACGTCTACTCCAAAATACCAGACTTTAAAATCGAGTGATTTAATTTAGATTGCCAATGCGTTAGGCGCATTTTACAACATCATTAAACACTCGGTCTAATTTTGTGTTGACTTATTCATAAGTTAGCTTTATAATAACAAAAGCAAATGTTAGATTTTTTCTCGAACAAAAAGGTTTTAATAACAGGCGGCACCGGCTCGCTCGGAAGAAGCTTGATAAAAAGACTAAAAAAGAGCAATTCTGATATTGTTGTTTATAGCAGGGACGAAGGCAAGCAAGCCCTTTATTTTGGGCAAGACAAAGAAGTCAAAACAATTATAGGCGACGTAAGGGACTACAGAAAACTAAAAACCTCAATGCTCCTAGAGAAGCCCGAGCTAGTAATCCATACAGCCGCGATGAAAAGGGTTGACGATATGGAGCATCATCCTGATGAATGCGTCAAAACAAACATCGTAGGGTCTGATAACATAGCAAGAGCTTGTATTGAATCAGGAGTACTTAAGTGCGCTTTAATATCGACAGACAAAGCCTGTATGCCCGTTAATGTCTACGGCTCCAGCAAGTTTATAGCTGAGAGAATTTTTACTAATTACGACCACAATTCGGAGTTCACTAAATTTTTATCTGTAAGATACGGTAACGTAATAGCAAGCAGAGGCTCTTTTATTCCTCTTTGGATTAGCCTCTTAGACGACAACAAGAAAATTCAAGTCACCTCTTTGGACTGCACTAGATTTCTTTTCCCCTTAAGCGATGCCGTTGGCTCAGTCCTAGGAGCCATAGAAACCGCCGGAGGAGGAGAGGTTTTTGTTCCTATGATCGACTCGTTTACCATGAGATCCTGCATAAATGCGGTGGGTAGATTACGCGGATTAGACGAAGTGCCCTTTGACATTGTAGGCATGAGGCCGGGAGAGAAGATACACGAAGACATGCTTTGTAAAACCGAGTTAAAATTTTCTTACAAAGTGCCTGACTTAAACCTTATACAAGTTAGGCCTCAATACTCCAGCAGAACATATGAAGATTGGGCTAAATACGAAGGAGAAGAACTAAATTCTTCCTTACATATTAATAAAAACGAAGACGAGCTTTTCTCTATAATTAAAAAAGGCATAAATGAATAATGAAATACATTTCAAAGAAATACCTGAAAAGCCTGTATATTTTATAGCCGACATAGCGGCGAACCATGACGGAGACCTAGCAAGAGCCTTGTCCTTGTGCCAGTTAGCTAAAAGCAGCGGCGCGGATGCTGTAAAATTTCAACACCACGATGTCAGCAAGTATGTCAGCGACAAAGGCTTTAAAGACCTTGGCGGCAAATTTAGTCATCAGACGAAATGGAAGAAGTCTATCTTTGAAGTATATGAAGACGCAGAGGTTCCCAAAGAATGGACACCTCTCATAAAAACTTTTTGTGATTCCATAAATATAGATTTTTTATCTACGCCCTACGATCTTGATGCCGTCGACCATTTAGACAAATACGTTTCGTCTGTAAAGATAGGTAGCGGAGATTTAAATTGGGAAGATATGCTTATAAAGTGTGCTAAAACTGGCAAAAAAGTTTTACTAGCCACCGGAGCCTCCAATATAGGAGAAGTACAAAGGGCGGTGCAGCTACTAAAAGACAATCGCGTTATAGGAACAAAGGCCTTTCATACAAAAGCAGACATAGTATTAATGCAATGCAACACAAACTACACAGGCTCAATTAATAACTTTAATTATATCAACTTAAACGTTTTAAATACATATAAGACCATGTTTCCTGATTTGATTCTTGGCCTCAGCGACCATACTCCCGGCCATGTCACCACACTAGGCGCTGTTGCTCTCGGAGCCAGAGTAATAGAAAAACACTTCACGGACGATACCACAAGAGAAGGCCCGGATCATCCTTTCTCCATGGATGCACTGGCTTGGTCTGCTATGGTGGAAGATACTAGGCTATTAGAATCCTCACTAGGAGAGCCAACTAAAACGGTACAAGAAAACGAGGAAGAGACCTTAGTCCTACAAAGGAGAGCAATACGTACGACAACAGACATTAAGAGAGGAGAGCCGCTAACAGGTCTTCAGCTACAGAGACCTTCCCCCGAAAACGCTACAAGCATTAACAGACTCAAAGATGTGCTAGGTAAAACATCAAATAGAGACATAAACAAAGGAGACTTTATCACAGACAAAGACTTTCAATGATTTCTATTAGATGCATAGAGGAGGAGGACTTGCCAGTTATTCAGGAGTGGAGAAATAACGAGCTACTAAGAAGGTTCTTCAGAGAGTATAGAGATTTTTCCGCTAACCAAAAAAAAGATTGGTACCTCAAGGTCATAAAAGACAACCGCTTTGAAATGTATGTTATAACGTACGACGATAAAGTGGTTGGGGTCTGCGGGTTGACCTACATAGATTGGGTTAACAGGCATTGCGACTTGCATTTTTATATAGGAAAAAATTCAGAGTGGATAGACAAAAAATATGCGCCAGAAGCTATCAAACTAATATTAAAGAAAGCCTTTCATATATTCAATATGAATAAAGTTTGGGCTGAGATATACGAGATAGATGAAAAGAAACTTAAATTTTTTAAAAAACATAAGTTTGAGGTAGACGCCGAACTAAGGGAACATTATTTTTACGACGGCAAATACTATTCATCTTTTATTTTATCTTTATTAAGGAAAGACTATGAACGTGGGACAGAATTACGCTAGCGAAAGAGTTCTAATAGTATCAGCTCATCCCGACGACGATATTATCGGATGCGGAGGTATAATAAGTAAGTTTCGCCAAGAAGCCCGCTTTAAGGTTATATTTATCTGTGAAGGGTCTACTTGCAGATTCTCCTATCCGGGCTCATCAGAAGCTCAAGAGGCCCTAAAAGAAAGAACGGAGTGCGCTAAAGAGTCTCTAAAATACTTAGGCGTTTCTGAATATGAGTTTTATGATTTACTTTGTGGAAGGCTTGACCAAGAACCCCAAATAAAAATTAATAAAATAATAGAAAAGGAGATATCTCTTTTTAAGCCAGACACAGTCTTTACCCACAGTAATGTAGATAGCAATAAAGACCATAGTAAAGTCTATGATGCCACCATTATAGCGACGAGGCCCGAAAGTTTTGTAAAGGACGTTTACAGCTACGAAGTTTTATCTAGCTCCGAATGGGGGTTTAATCAACCTTTCTCTCCTAACGTTTTTTTTGAGCTATCAGAGCAAGATATTGCAAATAAATGGAGAGCTTTAGAGTTCTACAAGACAGAGATCAGAGATCGGCCGCACCCAAGAAGCAAAGAGGGAGTTTTTTCCTTAGCTAAGGTTCGGGGCGCTCAGTCGGGCTTTGCTTTTGCAGAGTCGTTTAAATTAATTAGGAGTTTCAGATGAGAATACTTTGTTGTGGATATAGAGAATGGGCTTTTGAGATATATATGCGTATATGTTCGGACGATTGTTTTCCTAATACGCATTTTATCAGCAGTAAAGAGGAGTTCTCTCAAGAAAAAGTTTTTGAAATAAACCCAGAGTTAATACTATGGTACGGTTGGAGCTGGATGATACCCGAAGAGATAGTCGAAAAGTTCTTCTGTGTTATGCTGCACCCCTCTCCATTGCCAAAGTACAGAGGCGGCAGCCCAATACAAAATCAGATAATTAACGGCGAGAAAGATAGCGCAGTAACACTATTTAAAATCAATAAAGATATAGACGCAGGAGATATAATATACCAAGAACCCTTTTCTCTAGAAGGAGATTTAAAAGAAGTTTTAGGTAGAATAGTAGAGGTTGGTTCATATCTAACTAATAAAATGATATATAACTTCTATAATTTAGACTTACAAAAACAAGATCACGAAAAAGCTACTTTACACAAAAGAAGGAAGCCAAAAGAAAGCGAAATATTCCTTGAAGATTTTAATAGCTTGACAGCAGAACAAATACATGATAAGATAAGATGCTTGCAAGACCCATACCCAAACGCATTTATAAGGTGCAAAGACGGATCGAAATTATTTTTTAAAAAATCAGATTATGAAAGACATTAAAGATATTTTATTTATAACCCAAGCTAGACTTGAATCACAGAGAGTTCCCAAGAAAATGATCAGGCCGTTTTGCGGTTCTAACTTACTTGAAATCCTTATAGATAAGATAAAAACTTCGAACGTTATCCCAATACAAAATTTTTACCTTTCTGTATGCGATGAGGAGCTAGTCGACATTGCCAAAAACAATGGTGTAAAATACTTCCAAAGAAGCAGGGAGTCCGCTTTGGCAGAGAATAGTGTCCCACTTATATACGAGTGGCACGATAAATTAGACTATAAGTATATCTGCCTTCTTAGCGCATGTAACCCACTATTAAAAATAGAGACTATAGATTCTTTTGTTCGAGAATATATGGATAGCGACAAGGATGGAATGTTTGGGGTCATAGCTAAAAAACAATATTTCTGGGACGAGGATCGAAACATGGTTTCTCATTGGCCAGAGGGCCAGAAAATAATGAACACAAAAACCATGACGACAACCTATGAAGCTGCCCATTGCCTCTACTCTTCTAGGATGGATATAATAAAAGATGGCTACTGGATGGACAACAACCTCCCCCCTAGGCCAGAGTTATTTGTCATAGAGAACGAGTTAGAAGTCTTTGACATTGACTACGAATGGCAGTTTCAGGCAGCAGAAAAACTGTACCCAATGTTTAATTAGACTTGACTTTGCCTCAACTTAAGCTTATAATAAAAAAAGGATGACTAAAAAGGTTTTAATCACTGGCATTTTAGGGCAAGACGGAGCAAATATGGCTGAGCACTTGTTAGGCTCGACCGAGAACGAAGTCTACGGCATGCAACGACGTTCCGGCACCCCAAACTACGACAATATCAAAGATTTTAGAAACCACGAAAGATTCACCTTAGTCGATGGAGAACTCACAGACTCTGCCAGCATAAATGATTTAGTTATAAAAATAAAACCTGACTACTTTATTAATTTTGGCGCAAATTCATATGTTGGAGTGAGCTGGGATACCCCTTTGAGCGTATTTGACATAAATACATCCGGAGTCATAAGGTGCCTCGAAGCCATAAGAAGACACAGCCCAGCCTGCAGATTTTATAGCGCAGGCTCTTCAGAAGAGTTTGGCGATGTTGACTATAGCCCACAAGACATTGAACACCCAATTAAGCCTAGAAGTCCTTATGGGGCATCTAAGGCAGCAGCACGACATTTAGTTAAAGTTTATAGAGAGTCTTATGATTTGTACGCGGTCCATTCCATCCTATTTAATCATGAGGGGCCAAGAAGAGGCGCTGAGTTCGTTACCCGAAAGATAACCAAAAAGGTAGCTGAAATTTGCCACAAAATAAATGACGGCGAGCCTTTCGAGAGCTTAAAACTTGGAAACGTAGATTCACGAAGAGATTGGAGCGATAGTCGTGACTTTGTAAGGGGGATTTGGCTGATGCTTAATCAAGATAAGCCTAAAGACTACGTCTTAGCAAGCGGCAAGACTCATTCCGTAAGAGAGTTTGTGTCTCAAGCTTTCCAAAACGCTGGCATCCCCGGCCTCTGGAGCGGCGAAGGCCTAAAAGCTAAGTTTAGGATATTTCAAGAAAATACTGTCTTAGCAGAAGTAGATCAAAAGTGGTTCCGCCCAGCGGAAGTCGACCTTCTACATGGCGACCCTAGCGTTGCGGAAAAGGAGCTCGGATGGAAACGTAATATTTCGTTTGATGATATGGTTAAAGACATGGTAGAATCAGATTTGATTCTTTATGCAAAAGAAGCGCAAGAAAATTAATAATATCTATCAGTACCTTGTTTGGAAGTTCCTCCAACATCCAGAAAGCGTAATCTGGCCCAAGGAAATAAAGATAGCAAAATCTCTAATTAATGACTTTGGAGAACAAATATTTAAAGATTTAGATTTTAAAGAGCTAAAACTTGAAAGCTTAGCCCAGTTCCGTACTGAAAAATTTAAGAAATATTTAACAAAGCAAAAGAACCTTTCTAGGCTTGACTTCAGAAAAGATCATGCTATAATAGATAAAAAGGCAGACATAGAGAAAGTAGAGATAGAAAACAAACCAAAGACTTTAATTGATTTTTTAAGATATGGCAGTAAAAAAGAAAAGAGCGATTGAAAATAATGTTTTAACTGCATCCGAGCAATTATCATCATTTCTCAAAACACATAAAGAAGATCACTATAACTACGAAGAGACTATCGAATACAAAGTTTCGACCGGTTCGTTAACTCTAGATATTGAAACAGGAGGCGGCTTAGGCCCCGGCCTACACCGCTTTTGCGGCATCAACGAAGGAGGCAAGACTTCTGAAGCCTTGGAAATTGCAAGGCATTTCCTCAAGATGCCCAATTCTAGAGCGGTTTACTTCAAATGCGAAGGTAGACTTAGCCCAGAGATGAGGGAGCGCTCTGGCGTGACCTTTATGGACACACGGGACCCAGAGAGCTGGAAAGACGGAACTTGTTTCATTTACGAGAGTAACATTTATGAGTCTGTCTTTGATATGATGAAGATGCTAATTCAGTTTAACGAAGAAGGAAAAAAGTATCTCTTCATACTCGATTCAGTAGACGGCCTGCAAACTAAGAGCGATAGCGAAAAAGCTCTTGACGATGCAACCAAGGTTGCTGGCGGCGCTACTATTAGTTCTGTCTTCATGAAGAAAGTAGCCACTGCGCTCACGAAAAGAGGGCACATGGCTATTTTTGTTAGTCAGGTGAGAGCAGACATTCAGATAGACCCATACTCAAAAGCTCCTGTTAGGCAAACCTCTGCAACAGGAGGGAATGCTCTACTGCATTTTGCTAATTGGATTCTTGAGTTCGAGGCTCGCTACAAGAAAGACTATATACTCGAGGATGACAAAAAAGCACCGGACAGAGTAGCAAACAAGATATTAGGACAGTGGTCGAAAGTCACTGTTAAAAAATCTCCCAACGAAAAGACAAATGTCGTTATCGCATACCCTATCAAACGAGGCAGAAAAGGAGGGACCAGCATCTGGAAGGAGCTAGAAATTGTTGACCTACTGCTGCAATTCGGATTTGTCACTAAATCTGGAGCATGGATAAAAGTATCAGAAGAAATAGTTCAACAATTAAAAGACAACAAGATTGAAATACCAGACAAGTTCCAAGGTAAAAATGGTCTCTTTAACTATCTAGAAGAGAATGCGGAAGCTACTAATTATTTCTACAAGATGTTTAAAGAAACTTTAGCTTGACATGGAATTAAGACTGTGTTATTCTAATAAAAGATGAGCGAGCGATTTAGTTTACAATCTCAGTGCGTACGAGCGATTTAGTTTAGACTCTCAGTGCGTACGAGCGCTTTAGTTTATAATCTCAATACGTCGTATGTATTTTAAAGGATCACTAAACGCTTAACAAATTTTCCTCTCTCGACGGAGTGAGGCGGTGTGACGGAATGATCCCTCCCAAGGGGATAACGTAGCGACTGCGGAGTAGCGGACGGCCAAGTGGCAGAGTGAAATGCGGTTGAATCCGAAGTAGGTCGACCTGAAACATTGTTTCTCGGGGTCCGAAAAGGTGTTGGTAAACAATTAGTCCAACCACCATTTTTTTTATAGATGCAGGCTTAACATGAGAGGCAAGAAAGAAAGATTTGGAAGTGGGCTAGTTAATTTTGCACGACACGAAGACAGCGATGGCTTTACTTACTTTAGAGAAAAAGAAATGAAGACAAAACATTCAAAGCGAAAAGCAGAGAAGAAGACGAAGGTCAAGATGACTCGCAGTCGTAAGTTGTCTATCGCCTCAAATAGGCAGGGTGCGATTACAATGCTGCGAGAGAGAATTCAAAGCAATTTCTCTATGACAAAACGATCATGCTCAAAAGACGGTGAGCTTGTGTCTCGCCTCAAGAAGCTGGAGTCCCAAGTGATCCAGCTACTTTCGTGAGGCTTTATAATATATACGGACGCCTCGAAAACAGAGCCGTTAACAAGTATTTAATAAAGTGGGACGGGAAAAGCAGATCAAAGCTTCAATTTGGGGTTAAGCAGTTTTTAAAAAGATACTGGAAAAGCTGCATCGTCTACGAGGAATTCCCTGTTTATGGCAGTAGAATGAGAGTAGATATCCTCAACGCCACAAAAAAGATTGCCATAGAGGTAAACGGCGCTCAACATGGCAACTTTAATAAGTTTTTTCATGCAAACTCCAGAGTTAATTACCTGAAATCCATCAATAGAGATTTTAAAAAGTTAGAGTGGTTGGAGCAAAACGACTATAACGTAATAGAAATAGACTATAACGAAGCAGAGTCTCTATCAAAAGAGTTTTTTAAAAAAAAATTCAAAGTGGATTTATAGTGTAATTAAACACATGGAGGAATTCGAAAGATTTGATATACCGCCCAAGCTATTACGCCAACTAAACGAGTTTTCGTATGGAGGCTTTTTGCTTTTTACTTTTGATAACCAAGGGTCTCCTAGGTATTATGCCCAATTCGATAATGAGCTCAACATGATGGCCCTACAAAAGGCGTCAGAGTATTGGCTCCAAGGAGTACACGAGATAAACGCTAGCACAATAAAGGCCCAACTATGCGGGGAGGCATCACCTGAGCCCCCCGAGGACGACAGTGAATACAGAGAAGACGACTGGACGGACGAAGATGATTTTTATTCTTGATTTTTTATTCAGTTTGGCTTACAATCAGGGCTGAATGTCTAATATTTCATCCCTTAAGATAGAAAGGCACGTGCTAGGAGGCCTAATAAAGCACCCAGATGTCTTTTTTGACGTAGACAGGTTCATAGATGCTTCAGATTTTGTTTCTAAAGAACACTACATAATCTACTCAACTATCAAAGATATCCTTTCGTCAGGCAAGAAGCTTGATAAAACATTGCTTGCCCATCAAATAAAGAATCTTGGCGTTTCTTTTAAAAATGAAGTAGATATATTTAACTATATAGAGGATATATCTTTTACTCAAATCAAAAAGTCAGCAGTTATAGATTCCTGCCAAGAGCTTTGCAAGATAAGAATAAGAAGGGACATAGACGAGACAGCAGACAAACTAAAAACTTTTGTAAAAACTAACGGTCATAAGGACGCGGACTCAATAATAGGCAGTGCAGATGAAATTTACAATGAAAAAATACAAACCTACTCAAAGATAAACGAGCCAGAAGATCTCTTTGGAGGCATTGAAGATTTAATACAAGAAAGAGCCAATGATCCTAAGAGTGAGATGGGCCTAAAGACTCCATATAGAAATTTTGACAGAATGTTTGGGGGAATAAGAAAAGGTAATATATATGCTTGGGTAAGTCGGCCGAAGCACGGCAAGTCGACTATCCTTTCTCATTTAGCGACTAGGATGTCTGTCATGAATAACTGTCCAGCTCTTATTTTAGACACAGAGATGGCAACTGTCGACGTCCAATTCAGAATAGCGTCCTCTGCTACAGGCATACCTGTGTGGTATCTAGAGACAGGAATGTGGAAGAGCAACGAAGAGATGGTTAAAAAGTTTAACGAAAATAAAGAGAAGCTGAAGCTAGCTCAAGAAAAAGTTAAACATATGACCGTTGCCGGTAAACCTATAGAAGAAATATGTTCTATAATTAGACGCTGGTACTATTCTGAGGTTGGTAGAGGAAACAACTGCGTAATAGTTTACGACTACATAAAGCTCACAGGAGAAAAAGACTACAATAAAAAAGAGTACGAGCTTATCGGCGAGAAAGTTAATTCCCTAAAAGAGCTTACGCTTGAACTAGACATCCCAATCTTGACAGCATGCCAGCTTAACAGGTCAGCAGAGAACGGTGTAGATGACAGCAGCGCCATCGCTCAGTCAGATAGACTCCAGTGGTTTGCCTCGTTTGTAGCTATATTTAGGAGAAAAACTCCAGAGGAGATATCGGAAGAGGGAGTAGCTTTTGGGACTCATAAACTTATACCCCTAGCAACTAGATTTCAAGGTAGAGAGGCTCAAGGTCATCATGATTTAGTTAGAGTACCCCAAGGCAACAGGTACAAGTACGTTCCAAATTTTATAAATTATAATATAGAGAATTTCCAAGTATCCGAGAGAGGAACCTTGGAGGACGTTATGGAAGCAGGGGCTTTTCAAGCTACCATAGATGACGCGGAACCGGAAAGAGATAACCTACTATGACCAGTATGGACCCTGATCAAATTAGAGACATACTAACCGATATTGGTTACAACTTAAGCGATCAAGGTCAGTACTTCAGAACAAAGCCTTTGTATAGAGACTCTAGTAGCTCAACAGTATTGAGTATACGAAAGTCTGACGGCATGTGGAAAGACTTTAAGGAAGGTATAGGCGGCTCACTAGAGGACCTTGTCAGGTTAACCCTGAGACTAAAATCTAAATCTGATACATTAAAGTGGATGACAAATAAAGGGGTCGACTTTAATAGAGAGCCAAGGAAAATAGAACCCAAGGTTGACCAAACGAAAGTGTTTAAAAATGAGCTTTTATATAAGCTAGAGAAAGACCACCCATATTGGGAGAAAAGAGGCATCTCAAGCGAGACACTCAGCCTGTTTGAAGGTGGAGCTACATTTACTGGCAAGATGGCTTATAGATATGTATTTCCTATATTCAATAACAAAAAACAAATAATAGGCTTTGCCGGTAGAGACCTTAAGCCAGACCAAGGAGACGACGCTAAATTCTTTAGGCCTAAATGGAAACTGATAGGGGATAAATCTAAATGGAGATTCCCCTTAATAGTTAATCATGAACTAATAAGGAAATCTAAACAAGCTATCTTAGTGGAAAGCATTGGAGACATGCTTTCGCTTTGGGAGCACGGAATCAAGAATTGCATAGTGACTTTTGGCGTCAGCCTATCTCCCGATACACTCAGCCTACTAACAAGGCTTGACCCAGATAAAATTTTTCTATCTTTTAACAATGACTCTTCAAATAATGGCGCTGGCAATAAAGGAGCATACCAAGCTAGAAAAAAACTATTGAATTTCTTTGATAAAGAGCAGATAACTATTAAGCTGCCAAGCAAGCATAACGACTTCAACGAAATGCACATTAAAGAGCCTGCTCTTTTAAAAAACTTTTTTAATGTCTAAAAATGATAAAGTACGTCTTAGCGCAAGCAAGATAAAAACACTAGATACGTGTAGTTGGCTATTCTACTCTAAGTATTTCTTAAAGGTTCCTGACACGACCAACGACGGAGCATCTAGAGGAACCATTGTCCATTTAATATTTGAGTTACTACTTAAGCCAAGACACAAGAAGAAGTACTTCAATAAACTTAAAAAAAATCCGACAGCAATACTTAGATGCGAGCCAATTTATCGACTGTTGCGAAAACACGCCGACCGCCTCAGCGTTAACGATAAAGATAATTTGGCGCTAATCTACCAAATGCTTTACGTTGGGCTTAACCATAATTTTTATTGCAAAGGAAGTAAAAGCCTAAAGGAAGAAGAGCATTTTGAAATAGAAGGAGATAATTTCATTATTAATGGCTTCATTGATAAAAAAGCTTTTTATAAAAATAAAATAGATATCTGGGACTACAAGAGCAGTAAGTCTAAATTTAATAAAGAAGAGATAGAGGCGAACTACCAAGCATTAATGTATTCTCTAGCAACATTTAAAAAAGACGGAGTAATACCAAATGTAAAATTTTTGTTTTTAAGGTTTCCAGATAGCCCAGAGCAAGCCGCCCCAAAACTTACAGAGGATGAGCTAGAAGGCTTCGAGATGTTTTTAACAGAGTTGGCCGATCTTCTTTCTGATTACAATGAAGACAAGGCCCTAGAGAACCTCGCAAAGAATGGGAGGAAGTATAGGTGGCTATGCGGAAGCGAAAAGCCCGGTAAGTGGATTTGTCCCGTAAGGAAACCTTTTGAATTCTACGCACTAATAAAAAAAGATTCTGGCAGAATAGTGAAAAGCGCGCACGAATCAAAAGACCTATACGCAGATGAAGAGCACTTAATAGTAAAACAAAGCTATGCAGGGTGTCCAGCTTGGCAACATGGCTCTCAGCCATCAGGAAAACCGGCTTTCGATTTCTCTGATTTTTAACTTGACTTTATCTTCAGTATGCTGTATCCTCAAGAGAGGAAGATGGACAGCAAAAAGTGTTACGTATTATTTTGTGATAAAAAGTATTTCTACTTAATGAGGAATGCTTTGACTCTACTGGAAAAATTTTCAAACCATAAAGTTCTAGCCTATACTGTTAATTTTTTACCCACAGAGCCCTTTAAGAATGTTGTTTGGAAAAGGGTAGATGACCAGAATTTACTTGAATACGAGAGCACTGGAAAAAATCATTTGATTAAAAATGAGTGGGGTAAGACAATGTACTCTTGCTTTCTGAAAGCCTCCGCTGTCTGCGAGTCTTTAGATACAGACTTTGATGAATTTGTCTACTTAGATGTAGATACTTTCCCACTCAAGAACGTAGATGATATTTTCATCTTAGGAGAGAGCAAAAACCACACTTGCCCAATTCTCCCAAGGTACAATTGGGAGTATATGATGTACGGGGGAAAAGGTAGCCCCTTCACAGATGGAGGGTATGATGAATCGCAGACCTTAGAGTGGTGGCTACTTAACGAGTTAGGCCTAACTGACGGAGGCCATGAGAGACATTGGTACAGAAGCTCATGTTTCTTTTATTACAATAAAAAATCTAAGCCGTTTTGGGAAGAGGCTTCTAGTATTTCATCAGACGAAAATATAATTAAGAATCAAGATAAGTTTTTTACAGATGAATCTATTATAAATGTTTTGCTATGGAAATACAGATGCGCAGACTTTTTTGAAAACAACTCTGTTATTCATATTTCTAACGGCGACCAGCTTGACTCAACTAGCAAGATAGATCAATTTTTTGACGATTTAAAGAGCTCGAAGTCAGGCCCGCCACTTGTAACTAACTGGAACGGAAGCTCTCAATGCCAAGAGGCATGGATGTTTCACGGCAAAATATCTAAGTTTTTTTGGAAAGAAAATATCCTTAGCGGAGATAGAGTCTATAGCGAATCTCTTGCTAGAACCCTAAATGATTATTTCGTATACAAGTCTGTCTCTATTCAATAAGAAAAATGAAATCCATACCTTTATTTAAATCACACTACAGCATAGGAAGGTCTATACTTACGCTAGGTAATACGGAAGAGCAACAGGAGAACTTCCCCTCTTCTATAGTTGAAATAGCAAAGCGGAATAAACTTAAGTCTGTTTTTCTGGTAGAGGACAGTATGAATGGCTTCCTAGAAGCCTACAAGAACCTCACAGACTCAGAGGTAAATCTAGTGTTCGGCTATAGAGTTTCAGTGTGCAACGATAGTAAAGACAAGTCAAAAGAGTCGATAGACACAGAGTCTAAATTCGTAATCTTAGCGAGGAACGAGGAAGGATACAAGAAACTAATTAAAATATCAAGCTACGCCGCCTGTGATGGTTTCTACTATCACCCCAGAATAGATTTCTCCGTACTCAAGGAGCATTGGGACGACAAATATTTACAGCTTTGTGTCCCGTTTTATGATTCCTTTTTATTTAAGAACTCACTCACTTTTGCTGTTTGCTTTCCTAAATTTGATTTCACCCAACCCATATTTTTTACAGAGGACAACAACATGCCCTTTGACTATATAATTAAAAAGAAAGTAGAAACATATTGCCATGAAAACAAACTTCAGTCGGTCCCAGTCAAGTCTATCTATTATGAGCGCAGGGACGACTTCAAGGCTTATCTTACTTTTAAGTGCATTAACAATAGGACAACACTAGAGAATCCTAGGTTCGACCATCTTTCTTCGGATGAGTTTAGCTTTGAGAGCTGGAAGGAGCAACAGAATGAAAAAGTTTAACATTACAAAGTCAGCAATCGCACGTGCGAAGGGCAGAGCAGATAAGCTCCCCTTACTCAACAACTCAATAAGGAAAGGAGAAGGAAGCTTAGTGGCATACATAGGAGAAGAGGTAGCAAAACATGTACTAAGCGCGGAAATAAAAGACACTTATGACTACGATTTAGTTTATAATAAAACTAAAGTTGATGTCAAAACCAAAGAGAGAACGGTTCCCCCAAAACTTTATTACGAGTGTTCGGTTGCCGATTTCAACACAAAGCAGGGCTGTGATGAATACGCTTTTGTTAGCGTATTAAATAACCTAAAACAAGCTTGGTACTTGGGGAAAATAAGCAAGACAGATTTTTACAAAAACGCAACTTTCCACAAAAAAGGAGAGGTAGACCCGGATAATAACTTTACCTTTAAGGCAGACTGTTACAATATAGCAATTTCACAATTAAATTAAATGGACGAACACTTACTAAGATTCAGAAAAGATAAAAAGGTAGTCTTTATTGACTGCGAGACATACAACCTTTGTCTAAACTTTTGTCACAACGTTACATGGCAGGTATCTATGATACAAACAGACGGGACAAATAAAACAGACGAGAGAGACTATTATATTAAATGGGATACAGATTTCAAAATCAGCGAGGACGCAGCAAGAATAACTAAATACGATGACGACTTTGTTCAAAAGAATGGAAAGACTCTCAAACAAACCCTGCCGACTATACAAAAATGGCTGGACAAGGCTGATTATATTGTTGGCCACAACATACTTGGCTTTGATATTTATTTAATTAAAGAGCTTTACAAGCTACACGGAGCAGATTATAGGCCTCTAATGCCAAAAGTTATAGATACTAACTGTATTGCGCGTGGAATAAAAATGGATATACCATATAAAGCTGGAGAGGACTTTACCGAATACCAATACAGAATTTACAACACAAGAAGAAAAGGTATTAGAAGCAACTTAACAGCCTTGGGTAAAGAGTTCGACATAAAGCACGACTACGACAAGTTGCATAATGCTATAGTTGATTTAGAGCTGAACCTAAAGGTCTGGAATCGCTTAAAGTATTCATTAGAACTATGACACCAAATACATTTTTAAAAAAGTTTAAAAAGATAGATTTACCTCTTCATGGAGTGAGGTTGCCTTCGTTTGAGATCAGCGAAGAAGCCAAGCGCAATCACGGAATTAGTGACGAAGATGACAACAACCAGATTCTTCGCAAGCTTTGCTTTGCGGGATATAAAGAGAAGATAGAATCTGGAGACCTTGATGTTTCGAAGTCGGAGGAGTATACCGACAGAACAGAGCATGAGATCGCCATCATGGAAGAACTCGGGTTCGTTGATTATATGCTCTTGACTTGGGACGTCATAAACTTTTGCAAAGAGAACGATATACCTATTGGGTTAGGGCGTGGCTCAGCAGCGGGAAGCTTTGTCCTCTTCTTATTGGGGATAACAAACCTAGACCCAATCAAGTACAGCTTATTCTTCGAGAGGTTTATATCTAAGATCCGAGCTAAAAAGAAGGTAGTAGATGGGGTCACGTATCTTGACGGAAACCTTATGGTTGATATCGACAATGACGTTTGTTACTACAACAGACATAAAGTCTTAGATTATATTGAAAACAAGTTTAAAGGTAAAACTGCGAAAATACTTACCCTAAATACACTAAGCGGTAAGCTCTTAATAAAAGAGTGTGGCAAGATCGTGTCCAGCAAAAGCGAAACGGAGATGAACACAGTCTCTAGCTACATACCTAAAGTTTTCGGCCAAGTGAAAGACCTTGAAGAAACTTACGAAGAAGTTAAAGAGTTCAGAGAGTGGTGCAGCGAAAAAGAAAACAAAGAGGCCTACCAAATAGCCTTGAAGCTTCGAGGCTTAATTAAAAATAAGAGCGTTCATGCTTCCGGCGTTTTGTTGTCCTATGACCAGCTAGAGGACAGCTCTCCAGTTGAGCTTACTAGCGACAAAGCCGTAGTATCGTCTTACGATATGAACTGGGTTTCCTTATTTAATGTTAAATTGGATATTCTAGGTCTTCGAAGCGTTTCTGTTGTGCATGACGTTTGCCAGCAAGTAGGCCTAAAGGTTACAGATATCGACCTTGACAATCCCTTCATATACAGAAAATTACAAGATCTAAAGACTCCTCACGGGCTGTTCCAGATCGAAGCAGACACCAATTTTAAAGTCTGCCAAGATGTCAAGCCTAAGGGCTTAGAGGAGCTTAGCGCTGTACTTGCCCTAGGCAGACCCGGAGCCTTAGGTTTCGTAAAGCAATATTCTGATTACGCAAACCATAATGTGTATGAGCCGATTCACCCATTATTTGACGAGATTCTTAAGAGCACAGGTGGAGTAGCCTTGTATCAAGAACAGTTAATGCAAATGGCGCATAAAATTGGCTTCACCCTTGACGAAGCGGAAATCCTAAGACGCATTGTTGGCAAAAAGAAAGTTAAAGAGGTTAGACAATGGAAAAAGAAGATCCGAGAGAAGGTTGACGAAAATAGGCTTAGCAGCGAATGGACAGGGATCAAAGGGTCCGTTGATGTAGGAGACGTACTATGGAAAGTGTTAGAAGATTCCGCCAATTATTCATTCAACAAATCTCATTCTATTTGCTATGCAGCATTAGCGGCTATTACAACTTACCTTAAATTTACACACCCCAAAGAGTTCTTCCTGTCTTTGTTGAAGATGACAAAGCACGAGCCAGACCCCTTAGCCGAAATCAATAAAGTACAAACGGAGCTGAGCCTATTCGGCATTAAGCTGTTGCCACCTCATATTACAAAGTCTCAAATGGACTTTACTATTGAGGGAGAGAATATCCGTTACGGCTTAACGTCCATCAAAGGTATCTCTGATAAGACTATTGAGAAGTTAAACGACTTTAGAGCAGAGTTTAGCAACAAGTTTGAAGTATTTCAAGCCGCGAGCGAAGCAAAAGTCGGTATAGGTGTATTATCCGCTCTTATTCAAGCAGGAGCGTTCGAGGGTTTCCCACAATCTAGAAGTAAAATAGTATTAGAGGCCCAGTTATGGAACCTACTCACACAAAGAGAAAAAAGGATAGCCTATAACCTAGGAAAAAAATATGATTTTGATTTAATAAACATTATTAAAGATTTAGTAGACAGAAAAGATGAGGATGGAAAAATTTATGTCAGAGCTTCTAGATTCGAAACGATTAAAAAGAAATACGCTCCGTACAGAGATATCTACAAGCAGAACAGCAAGTCAGAGAGTTTAGCGAACTGGTATTACGAGAAGAAGCTGCTTGGCTATTCTCACGCAAACTCCCTTAAAAAGGTCTATAGCGCTAAAGTCCCAGACCTTATCAGTATCAGAGACGTCTCCGAGTCCAATATAGGCTCTAGAGTCTTGTTTATATCAACTGTTGAGGACTTCTATAAGGGCAAGTCCAAAAGAGGCTCTGAGTACATAAGGCTTACCTGTTCTGACGAGACGGGCTCTATGACGGCTCTGCAGTTCAATGCTAAAATAGATGAGAGCAAGCTCATAAATGGCAAGCTTCCAAGTAAAGATGATATAGTCATCATCAGGGGGCTCAAAAAGGACGACGCAGTATTTATTGACGATATTGGCATCCAAAGCCAGAAAATATTCACAAAACTGTCAGAACTAAAGGATATTACTTGACCAAAGTTAAAGTTTGCAGTACAATAGGTTTTAGGGCACTTAATAACAGTGTAATTAATATACCCAATGCAGAGCATAAGAGTTAAATATAGTCAAGTCGCTAGCGCGCTAGCTGCCAACGCTTTATATAAGGAGGTCTTTAGGGAGAGCGTCGACAGCGATACTTTTGAGCTACAATATTTGTGGAACATATCAAAAAAGCAGTAGAACTAGAGAGAGTACCACATGCTATCCACAGAATTTTTAAGTAATTTTATAAGCTCAGACGCCACTGTCATTGACGTAGGAGCAAGAGACGGAGACTCTTTACTTCCTTTCTTGCCGCTATTAAAAGAAGGTTCTCAAATGATAGCTTTTGAGCCCATAAAAAAAGAAATGGACTCGCTAATCAAAATGCTTGAGGCTAATAATATCCCAGAAGATAGGTTTAGTTGCAATCAATTTGGAATCAATTCAGCTACGGGAGAGTTTGATTTTTTATACGATACAAAAGACAGGAACGGAGGACTGAAAGAGCAACTAGATCACATATCTAAAATAGCTTTTGAAGAAAGTGGATTTCAGACTCAGTCAGTATGGGATAAACAAACAAAAATTAATACTTTCTGCTGGAAAGATTTAGAAAAAGATTTAAAAAATAAAATGCTAAAAGCTTCCTTCATTAAGGTGGATACTGAAGGGTCAGACATAGTAGTGCTAAGAGAGCTTTTGCCGGTTATAAACAAGACTCGTCCTTTTATTTTCCTTGAATTGTACCCCGGAACAGCAAAAGAAGCTATTGAGCTTATTAATGAAATACGATATTATTGTATTAATGCATATAGTGAAATGATTTTCGTTTCCCCAGATATGAAAACTATTAATAGAGGTTATCTTCCGTTACATAATATAGGAGCGCAATACAATAGTGGGCAAAAAGACTATTTTCTAGCACCATTCGAAATGTTCAAAAAAAACCTTTGATTAAGCTAGTGTAATAACAGATTTAAAAGAGATGCAAACACAAGACAAGACCAAGGTCAACGGATTAGAGGAAATTTCAAATTTTATTTTTACGAGCAAATACGCTCGCTATAGCGATAAAAATAAACGAAGAGAAACATGGGATGAAGCGGTCTCCAGAGTAGAGGGGATGCATTTAGAAAAATATAATTTTTTATCAGATGAAGACAAAGAGCAAATCAAGAAAGCTTTTAGTCTAGTAAGGGAAAAGAAGATAGTCCCTTCCATGAGATCTATGCAATTTGCAGGACCAGCAGTCCTAGCCCATAACGCAAGAATTTTTAATTGCTCTTGCAGACACATGGATTCAATTAGGTCTTTCGCCGAATGTTTCTATCTACTTCTTTGCGGGTGTGGAGTTGATTTTGGAATTACTAAGAAATATCTTAGCAGACTTCCTGACTTAGTTAGCGCGGAAAATAAGACGGGAATCGTCATGACATACTCTGTTGAAGACAGTATAGAGGGCTGGGCGGATAGTATCGAAGTTTTACTTGATAGTTTCTTTAAACAGACTCCCTTTACAGGCAGAAAGGTTGTATTCGATTACTCTAAGATTCGGAGAAAAGGAACGAGGCTCAAAACTGGAGGAGGGAAAGCGCCCGGCTATAGTGGATTAAAAGCAGCTCACTTAAAGATCAAGAAGTTGCTAGATGAACTCATCGAAAATAAAAGCCAGTTAAGGCTAGAACCAATAAATGCTTACGACATTCTAATGCATTGCGCCGACGCAGTTCTCAGCGGAGGCATTCGTCGCGCCGCAACCTCTGTTGTTTTTGACGCAGACGACGAGGCGATGATGAACTCTAAGACAGGGAATTGGTTTGAAGATAATCCACAGAGAGCTAGAAGCAATAATTCGATCTTGTTTTTAAGAAAAAAAGTCACAGAGGAGGATTTTAAAAAGGTTTTAAATAGCGCTAAAGAGTTTGGTGAGCCGGGGTTTATTTTTGCGGACCATGAGGATACGCTATCTAACCCTTGTAGAGAGATAGGTTTTATTCCTGTGACTAAGGACGGAAGGTGTGGTGTTCAGTTTTGTAATCTTACTTCCGTAAATGGAGCCAAGACCCATACCCCCAAAGAGTTTAGAGAGCACACTTGGGCTGCTGCTTTAGTAGGAACACTTCAAGCAGGCTACACAGACTTTCATTACCTCAGAAACGCTTCCAGAGAGCTTACAGAAGAAGAAGCTCTTCTCGGTGTATCAATAACAGGAATAATGGACAACCCTAAGACCCTACTTAGTCCTAAATACCAAAAGGAATGCTCAGAAATAGCAGTTAAAACAAACGGAGAGTGGGCAAAGAAAATCAACATTAGACCAGCAGCCAGAGTTACTTGTGTCAAACCAGAAGGAACATCTAGCTTAGTTCTCGGTTCTGCGTCAGGCATTCACCCTCACCATAGTCATAAGTATTTTAGGCGCGTACAGTGCAATAAAATTGATAATGTGTATCAGTATTTTAAGCTGTATAATGATAAGCTCTGCGAGGAAAGCGTTTGGAGTGCGAATAAGACGGATGACGTTGTCACCTTTCCAATCGAAATCACGAACGGCGCATTAACCAAGAAAGATCTTGATGCAATTAAGCATCTTAACCACATAAAATCAACTCAAGAAAATTGGGTTCTTCCCGGCACAACCAAACACAACAAAAAGAAAACTACCCATTCAGTTAGTTGCACGATCCTCGTGGAGAAAGACGAGTGGGACAAGGTAGCTGAATATCTTTACGAGAACAGAGATTTTTTTGCTGCTGTTTCCTTACTGGCTGCTACTGGAGACAAGGATTTTAAACAAGCCCCGATGGAGAGGGTCTCGACAGAAAAAGACGAGAAGCTTTTCGACAGACTATCATCCTCTATGTCCAGAGTAGACTATACAGCTCTACAAGAAGCACATGACGAAACGACCCTACAAACTAACTTAGCGTGCGCTGGAGGCAATTGCGAAATAAATTAAAGGGTAATATTCCCCAGAGAGTAGGGTTCTATTCCCCAACGTTTTTTAAAATAAATAAAAAAGTAACAAAACACTAGGAATAAACGTCTCTGTGTTTGGCACGATAATTGCAGTGTAATATACATTATGTTCATTAAAAGAATTCTTAAGATTGGGCTGGTTGCTGTTATGGCGTCAGCGTTAACAGTTTCAGCTCAGGTCCCTAAGCCTGCGCCTAAACCAGATAAACCTGAAAAGGAGAAGCCTGAGCGCGGTGGCAAGAAATTTGATCCAGCTAAAGTTAAAGAGCGCCTTAAGGCTGCTTTTGAGAAGCGCAAGAAGCATCGTGGTGATGCCAAGAAAAAAGGCCACAAAGTTAGTGATCGCAAGAAAAAAGATGGCGGCTTTGGTAAACTCATAAGAGACGACGCTAAGGTCAAAGAACTGCGCGAGGCCTTCAAAGAGGCCGCTAAAAAGCAATGGACCGGCTTCGACAAAGATAAGTGGAAAGACGCCACAGACGACGAGAAAAAGGCCCTAAGAGAGCAAATGACTGCTTCTAGGAAAGAATGGATGGAAACAATGAAAAGCCATCGCAAAGAAGTTCATGCTCGCATAAAAGAGATTCGTGAAGAGTTTAAAAATAAGCGCGATGAAGTCATCGACGGAAACGACCCAAAACCATAATTTTATGAACAAATATATTAAACTAATTATTGTAGCAGCTTTACTGCTAGGAGGTGTTAGTATCGCTCAAGCCGACCGTCACGGTGGTCACAGCAAAACTAACAGAGTAGACAAAGTTAAAGGCAAGCCAGCGCCTAAGAAAGCTAACCCAGCAGAAGTCAGAAAGAAGAGGCACGCTCTTGCTGCCAAGAAAATCAAAGATGGCGTCAAGGCTGGTAAGATTACAGAAAAGCAAGCCAAGGAGAAACTAGCAGCCCTAAGAAAGAGTTATGTTTCAGGGGCTAAGGGATCAAGTCGTAGGCCTTCGCGCGAAGACCTTGTCAAGAAGTTCGATAAGAACAAAGACGGTAAGCTAGATGAAAAAGAGCGCGCAGCAGCGCGAAAGGCTATGGAAGCCAGAACCAAGAAAAGAGGGGAAAGCAGGCGAGGAAAAAGCAAAGGGCGCAAATCTCGCAGAAAGTAGACCCCACACCCATGTGTTTTAAGGTATCAAAGCAGTCATGTGTTTTAGCATAGTAAAGCGCTAGATGCTTTTTAGAATATTAACACGTGGCTTAAAACGAGAGGGAGTTTCGGCTCCCTCTCTCTTTTTGCTTGACCTAGGTGTAAGTATACTATATAATAGACATATCAGATAAATGATTGAAAATACATTTACCAAAGACAAAAGACTCGAAGAAAATAAAGAACTTCATACCAAAATAGGGAAAACATGGTTCATAGATATAGATGGAACCATTTTAAAAGCCCAGTCAAACGCCAAGCTAGACAGAATGATAGCTCAATTTGGAGATAAATCTCACACACAGGAGCAAACCCTACCATCTAGCAAGCACTTTTTAAAAAAGATCCCTAAAAGAGACACTATTATTTTGACCACAGCCAGAGACAGAAAACATAAAGAACACACGGACAAGACACTCAAGCACCTAGGCGTTAGGTATGACGATGTTATTTATGACTTGAGATCTGGCGCTAGAATATTAGTAAATGATGTTAAACCCAGAGGGGCTATCCAAAATGATCATGAAATAAAAACAGCTTTTGCAATAAATCTCAAAAGAAACCAAGGTCTACAAAAGGAGCACTTAGATGAATATCTCAGAATTTGAACGCAATAAGCCTAGAAAAACAATGGCTTTCATAAACAAACTTATAAAAAAATATAAAAGAATTTGGCGTAACCATGAAATGATGGATGACGACGACGCTACCAAAGTAGAGATGGCACATGATTTTGAAAGAGAGCTGCAAGAATTAAAAAAAATATTTAAATCTGGAGAATAATGCAAGTAAAATTAATAGCGCTGACGAAACCATTGGCCCTTAGGGATGTAGGCAGCCCTGAGGATCTAATAGCTTATTGCGCTAGAGTAAGCAATCCAGAGAACCAAAGCAAATCCGAGACAGCCCCAAAGCTGATAAAGTTTTTAATCAAACACAAGCACTGGTCCCCATTCGAAATGGTTGACATGACCTTAGAGATTAAAACAAGCAGAGCTATAGCCGCTCAAATACTTCGCCATAGAAGTTTTAGTTTCCAAGAGTTTAGCCAAAGATACTCTAAAGCCGAAACCTTAGAAGCTTTAGAGCTTAGAAAGCAGGCAGAGAAGAACCGCCAAAGCAGCACTGACGTTTTTGAGGATTCCCAACTCCTAGCCAAAGTCAGGGAACATACAGCCAAGAGCGTCTCCCTATATAAAAACCTTATTGAAGCTGGCGTAGCAAAAGAGTCAGCCCGTATGATACTCCCACTAACCACAGAGACCACAATGTATATGAAAGGCAACCTAAGAAGCTGGATTCACTACATTGATCTAAGGACGAAAGAGAACACACAAAAAGAGCATAGAGATATAGCAAGTGAGTGCAAGAGAATATTTAAAAATGAATTCCCTAACGTATCTGAAGCTATATGGGATTTAGAAACATGATCTCTAATAAAAAAATACTAATAATTGCAATTGCTGGCCTATTAATGGGTTGGCTGCTAGTTACCTCTCTATCGGGAGCGTATCCAGCTTTTGGAAACAAAGCAGTCGACCCAGATGTAGAGGTTTTGATTCCCGGTATGGTCTGCCCCTCTTGTGCCGTTGGTATTAAAATAGGATTTAAGAAAACTAAAAAAGTTAAAAATTTAGAAATGATTACTAAAAAAGAGATCATTCTCTTAGAGTATTGGGGTCCGGAAATACACCCTACTCAAATTCGCAAAATTGTGAAGTCCGCTGGCTACGAAGTAAAATCTATAAAATGGTTGAAGAAAAAAGAACCTAATAGATATAACAAACCGTGAATCTAGTTAATGACATTCCAATAACCAATGATGATTTCCAGCACATATCATGTGTTATAGAAATAGCCAAAGGGACTAATACAAAATATGAATACAACGAAAAGTATAATATCTTTGAATTAGAAAGATGTTTGGTATCTTCTCTCCAATACCCAATAAATTACGGCTTCGTAACTCAAACATATGCTCTTGACAGAGACCCCTTGGATGTGCTAGTATTTAACCATGACCCAATTGATAGAGGCAGTTTAGTGAAGTGTAGGCCGCTGGGGGTACTTGACTTCGTAGATGACGAAGAAGTTGATTACAAGCTAATTGTGGCCCCGCATTGGTCACCTACTGCTAAGTATAGCACCTTGGATGGAATAGAAGACAGTCACTTAAAAATATTTAAACAGTTTTTTAGGATCTATAAAATAGATAGAAGTTCAACAAGTAAAGTTGGAGAATGGAAGAACGGAAAGAAAGCTTTGTCAGTTGTAAAAGAAGCACACGATAGATGGAAAGGAAGAATGCCTTATGGGAATGTTTGATGATATAACAGTGCCGAAGTCTTATTTAAAGGGCTTACTCACAAAAGAGCAGGAGAAGCTAATAAACGACAACAACTACCAAACCAAAAGCTTGGAAAATGCCCTACGCCGATATAAGATTTACAAACAAAAGCTCTTTATAAATGATAGAGACGTAGTACTCCAAGAAAAGGAAGACAGTAAGTGGGTGCCTGTAAAGTACACAGGAGAAGTCCTTTTTTATAACAATATTAAAGACGGAAAAGGGAACCAGCATTGGGTAGAATTTCGGTTTATATTCTTAAATGGGAAACTCGACGCCAAGTACTTAGAAGAATTTTTTATAGGTAAAACTATCGGGGAGATAGAAGAAGAAAACAGGAAATGGAAAGAAGCGCGGATAAAGCAACTTAAATACGAGAGTACTTTCGAGTACAAATTTTATTTTTTTATTTTTAAAATCTTAACTAAATTATTATATAAGGTTCGCGTGAGAGTAGACCCACACTCTTACGATTATGGTACTAGGAAAATAGAGTAACCATGAACTTCCCACAAAAAGGATATAAAGATTTAGTGGACGATTGTCCAGATATACCAGCGGACACCTGCCCACATATCGATAAAGCTGGAGACTATATCGATAAAACTCATCAACTCTTAGAAGAATTAAGAGACCAAAACGAAGCCTTACGAGAAGTTGGGAAATATTGGAGGACCACATCTATACATTTACTGCAAGAATTGTGCAAACTTAATAAACACACAAACAAGCTGGAAAATGAATGATGAAAAACTTTTGGTCAAACGCTCACTCGGTTTCTTTGCTGGTAGTGAACCCCTTGTTGGTAATAATTTACTACTTACTGATTTTAGGCATATCACTGATGCTGAGTGTCGCCAGTATATTTTGCGACAAGCGTAGTAGAGTGTAATAATATAAAATGAAAAAATTAATATTAGTCTTTTTTGCGGTGTCCCTCCAAGCTGGAGAGACAAATATTTACGAGTCAATTGTTAAGAGAAATGCTTTTGATCTGACGGCCGAGTTACCAAAGCCAATTTTACCTCCCGTAGCTCAGATTTTGAAGCCTAACGTATATCTAACAGGGCTGACACATTTCAAAAATGTTAGAAAAGTTCATTTAGTCTTGAGGCCCATCGGAGGGCCTGACAAATTTATATCCCTCGCAACAGATGAGAGGCAATACAATATAGAATTGAAAAAGATAAACAAAAATTCCGCTTTAATTTTAAACAATGGAAGTGAAGAGTTGGTGTCTTTTGAAAACAACAGCCTGCCTACAATAGTAACAAAAGCTCCAGTAAAAAAAGTATTAATGGATAGAAGTTCCTCTAAATCTTCAAAAGGCAGAGAGAGCAGTAAAAAAGAAGAGAAAAAGTCAACACCTGTTCCAGCGGGACCTAGTATTATAAAAGTTCCATCAAGGAATAAAGGAATTGCCGATCCCAGAATGCAGAAAGCGATGGAAAGAGGATTAGAATATCTTAACAAAATGGAAGACGGCGAAAAGAAAGACTACCTGCTTAAAAGAATAGAAAGCTTGCAGTCTGGACAGTATCAAATAAAGTCTAATATAGATCAGAATGAAAGACGCCGTCAGTATGACGAATGGAAGAAGCGCAACTCTAAGTGAATATTAAAAAAGAGTTCTTAATAGAATTTGTCAACCTTGTCAATGAGTGCTGCGCTGTTATGGATGATGGCCTTGTAGCAGAATGGTTAGATAGACCCAACCCTGATTTAAACATGGAAAAGCCCATAGAACTATTCATGCATGAAGTAGGAAGAGATAAAATTTATAGGCTTTTGTACTTTATCGAAATAGGAGAGGCCGACTTATGAGCAAATGTTCTAAATGCAAAAAACCCACCGAAGAAATTTACTTGACATGGTTACAAGTTAAAGGTAAAATGAGGGTATACTGCAATGACTGTATTAGCAAAAGCAAAAAAAGTGGATAAGGACTGGGGTTATGAAATATGGATGGCCAACAACGAAGAAGAGAACTATTGTGGTAAAATCTTATATATTAAATTTGGGCACTCAACCTCCATGCACTTTCATGCCAAAAAGCACGAGACTTTTTACATCCTAGAAGGAGCATTAGAAGTAGAGCTAATAGATACCATAAGCACTAACAAATATACAAAGGTTATAAACGAGGGAGAAGTATTTGTTTTAGATAGGCTTATCCCACACAGGCTAATACCCAAAGGCGGAGATGTAAAGTTTGTAGAGGTCAGCACTTTCCATGAAGATAGTGACAGCTACCGAGTATATCGCGAGGCTCCCCAAAATCTTTCAATTACATAGAAAGGAAGTAAAAAATGCCATTCAAAAAAACTAGCCCCATACCAAGAGGAGCAACCCATATTAGAATAGTAACACCAGAAGGCAAAACCGCCGAGTCTGACGTAAAAAATATAGATTGGGTTTTTAGTTATCCTTATAAGTGTCCCGGCAAATTAATCTTTTTAAAAAAAGAAAGAAGTAGTTTCAAAGAATTAGGTTCGATTGACTTTGATGGTGAGTGGCCACCACAAAAAGGGCCACAAGTAATAACATAATAAATAATAAAACATAATGAATGACTTCTTAAGTTATAAATATATGATCACGCCGGGGGTCTTAAAGGCCCTGAGTTACGTAACCATGGTTGTCGCAGTTGCCGTAGGCCTGTTTACCGCCTTTACAGCAGACGCTGTGGGAGGAATCGCCGTAGCAGTATTGGGGCCAGTAGTAGTCCGCATTTACGCGGAGCTAATGTTGGTTGTCTTTGAAATACACAACGAGCTCAAAAAAGCTAACGGAAGCTAAGCTTGACTAAGTTAGCCCCGATAGCTCAATTGGATAGAGCATCTGCCTTCTAAGCAGAGGGTTGCCGGTTCGAGTCCAGCTCGGGGCACCATAAACATTCAAAATTGAGCCCTCGTCTATTAAGAACTAAAGAGATATTAGAAAGGCTAGAGAAGCAAAGCTATTGCAGGATTCAGCCTTCTAAAACTCACGGAGTAGGGGTATTTGCAATCAAGGAGATTCCCTCAGGGGTTTCTCCTTGGTTTACCCCGAACCACCATTTTTTCGGGGGAACCATAAGGATCTCAAGTAACGAGATAGGCAAGCTTGATGAGCCGGTTCGCCAAATGCTACTCGACTATAACCTAGTAAGTGATAAGGGGCTTTTTGTACACCCTTGCGAGCTGGAAATTTTGCATATAACACAGTTCCTTAACGCCTCAAAAGACCCAAATCTTGATGTAAGCCTAGAGAGGGAAGACCCATTTAAAACTATTAGAGAAATAAAAATTGGGGAAGAGCTAACGGTCGACTATCAGAAAGACTTACAGCATACCAGCCTCAAATATAATTGTAAGTATTAATGATTAAAAACAAGATATAACTGAGTGATTTAATTTAATACATTAATGCGCTCGACGTATTTTAAGTTGCCATTAAACACTCGGTTTTAGCTACAGAAAGCTTGTCCTTAGTCAAAGTATTTAAAAAGACTACAACACAATTAGAAAAAGAGGGCAAAAGCCCCAATAACTAAGTATGAAAAGAAAAAACCATGATATTCTTCCTGAGGAGTACGAGGAAGACTATATGGTCTGGTTTTGGTGATGAACACATGGGATGACGATAAAGATTATGTGATGAAAATAAGCCTAATAGACACAGATTATGCCTATGTGAGCTTTGCCGACCAAGCCAAAGTATCCATCAGATCCAAAGAGGGCAGAGAATACAATGTTCGATGGTACAAAAGAGAAAAAATTTCCGATAAATACGCCGAGGTTGGCAGAATGGATCTACAAAACAGCCGATGGGGAGCCTACCCTGTCCGCGATATAGAAGAATGGAAGATAGAGCTTTGGCAAGGAGACGATATGGTTCGTATTTTTGACAACCGCTTGTCAAATAATCCAGTTATATTAATAGCTAAAGCAAAAGCAGGAAAGACACCAGACTTCGAACAAATAAAAAAGTACTGCTCAGATAAAGTAAGTGAATTTAATTGTAAGTTATTTGTATATTTTGAAAATAGCCAGCAGTTCGACTTCTCTGGCTTGAGCTTCCAGCCACTAAGGATGAATGACGACATACCTAACATGTATTGCGGAGTAGAGAAAGAATTTTAATGGACAGTTTACTTTATAGCAGAGATAACGTTTTACCCAAAGAGTTTTGTCAATTTGTAATTGATAAGTTTGAGCAGTCTAAGGACAAAAAGGCGGGGATATCCGGGGGAGGAACCAATAAACTCATAAAAGAGTCTACAGATTTAATGATAGCCTCGCAACTCGAGGACAAAGACTGGAAGTATATATATGATTACTTAAGGGAAGTATTACTACATTCACTAGTTGAATATATGAGCTTGCATCCATTTTTAGTAAGGACCCCCGAGCATCAATTCTCAAGCAAACTTAGTTTAGTTAGGACCTGCCAAGGTAGATTTTCCGCTTCTAGCAAAGGTGATCCCCATATGCAGATGCAAAGATACGTAGACGAAGAAGGTTATCACGCTTGGCATTACGAAAACGAAATCTCAGATAATTCTATGAGAGATAGGCAAATGGCTTTCTTGTGGTATCTGAACGACGTTTTTGACGGAGGGGAAACAGAATTCAAATATCAAAAAAACGATTTAAACCAAAATATTAAAGTTGAAGCCAGAGCTGGTCGCGGTAATATATTCCCAGCTTTCTGGACTCACGTACATAAAGGCAATAAGCCTCGAAACGGACAAACAAAATATATAATAACAGGGTGGATAGAATTGGTTGAACCAGAAAATGTTTCACGTGAAATATCTGAAGACTTTTTTGTATGATGGTCTTAGAGCATAGCCCCCCAATCATAATCCAGACTAGCAAGTTTTCTAATTTTGAAAAATACCTATCGTCACTTTCTAAGTCTTGTTCTTATGCAACCAAGCGAGCCTTAACAAAAGTTTCAAAAGCTTACCCCGAAATAAAATATGAACCCGTAAACTTTGACCCAAAAGAATGCAGGGAGTTTATGGATCTCTGGTCGGACTGCAATAACTGGAGTTGGGGCGATTGGTATTCAAAAGAAGAGCTTCAAGACCTACACAATAGAGGCATACTGCATTGTTTTAGTTGTGGAATCGCTTATCATTTTGTTTTGAAATGGGGAGATTATGTTTATTGCAACTCTCCCTTGTACGACACAAAACAATTCAAGGAGATAGGTATTGGTAAATGGATGTGGATTAAGCTAATTGAATATTCAATTAACAATAAGTGGGGTGAGTATATAGACCTAATGGGGCCAGAGGGCTCCAACACTTTCGGAGAGGTCATCGCAAGCAGAGGCAAAACAAACGAACCGGGAGATTTTGGCTATAAATGGAGTCTTATACCAGAAGATACAAAAGAAGGAAGAGATAATACCCTTGACCATTTAGAGATAGTATCAGAGAAAACCTTTTGCTGGAAAGGGGTCAGCTTGCCCCCAAAACCTGACAAACTGCTAGTCGTAGCTCATCCAGACGATGAAGCTATATTCTTTGGAGACTGGCTTGTAGAGAACGGCAGAAGAACTAAGGTTGTTTGTCTTACATCCTCAATGGACTTCGATGATTGGTACGAAGATAAAGATAGAACTAGGTTTAAGGAGTTAAAAGACAGCCTCAAGCAAGCTGGAGTCAAATATTTTGAGTGTCTAGGACTAGAAAGACCTTCACTAAATCCGTTTGTTAATAAAGAAGATTATAAAAATGCTTTAAAAAGAATTAATTCGGAGACAGAGTGGCAGCAAGTCGTAACTCATAATCAATACGGAGAGTATGGACACATGCAACATATAGAGACCCATGATATAGTCAAAGAGGTGTTCCCTAACGACAAAATACACGTTTACAAAAACTCAACAACGAAGCTGCCAACAAACAGAAAACAAATACTAATTGACCAGCATGTAAGCCAGCAAAAACATTGCGTAAATGAAATAAGGAATAGTGAGTGGACAGGTTCAGACTGGTACAAACATACAGTTGGTAAAAATATGATTGACTACGAGTCAATCGAAAAGTTGGAGAACGTTAAAACATCCTTACAGGTAGTCTCCTATTGGGGAGGAGACGGAGATCATCTTACTTTTGATTTTATATTTCTGCTGTCGGGAGAGCTTAAAGCAAGAGGTCATAGACATGTAATTTCAAGAGTCTACAATAGTTGGCCTTGGGAGCCGGATGTATTTATGGTTCATAGGCGGGAGGACGCAAGAGAGTGTGCGAACAACAACAGGCCATACTTTTTTATGATATACGACGAGGAAGTTTTAAACGCGCCCTCAGAAGAAACAATTAAAGAATATAAAGACTTAATAGATAAATCGGTAAAAAGTTTTGTGCAAACTCGTAAAGTTAGAGATATGATAGGAGACAGAATAAACTTAGTTTGGGTTCCTTTATTTAGAAACTGGCCTATTCTTACTAAAAAACTAGAAGCTCATTTACTTATGGGCTTAGTGTCCTTAGAGAAAAATGAGTAAAAAAAATAAACCAAAGAATAAAGGTTACTACGTCAAGGACGGAGAAAAGGTTTCTACGAAAAGGAAACATAGCGAGACTTACAATAACGAAACCTATAAGCATGTAAAAGAGGGCGGCGCGGTAGGTGCAGCCGGAAAAGGAGACGCCGACAGAACATCGGACAGGGGAGAGTTTAGAGATAACTACGACAAGATATTTAAAAAGCAATGAGTCCTAAAATAGAAAAAATTAGGGGAGAGAAAATTACTCTATCCCTTGGGCTTGCCCACAATCAAGCTGCCGTAGGCACAAAGAAAGACGTAAAGTGGGATTTATCCAGACAGGTTGACTTTAAAATTACTAAACTTAACGGGGACGTTATTCATTCTGGACAGGTAAATTGGGAAGGTGCTCAGTTTTGGGTATCGCATCCACATATAATATTTGATAGGTATATAAAGATAGATATTAAATATAACAACCAACAGGTCGTTCTAGAGTATGACCAAAAATACAACAACTATGAACATTTAAGTAATTTTTACACAGAAGAAGAGATAGAAGGTTTCAATTACGAAAAACCAAAAAAACTTGCCAAAGGATCAACTGACCTAGTGTTTTCGTCGCCTTTTGATCACATAGAACACGCAGGAGAAGATGAAGAGGCAAGAAGAACCGTCGTGTTTTTGTCTTACGGACACGGACAAGGAGATGCATTGTTATTCGAGCCCACCCTAAGAAAGCTTTCTCAATCTCTAAATAGGAAGATATCCGTGGTAACGAAGAGGCCTGAGATGTTGTTTAACCATCCTTGTATTGAAGATTTATTCTTACTTGATACGCCATCTAAGCAATACTGTAAGCGAAGCCACGATATCTTCCGTAGAGAAAAAAACTTTGATGTTGTAATAAGCAGGCCAAATATAAATATACCTTTTAGGTGGGCAGCTTACGCCCATACGGAACGTTCTGCTCACTTTTTAGGTTTTTGCTTGAGAAAAGACGAGAGGAACATGAAATTTTTTCCTATAAAAAATCAAGACTATAGCTTTTTAAAGAATTACGTTGTCTGTTCAATTAATCTATCTTCTCCGATTAGATTCTGGAGCTTTGATAAATGGAATAAACTTTTTAGCCTTTTAAATAAGCATGGCATAAAAGTAGCTGTTATTGGCACGCCTAATCTACCCGCCAAAGATCTCGGGCACGTAAGATCAAAATTCAGAGCCAACCACTCAGAAGATTTAGATATGTCTAATGTTTTAGATCTTACATATAAAACTGTTGAGGAAAATTATAACATAATAGATTCTTGTAAAGCCCTCGTTACAACAGACACAGCTAGTCAACACTTATGCGGCGCTACAGACACTTGGCTTTTCCTTTTAGGCACTGCAGTTCACCCAGAAGTTACCATGCCGTGGAGGCAAGGCTCCCAAGAATATAAAGCTGTTAATATCTCTGGAGATTGCGTTTTGTACTGCTCCTCCAATCTCTCTTATAGTTACGAGCCGGATAAAGTTTTTTCCACTAAAATGGGTTACAAAAGGACTAATGCGTCCTCTTACGCTTTAGTAGATGATGCGTGTTTAGAACATTTTGACGAGCCTTCTTGTCACCCACAACCCGAGAAGGTCTTCAAAGAAGTTTTTAAAATTTATAAATAAAATGAAAGTTGCAATTTGCTTTGCGGGCATACCGTATTATATAAAACAGAACCAGAGATACTGGCAAGAGACCATCGAGAAATATGACGCTGATGTTTATGCTAGTTTATGGGACGAGGAGAACATCTACCAAGAGGGAGATACCATAGAGGCTTTTAAAGATGCTTACAACCCTATCAAGCTAGAAGTAGAGAGCCAAGACGCTTTTATGAAAAGTTTTTCATCTATTAATCAAGAGTATCTATCCTCACCTAATTATTTCAATAAAGCTATGCACTTCGCACACAGGAGCGGCAGGCCTTACTCTACATTTTATAAGGTATGGAGAGCTAATTTGTTAGCTTCAGAAAAAGAATACGATGTAGTCGTTAGAGCCGAGACCTGTAGTTCTTATCCAGACTTGAATATCGTGATGGAGGATAACCTGAGCATACCATATTGGCATCACGTTTATTGGCAGGGTGGCTACAATACTACCAACTTAAATAACTGGATGGTTTTCGGGCCTCAATATCTTATGGACTACTATTGCGCCGTTTTTTTAAAACTAAGAAAGTATTACGACGAGTGCTTTATTCAACCAATAGAGAGCGTAGTGAATCATCATTTGATGCAACGGCCAAATATTAAGTTAAGACTTTTTTTTACAAAAATATTTAGAAAAGGGGTCATAAATTGGAATGGTGGAAAATATAACGAGTCTGTAATTCTACCGAACCCTTGGTACGATAGCATGAGCACCCTCGGCAACGCCGACAAAGAACTTGCTGATGAATTCTATAAAGGCATTGAGACTTTTGACACCAGCATACTTAACAAAAGGGCTGAAGTACTAGATTTACATAAAATGGCCAAAAAGCCGATACAAATAAAAAGATCAGATTTTAATGCAGACGATCACAAAGAAGACGAGTACCAAAAAGTGCACCTCTTTAAAGCTAAAGATAAAGCTGACAAGGATTTTTCTAAACCAATAGAAGATCAGGATGGAAATTGGATAAGCGAAGATAATTGGATATCATACAAGAAGACCATGAAAGAATATAGTTGACCTTTTCTAAAGAATTTGCTATAATATAATATAGATATATTGGAACTATGCCCAGAAAGAGAAAAATCAAATCCGAAATGGCCAGAAGATACCAAGCAGCTTACGACAAAGTTTACAAGGAGTATCCATTATGGAAAAAACAGGCAATAGAAGAAGATTGCCCTAGAATGAAAAGCCAGTTTGCCGAAGAGGTCATCCATATTGCAGAGTTAGAAGAAATAAAGGAACCATAAAGTGTATTATTTAACAGATTTAGAGGAACTAAACAAAAGAGACGCGGAATTAAGATTAAATGATTATTATTTTTTCCGTACTGGCTTCTCGGATGAAGAGTGCGCAAAGATAATCAAAGACAACGTTGATAATCTAACCGTCTCGCCACAAGAACACACAAACCAAGATAAGCAAAACAAATCCTGCGATATAGGCTTTTCCCAAGGAAGTCTTTGGATTTATGATAAAATTTGCCAGTTAGCCCGAGGAGCGAATAGAAGCTCTTGGGATTTCTTGGTAAACGGTATATGCGAAAACATAGAACTAATAGAATACTCAGGGGAAACAAAAGACTCTGATGCGCCAAGAATAGATATAGGAAACAACTTCAACCCCAACTTCAAACAATACAGGAAAATAAGTTTTTATGTTGCTTTAAATAACCCAGAAGAATATGAAGGCGGGGAACACTTAATACATAATTACGGAACTCCTGTTTATGCAGAAAAAAATCTGGGCTGTTGCGTGCTCTTTCCCTCTTTTATGCTTAATGGCGTAACGCCCGTCACCAAAGGAAAAAAATATTGCCTAAGGGGGTATATATTTGGCCCACATTTTAGATAATGAGATACGAAAACAATGAAGATGCCTTTTACAAACTAAAACAAGGAATCAAAGATAAGCCTTTAATAGCTGAAATAAAAGTTCGCAAAGGTCAAGCTATATTAACTTTTGATAAGTTTAATATTTTTGACAATCCATTTTTGTCAAAAAATGCAGATAACAATTGGTTAAGAATAAATTATACACTCAACAAAAAAACTAAAACAAAAATAGAAAAAATTAAATGTGTCTTGGAAGCACAAGGACATCCTTTTAAAAGTGAAGAATATCCCTTACAAAAACTCTTACTAATGGACGGGGGTTGGAAATATTACACACACAGACTCATTGGAGCCGCTGGTGATGAATTTGGAATAAAAGTCTATGGGTAAATCTGTTTTCAGTTTTTTTACTGGCTCTCATGATGCCAACATTTCGGTCACTACCGGCAAGAACGACATATACATCATAGAACTAGAGAGAATTTTTGGCAATAGATATTTTAACTTTGGCGCTCTTATACAAGAAGAAGACTATGCACCCTTTTGTAATTACATACGCAACATCTTAAAAGAAAGAGGGCTACCTTTAACCTCACAAGTTTTTGATGTGGGGATATTCGAATGGTATACATCAGAAACTATCATAGACTTTATGGTTGACTTCTTTTCTATTTCAGAAGTTCACATGAAGGGTGGTAAAGAAGATTTTTGTTACCACCATAGGTCCCACGCTGCAAATGCTTTTTATTCTAGTGGTTTTGAAGAAGCTTTAGTAGTTAGCAATGACGGCTTCGGAAATGACGGAACATTCTGTGTGTACGAAGTCAGTAAATCTAACCCTAATTTCACCCAAATAAACGAATTTGTAATGCATACCTACCCGACTAAGTACGCGAACTGTGGTAGGTTTATATCAGAAATAAAAAAGAAGGCTGGGCCAATCTTGAATAACTTAGCCAATGCAGGTAAAATAATGGGCCTATCTGCCTATGGTTCTTTTAATAAAGATTACTATAAGCGCATAAATAATTACTTTAGATCAGAGGGGGATAATGGCATCGAAGAGGTTACTCCAGAATTTATTAAAGAGTTCTCTGACTTTGAAGCAAACTGTTTAAAAGGTAAAGACTCCTACGATTTTGCTTACTGCGCTCAGTTAGTCTTTGAAGAGTGTTTTTTTGAAAAATTTTATAAATTTTTTGACGAGGAAAAACATAAAAATGTGTGCCTGACAGGAGGCGGCGCTCTCAATGTGGTCGCCAACGAAAAACTTAGCAAAAGACACCCAAATAATAATTTCTTCGTGCCTTCCTCTCCGGGGGATAGCGGATTATCTTACGGTATGATCGCTGGCTATCTTAAGGACGCAGTAATACCTGACCCTATGTATTCTGGCTGCGAGATCTTAGACAAAGGCTCTTTGCCGTACATATTAGACCAGAGAGCTTGGAGAAAAGCAGAGCCTAGCCTTATAGCCGAAGAGTTGAGCAAAGGCAAAATAATAGGGGTATGCAGGGGCAATAGCGAGACGGGGCCAAGAGCCTTGGGCAACAGAACTATACTAGCTGACCCAAGGAGCCATACAGCAAAAGATGAAATAAACCATAAAGTCAAATTCAGAGAGTGGTACAGACCCTTTGCGCCGATTTGCAAACAAGAAGAGGCAAATAAGTATTTCGAAACATCTAGTAACGCTTGCTATAAGTATATGTCTTTCAGCCCCAACGTAAGAGAAGAATATAAAAAACTACTACCGTCTGTGACTCATGTAGATGGCTCATCAAGGCTACAAACATTGACTAGAGACCAAAATGATTATATATATGACATACTAGACAGCTTTGAACAAATAACTGGCATGCCTATACTTATCAATACATCTTTTAACACAAGAGGCAATGCCATACTAACAAGATATCTAGAAGCTATAAAAGTATTAGATTCAACAGGACTAGATGGAGTAATATTAGAAGATTATTATATTTGTAAGGACACCTCAGATTAAGAATGGATAACAAAGCAGCCGTACAAATAGCTTACTTTATATCTAGCAAACTTAGAGATAAAGGGGTTGATGTATGGCTAGATTATGGATCAGCTTTGGGAGCGGTAAGAGATGGAGGTATACCAGAGTCAGATGACGATATTGACATGGGTGTATGGCTAAAAGATTGGAAAGCCATAGAGGAACTTTTTTCTAAACCCGCTCCATTTCCTTGCAGGGTTAAATTTATAGGTTGTTACTCAGGGGGCTTCTTTCTTACCATAAGAGAGCCAGAAGGAGCAAAGCCATTTAAAGTAGATGTCTTGCCTTTTGATATAAATGACAACCACGGGTGGCTGATTGGCGACGGTATAAGGAGTGCCCCTTGCTGCTATCAAAGAGCTTTTCGCAGTAAAGCCTATTATCAAAAAAATCTCAAAACTATACAGTTCGAAGGAAAAGAGTTTCTAGTTTCTAAATATGTAGAAAAATACTTAGACTATATATATGAGGATACTGGAGGTGACTGGAGAACTACATTTGTGGGGCCAGAAGAAATAAGTAAAATAAATTGGGAAGGAGGGCTAAAGTCTTATAATTATAAAGATAAGATAACCGGCTGTACCGAGGGCGTGTTCGACCTCTTTCATATAGGTCATGTTAGATTATTTAGAAAAATGAGAGATATATTTGATCGCGTGGTTGTTTCTGTAAATTCTGACGAACTTACGACTAGTTTTAAAAAATCTCCACCTATTATCAGCTTTGAAGATAGAGTTGAAATAATAAAGTCATGTAAATATGTAGACGATGTAATCCCCTACCCTTTCCAAAAATACCCCATTGCAAAAGAGGCTGAGACTAAATATATTAAATGGATGGAAGCAAATAATATAGACTATATGATTCATGGCAAGGACGATGAAAATTGGCTAAAAACATGGTATTCAGAGCCCATGAAAGAAAGCAGACTATTACTATTAGACGAGACAAAAGATTATCACTCAAAAGATATAAAAGAAAGAATAAAAAATGTATCAGTATAAAGCAAAATTAATTAAAGTAGTGGACGGAGATACAGTAGACGCACTGATTGACTGCGGCTTCAGCACCTTCAAGAAGGAGCGCGTTAGACTGCTCGGCATAGACGCACCAGAGAGCCGCACCAGAGACAAAGCAGAGAAGAAAAAGGGGCTCGCAGCTAAGGCCAGACTAAAAGAGTTAATTAAAGAAGGCAAAAATGAATTTATCATAGAGACATCAATAGACAAGAAGGGTAAGTACGGTAGACTTCTAGGAAAAATTCTTCCGTTACATAAAAAGGAGCTAGTAGTAGAAAGCCCAAGTAGAAAGGGGATGATGGTAAAAGCAGTGGACTCTAGGAGCTATAACCAAGTCCTATTAGACGAAGGGCACGCGACAGAATATTTTGGAGGAAAAAAGAAATGAGCTTAGAAAAAGAAATAAATGATATATTAGATAGAATACAAGAAGAAAAGAAGCAAATAAATTTTGATAGTCCCAGCGCAAGAGAGGTTATTGCCGACACCATAGCGCGAGACCTAAAGAAAAAATCTGACAGAGGACAGAAGTATCAGTCTGATGCTGGTAGTTTGATATTCTAATGAATAAGGGAAAAAAAGGAAAAGAAACTTATAAGTATGATAAAATTTACTCTCGTAAAGGAGAGTTTTATTTCTTAGATGGAAGTGTCTCCTCATGGGTAAACGCTAACGGGTTCTTGAGAGGGTGCTGGCTTGAGTACGGTCACGCAGTTGAAGGTAAACAAAATATTGAAGCTATACTTAAATTAAAACCTAGAAACATAATTGATATAGGTTGCGGCGGGAATGAGTTTTGTCAACTTATGAAAAATTCCGGAATCCCTAACTCTATAGGAGTAGATTGCTCCTGTCCGGACGCTGATATAATTGCATCTGCACACGACCTTTCTTCGATTAACGACAAAGCATACGATCTATTGGTGTCGTTTGACGTTATGGAACATCTTCCCGAAGAGGAGGTAGTTCCTGCTTTTAAGGAGTTCTCTAGAATTGCTAACAGAATGTTCATCAAGGTGTCTCTTTCTGACATTGCTTCATCTATTGACAACGAAGTTTTACACACCTGCGTCAAGCCTCATTGGTGGTGGGTAGATCGAGCTGAAGTATATTTTAAGGCAGTTAAATGGTCGCACGATACCACTAGTATTGTCATACAAGCAGAAAGCAAACAATAAAAATGATAACAATAGCAACAAACGGGTGTTTTGACTTGATTCATGCTGGCCATGTTTCTTTTTTGCGAGAAGCCAGAGAGCTTGGAGACTACCTTATTGTTGGATGCAACAGTGACCGATCAGTTAGAGAGTTAAAAGGCTCTACTCGCCCCATAAATAATGAAAAAGACAGGAAAGCTGTTCTTGAAGCTATAAGATGGGTAGATGAGGTTCGAATATTTGATGAAACAGATGCTTGTAATTTTTTAGAATCAACAAAACCAGATATTTATGTAAAAGGCGGAGACTAC